ATAATCGACAGTGGAGCGCTCAAAATCGAAACGACCGGTGCCGTCCGCATTATACATGAAGCGCCACTGAGCCGAGCCGAACGGTCGCGACACCTTATTTTTGATAATGTTCGCCGTGACTTCCTGACCGAGAACGATGCCTGTCTTGTCCTTGATCTGTTTAGCGCCAAGCATGATGCGAGTTGAAGCATAGAACTTCGGAGCATCGCCGCCTGGCGTCGTACGCGGATCACCATACATGACGCCGATCTTGGTGCGCACTTGGTTCAGGAAGATAAGGCTCGCATTGTATTCTTCCGCGATCATCGCCAGCGTCGGCATATGAGCCGAAGTCGCACGAGCCAGAGCTGTATTGTCGTTCATGTTGCGGCTCGAAGCGTCACGCTCCTTGCCCTTGGCGTCGATCAGAACTGACTGCGGCACCATTGATGCGAGACTATCAAAGACAATGCAGATCGGAGCAGTGATATCGATCAGCTTCTTGGAGCGGATCGTATCAAGGATCTTGTGCGTATTGTCGATGGACTGTTCGAACGTCACCGGCTTCTTGAAAATGAACCGACCGGCACTGGTATCGAGGCCGAGATTTGGCGCCAACTGGAGCGAGAACGAGCGTTCGTGGTCTTTGAAGGCGGCAATGCCGCCCATCTTCTGTGCCGCCGCCATTGCACGCGTTGCAAGCGCGGTTTTACCGGCAGACGGTGGGCCGGCCATTTCAACGATACGGCCGACTGGGAAGCCGCCGTCAAAACGAGCCGAAAGCACGTTATTCAGTTCGACATATCCAGTATCGAGATACTGCGTGACGGTGCTTTCTGGGTCATTCTCGCCAATAACACCTGCGAGGGCTTTTGCAATTTCATCGGGTGAAGACATAATAAAATCTCTCAAGCTGCCGCGCTCATGAGTGAGCGCTGATAAGTGGGAAATGGTGCGAGCCAGGCGTGAATGTCTTTGAGGATCGTGTTGAACAGAAACTCCTCACAAAACGCCTGAAACCCTTCAATCGATATTGGCGCGGCTATATTCAGAAGACCTTCCGGCTTCGGTCGCGCGGACGTATTGAGATCTACAAGTTTCAAATTGCGCATGAATTTGAAAATCTTGTCCTCATTGTCGATCAGGTCGCGATAGCGTTTCGGTAGCGAAGCGGGATCGATGGACTTCTCCAGCGTCACCATCTGCGCAAATTCGCGAAATGATCCGTAAGACGCGAAAAACTCATTCGCATATTTCTCGCCGATGCCACCGGTTGGTGGAACGTTGTCGCCGGTGTCTCCAGTGAGTGCCTTCTTTTCAACGAACTGACGGACGGTTTTGACGCCTGTCTTTTCTTCGAAGTTTGAAGGCGTGACGGACTGATTGTTAATCTGGTCGCGCCACATGACGTTCCGATCGACAAGCTGAAGCCAGTCCTGATCGCCAGTTACGAGAAGAATGCTTGTGTCTTGCGCCTTGTACCGGTTCGTCAGAATTGCAGCCAGGTCGTCGGCTTCCATATTGGTTGCTACCATCTGGGTAATGCCGAGGTGCTTGGTTGCCTGCTGGATAAAAGGACGCTGCGTTGCGTAAGCTCTCTTTCGTTCTTGAATTTTCAGGTCGTTCTTCGTCTCCGCGCGCTTACGGTTTTCCTTGTACTCGTTAAAGATCGATTTGCGCCAACCGATGCCGTCCCAAAGGACGACCATGCTGGTATTGGGAAACTTCTGAACGAGCGAGCGAAGGATTTTGAGATAGCCGTAAATCGCCTGGGTTTCTTGATTGCCGACTGCCAGCTTTGGCATGTTGTTGGCTTGATGACCGATGTTGTTGCCGTCGATCAGCATGATCCGCTTTGACATAGAGCCTCCAAGTGGGAGCGCCATTCGCGACGCTCCCGACTGTTCTTAGAGTTGGCCGTTAAGCAGAGCATCCAGCTCGGCCAGAGCCTGGTCTGGATCTTCCGTTGCGACAGTCGCGGTGCCTGCGGTTGCAGCCTCAACGACAACGGCTTCTTCAACTGCTGCTGCCGTTGCGGCAGGAGCTGCGGCTGCAACAGCTGCCGGAGCAGCGGTCATTGCCGCAACCTGTGCTCCTTCAGCGACAGCTGCGCCGGAAGTCAGTGCTGCGGTCGGAGTGCGAGCTGTGACAGCAGGTGCGCCGCCAGGAAGAGCAATACCGGCAGTCTGAGCGATCAGAGCTGCTGCCTTGTCTTCTTCACCCTTGAAGTATTTGTTGCGGACCCAATTCGGCAGATCCACGCACTTCGACATAACTTCATCCGACACCGGTACAGGCGACTGACCAGGCATGAGCGGCGTGATGGACACATCGTACTTCGTATTCAGGTTCTTGCCGGTCTTGACGATATTGATATCGAGACCCATCGCCTGATCGAAGATGTTGAAGCCGGCCTGCGCGAACGTCTGAGCCTGTTCGAGAATGCTCGCCCAAGTCGTGCGCGTCACTTCGAGAACCTGCGGATTTTCAGCGTTCTTGTCCGAACGGTCGAGAACGTTCAGAAGGATACGCTTCTGCGAGCGCCAGCTTTCAGCAAGCTTCTTGTCTTCTTCACCGATCGACTGGCTAACAGCCTTTTCGATGATTGCGTCGAGGGGATTAAGTTGGCCGAAGCAAACCGAAGCGTCACCGACAACTGCAAGCGGCTTGCCGTTCAGATCAGCCTTGATCCAGTGCACGCCAACGTCCTGCCAGAACTCACCATCGGGACCGACCCACTCAGCCTGTTCCTTCGTGGGTGCAAGAATACGATAGGTGTTCTTGCCATCCTTGGGTCGCAAAGCGTCGTCTGCGGACGAGTATTTCTGCTTTGCCTTCGAGATAAGTGCCAACAATGCGCTCATAATATTTTCCTTTGCTTAATGCTCTTTGCGATTGGCTAAATGCCTGTTGCGTAATGCTTCTTTGAACATAGAAACTTAGGTTCCTAGATATCTATGTTCTGAAATATACATACCGAGCTTGAGAGTGGGTTAGAGCAGGAACGGTTCTAAAACCGCTCGACATGTATATAAATGTTTATTGATATTCGGGGTTAAAAGCAAGTGGATTTCGCCTATCGATTCATATTGCTCAATAGGGTTTTCTCCAGATTTTGAACGCTCTCTTCCGCGTTCTGCCTACCGCGAATGTAGACCTCGCCCTTCATTTCTTCACGCATGGTCGAGCCACACTGGATGAGCATGTCGCGCCGTTGCCGGAAGGCTTCCACTGCATTCTTGCAGATGTTTTCCACGCGAACCGCTTTGTTCAGTGCCAGCTTGATCGCCTTAACGTGATCATGAGAGGCGACGAGATTGGTGAGTTGTCCTTCTGTTACCTTATCGCCCTTTTTGACGTAATCATCCCGAATAGCCTTGTAGACAGCTGACTCCGTTGTCTTCAGTGCCATTTCGAGCTTGTCTACCTGATAAGAAGCATCCGCTGCGAGTTCGCCATAATGTGCGAACATGCTCGACTGCGCCATCATGGCAGACGTAAGATCATTCGTTGAAAAGGCTAGATCCTCCTTTAATTGTTTTGCGTCGATGAAGTCCAAAACTGTGATATTAAGAGTTGAAGTAGTGTTGGACATTATTTAAACCTTTGAAAAGTAGCTCTTGATTAAAATATCGCGTCGGTCAGAGGGTTAGAATAGTTTCTAACCGACGAGATCCAGTGCCACGGTGATTGTATTCACCAGTAGATCGAGTTTGTCAGGATCGAAATAAATCTCACCTGGATTGAAGCCAATCACGACGTTCAAGTCGCGTTTCTTGTCATAGAAAATTTCACCGGCTCGCTCGGATGCGCGACCTTTGAATTCCGGATCGAAGTGACGGATTGCGGCAGATCCGCAAGCGACAACAACAGGAGTGCCGGTATATTCGATTTCCTGATCGAGATACGGCGAATAGAGCGCAACTTCTTCGGGGTTGAGGAACTTGCCAGTCTTTGGACGCTTCACGACGGAAGTCCAATAGATGTCGTTCTTCTTCAACCCATTAATGTCGAGAGCATCCCAAAGGGCGGACGAGCTTTTGGCATTGCCAAGCTGACCTGCCTTTTCATCCTCCGAATGCGGTGCATCAGTGACGATCATGAAAGCTGCATGTTTGCCAAAGATCGGCTTGACTGGCAGGCCGTCTGGGTTGGCAGAAGTCGCGCCATGCGCAGCGTGATAGTTATTCACTACGTCCGTAACGATCTCGCGCGTCGCCTTGTCATTGCTGAAGGACCGGTTGATAGGCACAGCCTTTGTTACCAATCCCGGCAGCAGTTCATATTGATCGAGAATGCGGCTCGGATCATTGACAGGAATAGAAGCGGGATCGATGGAGCAATAAGCGCCGACCTTGTTCAATAGATCCTGATGCTTTGCGTTACAGCGCCTTTTCTCAACACGATCGAGGAAGTCTGTGATCGACGTGAATTTGCCAGCAGCTCTCGCCGTCAGAATTGCGTCGCCTGTCTTTTCAGAAATACCCTTGATGCGATTGAATGGCATAAGGAGCTTACGCGCATTCAGGATCTCGAAGCGGTTTGTGGATTCATTGATATCCGGCACGACGACATCGATCCCGGCACGCGAAGCGTCACGCACGATGCCAATAAGCTTGTCTTCATCGAGAATTGACAGCGCCGCTGCATAGAACTCGGTCGGATAGTATGTCTTCAGGTACATCGACTGATAGGAGATCAGCGTATATTCGATCGAGTGGCTTTTGTTGAAGCCGTAACCGGCGAACTTCGCAATATTATCGAATAGCTGGTCAGCCCACTTTTCAGCAGCGCCAACCGTATCAATCGCACCTTGAACGAATTTTTCCTTCTGCTTGGCCATTTCAGCAGGTTCTTTCTTACCCATGATCTTGCGAAGCTTGTCGGCGTCAGCACCGGAATAGCCGCAGATCACCTGTGAAATGCGCATAACCTGTTCCTGATAGATGATAACGCCAAGCGTCTCATTCAGGATTGGCTCCATAAGAGGATGATCGTATGAAACGCTTTCCGCTCCTTGCTTACGCTTTACAAAGTTGTCCATCATGCCGGAGTCCATCGGACCAGGACGATAAAGGGCGGTCGCGGCTGTGATATCTTCAAAGGTGATCGTGCCGCCCTTGGCGCAATTGCGCAGCAGATTTCGCATGCCAGGACTTTCGAACTGGAACACGCCAACCGTGTTGCCTTCTGCGAAATTCGCCAAAACCTTCTCGTCATCTAGCGGAATTGAATAAATATCAGGCACTGACGGGTAATTTTCGCGGATATAGTTGAGCGTGAGCGAAATCAGATCGAGCGTGGAGAGACCAAGAATATCCATCTTCACCAGACCTTGGCTTTCAACGATACGCTTGTCCCAATTCACAACCTGGCCGTTCGTGCGCTTTTCGAGCACGGCGCGATTGATCAACGGTTCGCCAGCGACGATCATGCCTGCGGCGTGCTGACCATAACTGCGCATCTTGCCTTCCAAAGTCTTGGTAAAGCCCCAGACGACGGGATTTGCATCGGCGTAGGTTTTGATTTCCGGGACTTCCTCGGTAGCTTCCTCAAGCGACACTGGCTGGCCGTGCTTCTTGGGCACCATTTTCGAGACTTCGAACTCACGTTCTGGCAGCTGGAACAGCTTCGCAACGGATCGGATCGCAGACGGACTGAGAAGCGCGCCATAGTTCGACACGCCAGCAACATAATCGTCGCCAAATCGCTTATAGAGATATTCGAAAATCTCGTGACGCCGCGTTGCCATGAAATCAAGATCGGCGTCGGGAAGATCGATACGCTCAGGATTGATGAAGCGCTCAAACATCAGTCCGAAGCGAATAGGATCGCAATCGGTGATGCCCATCAGATAAGCAACCAGGCTGCCGCCAACAGAACCGCGACCTGGGCCAACCATGATGCCGCTGGACTTTGCGTGTTGAACGATATTCTGCACGAGCAAGAAGTAGCCGCAAAAGTCCAGACGCTTGAGCGTATCCAGCTCATACTTCAGGCGCGGCATATAGACATCGCGCAATTCATCCGGACCAGGCTTGTGACCAAAAACGTCCGTTGAGAAGCGCTCGGTCCAGCCTTTCTTGCATTCGGCTGCGACCGCCGCGAACTCGTTTGGCGCCAGCTTTGGAAGGGAAGGGGCCTTCTGCTCCCACTGATAGGTGATCAGTGTCGGAAATACGTCCGTATTGGCGATAGCCGTCTTCATGTGTGCGGTCAGCGTTGCGCGACCGGACGCCTTCAAAAGCTTTGCTGTTTCCAGCAGCTCGCGCGCGAACTCCGCTTCCGACATGACGTGCATATTTCTCTGATGCGGCAGTTTGAACATGCCGCTGGAGATCTTTTGATTGCCAACAACGCCAAGCATCGCGTCTTTTGCGTCTGCTTCGCCAGTCGCGTAGAGGGATGCGCGGACTGCGAGCGGTTCTGCGAAACCTTTCTCAACAAGATCCATCGCCTTTTCGGTGATGCGCGCAAAGTAAGGGGTCGCAACCGCTGCAAATGGCGCATAGATCGCTTCACAGCCACTGGCTTTGATGCGTTCAGCGATGTCTGCAAGCTTTGGATGCTCCAGCAGCGAGTTCATGGTGTCGTAAACAATCGCCAAGTCGCCGTTGTTGCAGTTGGTGAGGTCCGTGATAAACTCGTCGATGCCGTATTTGGCTTCGTAATAGAACCTTGGCTCACTGTTTGCCGCCGTCAGCACACGATAAAGCAGCTTCATGCCTTCTTCTGTGCGCGCATAAGCGCTCAGGAAGTAGGTGCGCGGCATATGCTTCTTCTTTTGACCAGAAGCGGGTCGCCAGAGCGGTTCCTCGGTCAAACGCAACCGAACACCGATAATTGGCTTGATCTCTTCCTTGACCGCTTTATTCGTAAAATCGACCATGCCGGAGATCGTCATCGTGTCAGTCAAAGCCGCACAGGTCATGTTCAGCGCTTTTGCCTGATCGATGATGTAGCCAGTATCGAGAATTGCTTCGCCAAGCGAGAATTCGGAACGTGCCGCAAGTATGGTTTCCATATCAATCGGTCCTCTGTGCTTCTGCAATTCGTGCGAAGAAAGTGATGATGGGTGTTCCAGTCACTTTGCTGCCCTGTTCCTCGATGTACTTCTTCGTGTAGTCCTGCCATGCCTGAAGGTCGGCGTAGGTGGGTGGCGTATGTTTCAGCTTGGCGGTTAGCGAACTATCGACGTACCCATTCTCGGTCGGTGTCTTCGCGACGGCATAAAAGCTATATGTAAACATTTATCTATATCTCCAGGTAAATAGAGTTTTCGGACCTGGCGAGCAAACCAAGCTCTTCAAACGCCTTGCAAAGAATGTGGATTGCACCCTTTTGATCGGACTGCATCTTCTGACTGACAGCAGCTGCAAGCCACTTCTCGGTTGCAGGCTTCTTGAGCTTGTGCAGCTCGATCATGATTTCCGTCATGAAGAAGAGAGCAGGTTGGGTAGTCGCGAACGGATTTTCATATTTAACCAGCTTCGAGCGAATATTCAGGTTCAGCTTCCGTAGCGCACCGACAACCTTGGCAACCTTCTGATCAGTTGGGGAAACAGGCTTGGCTTTGACACCATATTTCGCTCGCAAGGCTGCCTTGTTCTGTTCGCTCAACAAACCGCAGCGCTCGGAAAGCGGACATTGCCGGCAGACAAGATCCTTCGAGCGATAAGCCAGCGCAGAACCGTAACAGCCTGGAACGAAATTCGGTGTCATTGGTGGATTGCTCCTATCGTACATTCAATTTCGTGGAGAATGCCTTCACGTTGCGCGCGGCTCTCGATACAAAGCAGATCGAAAACAATTCGCTCGGAAAGCATCGTTGGAAGCGCGCCAGCGATCTTTCGGGAAGATGCATAGCTATTGCGCGCCTCGATCATTCGCAGTTCCATCTGAACCTCTTCAGGTGGATCAATCATCATCGAGACAAATGCCTGCGCCGGACCTGACAGCGCCTTGAGAACGGCCTCAAGGCTATTGCGCTGTTCTAATTCGACATCCTGACCATCTTGAGTGTCAGGAATGATTTCACCGATGGAACCGCCGTCCTCGCTCATTGGCTTGTCGAGCGAAACAGCAATTACCTCGCTGTGCCGCTGTGTGATCTCCTTGGAGGCAAAGTCATTGATATGATTTTGCATCACGCGATGGAGATACGCCGCAAACGGCACGCCATACTGACCGTCGAAGCTCTGATTTGCCTTAACCCACGCAACCCAAAGCTCCTGCACGAGATCGTCATGCGTGAGTGAGGCGTGACCTGCGCCGCGAAACCGACGCAGAACCTTCCATGCGAAGCGCTTGATCTGCGCTTCGCTTTCGAGAGGATTACGGCTAGGCAAAGATGCGCTGTGCAAAGTCATTTGCTGCCTTCTGGTCAACACGGCTCAGACGATTGATGAATGCCAGGCGCAAACCGCCGTGCCAGTCGGCACCGATCGCTAGACCAAGCTTTGCAGCGGAGATCACTTCACGCGGCGACATGGTGGAAGAGAGCTTCTGATTGCCAAAAGCCTCACGAATGTTGCCTGCGAAACGAACGAGCTTTTCAGCCGTCTTTTCGTCAACCTTGGACTTCGAACGAACAATCGCCTGCTCGATCTTCTTGTCCATGTACTTCACTTCCTCGGTGATCTGGAAGCGAGAGTAATTTGCCGCGTTCTGCATATTGGTCCCTTGATAGAGACCGGTTTCGTCGCCAATGCCGTTCGTGTTGCCGGTCGCAAAGAAACGGAAATTCTCGTGCGGCACGATTTTGCGCAGATGAATTGGCGCGTCCTTGATGATCAGCGCTTCGCCTTCGAGAACCGGCTGATAGAGCGCAGTAACCGCAGGCATCGCGAAATCGTATTCGTCGGCGATATAAACCCAACCGTTGATCATGGCGAGCGGCAACGGTCCAAGTTCGAACACGGTTGCGCCGTCCTGAACCGTGTACTGACCGAGCACGTCCGACTCCTGCATGTTCATTGTATGCTGCACACGCATGGTTGGACGACCAGTGCGAGCCGCTACCTGCGAAATGACGGTCGTTTTGCCTGTGCCGTGATATCCCCAAAGCAAGGTCGGCATATTGAGGATCAAACCCATGATGACCTTCTTCATCAGGTCGATATTGAACACATAGTCCGTATCGACAGCGGGAAGGTAGAGCTTGTGAACGTCATCATGTCCGGTAAACGTCGGCGTCAGTATTGGATGACCATGCGAGTTGCGAACGGCGTCGCTGTCCGGAAGCTCGAAGACTTCATGCAGCGGACGACGATCCATCTTCAGCTTAGAGCCGATCAGCACGCCTTTTTGCGAAGCTCCGGCCACAACAGCCTTGGTCGTCTCTTCCTGCACGACTTCCTGCTTCTTTTCGGCTGCCTGCTTTTCCTTCAAAGCCTTTGCGCGGTTCATCGCAAACGGCGAGAAAAGCGGCTCATCTGGAAATTCCTTCTGGTAGCGCTCGATGCTCCATTCAGCCGCATAATTGTCGGTGATATGGCGCGCAACGGAATGCACCATTGCGCCGTCGATCATGCACTTGATTTTGTCGTTGATTGTAGGAAGTTGTTCCGCTACCGCGCTCATTATTACCTCGTTTTTGTGAAAGTCATTGTTTTTGTTGATGATTATTTATAATCGAGTGCTACGTGGGTAGCTACTGGATATATAAACGTTTATTTACATTTCTGGATAAATGCAAGCCTGAAGACCCTCAAAGGAGGATCTTCTTCAATTCGTTCATTACCTGACCGGGAAGGTCCTCGATATTGTTGAGAACCGTATGGTTTGGATAGTAGGCTGAAACCGACTTATCCATAATACCGATACCCACGCAGTCGATACCTTCCTTTGTGACCTGTTCAACGGTCGTTTTCAGGTGCGGACCTGACCGCGAGCTGCCAGCCGGCCAACCATCGGACAGAACGAGCATAACCTTGCGCTTTTCCATGCGCTGATGCAGCCGGTTAGCCGCAATACGCACACATTCGCCGTCAATGTTGCCGTTGAGACCTTTTTGTTTGTTCATGGCGAACGCAATGCGCTCCTTGACGGTCGTATCGAGCCGTTCGGCAAAGGACTTGTAGATCGGCATCGCGAGCGGAAAGTCGCGGTCATACTGAATGCCTGACGTACGTGCTTCCTCATACATTGCCTGCAGAACGTCCTGCGGAATGCGATGACCGCCCCATCCGCCAGTCGTGAAGCCGAGCACTTCATGCGCAATTTTCAAACGATCCAGCGTTCGCGACAGAGCGTAGCCAGAGAGCATTGCAAGGCGCATCTTCGCGCCGCCCATCGAGCCGGAATTATCGATCAGCAAGGAGACTGCCGTTTCCGTCGACACCTTTTCCTGCTTCTGCGTGAAAACGCGCATATCGCCTTGTACGACGCGATGCAGCGAGGACGTGTGAAGCTTGCCTTTGCGGTAGCCAGGTATGCGAATGTTGTAGGACCGAGAAGCCATAACGCGCTCAATGTCCTTGGACATCCGGCCCGTCATTTGTGATGTTTGTTCGTCCATCGCCGACATGTCGCGTGCGGATTCCTTCTCGCGATAATCGCTTGGAACCTTTGGCGGTTCGATTTGGTCAAACTCCGTGGTGTAGACGTTGTAGTCAGAGGCATTCATCATTTCGACTGCCTCTTTCTCGATCTCGTTAGCGAGCGTTTCGCTGAAATCAACGCCATCAAGCGAGTTCTCGTCAAAATCAAACATCGTCTCAGAGGACGCGCCAGATCCTACGCCGGTATTATCCGTATCACGTTCACCGCTATTATCGGCGTCGAAGAAGTTGGACTTCGAAGGAGAGCCGCCAGTAGCGCCTTTTTCACCATCGGACGGATCTTCGCTGTCGCCATCGCCGTCGCTTTCATCTTCATCTTCGGCATCACCTTCCGCCGCGTCAGAGGAATCCTCATCAGCATCGTCGTTTTCGTCGCCCTCTGCTTCACCTTCTTCCTCGCCATCGCTAGGTGCGCCTCCAGAGGAACCCTTGCCATCAGATTCTTCCTCACCGTCTTCATCTTTCGAACCGCCGCCTGCGGAAGCTTCGCTGTCAGCCTCGCCTTTCTCACCCTTTCCTTTTTTACCTTCTGCGCCTTTCGGTGCAGGTGAGGACGCTCCAGAGCCTTCACCTTCCTCGTCGCTTTCCTGCGGCGGCTTGGGTTCATTTGGCTTGAGCAGCTTGTAAAGCTCCTCGGCAACAGCCAGCGTCTGTTTGGAATCGCGCGCCTTGGCAATCAGCTGCATGGACTTCTTGGAAAGCGTGTCCATGATGTACTTCACGACGGGATTATCCCAATGCTTGCCAGCGTCCATGAAGTCGCGCATTTCGCTGTTACCAGCCAGTGCGCGAACCATTGGCACGGCCAGGCACCGGAATGCTTCTTCCGGCGAGCTGGTCGTTTTCAGTGCCTGTGCAGTGATATTGAGAAGGTAACGCTTGCGAAGCTCGGACAGGTTCTTTGCAGAGCCAGGAAACTGTTCGACCATTAGCCGCTCGATCATCGTATCTTCAACGATATTGTGGAGCATCGGCAGCAGTCCGCCAGTTTCGGCCGCACGATCGAGCGAGCCACCATAAACATCAAAGTCGGAAAAGAGTATGTGAGCGCATTCGTGATCAATGAAGCCGTTCAATGCCGCAATAAAATCAGGAGAAGCGTTGTCTGAAACGTTCGGAATGTTCACGAATTCCGGCTTCCGCGTCTTCGGGTCAATTTGCACGAAAGCTTGGGAGCCGCGCTGTGTCACTCGAATTCCCTTACCGACGATCAGCGGAACGACCTTCTGAATAACCTCCTTCAGTTCGTTGAGCGCACCGGCTGACGTGTGGATGTTCATTCTGTTACCTCGTATTGTATGAATGTTTATTGATATTTGAAGTTAAACAAAGAACGTCGTGGCTATCAATTGGACTGTATCATTACCCCATCACCTGTGTTTGTCAGGATCAGCCTGATCCTGCCGAACTCTGAATGTTGCCCCGCGTATATCGTTCCCCCATTGATATGCAGTTCGCGTTGATCCGCCATTCCATCCAGGACAGCAAACGCCTGTTCGGCAGACAGAATGCTTTCGTTACGTGCGAGGACGGAGGAATGCTGCTCTCTCATCGGATGTACTCCAGAACTTTCTTGGGTTGTGTAAATATTTATTCACATTAGAGAGGAATAAAATACCCAACATAGCAGTTGGGTATAAACCGGCAGTGCCTACCGAACTCGGTAGGCAATAGCCAGTGTCAGTTATACAGAGGCTTCTTTGGACTCAGCGAGAGCATTCAACACCTCGTCAAGATCAACCTTGGAGGAGGCGCCGGCCTTATCCTTCAGCAACCGGTACTTGCGAAGAAGCTTTTCCTCGTCATCCGGCAACTCATTGAGGCACTCGGCGATGTTTGCCAGAGCTTCGCCTTCATAATACTGAGCGAGAGCCATTCGAAACAGACGCGAACGATCTACGCCAAGATAGCGTGAGAGCGGTGCGATTTTATCGAGTGGAACTTTTGCTCGACCAGCCTTCAAGGTGGATAGGATACTCGGCGATGTCCAGCCGAGAGCGTACCCGATTTCCTGCTGCGAATATTTGTTCGATACGTTATCCAGAGCCTGGCTTAAAAACCTAGAAAACTCCTTAACGCCCTGTTGCGTCCCACTTACCATAATTTACCTCATTTATTCCTCTCGCATTACAATTCTCAATCTCTTGATTGATTAATGAGCTTATAAGTACGAGCGTGTCGGGTGTGCCGTGGCTTTTATATTTTTGTTATTCGCGAACATAGGATGAGAGCGAATAATGTCAATATTTATTTTCATCACAGAATGTTAAATACGGAAAATCAAATACTTACGGATAATTATCTTGTAAATCTTTACCCTACTTTTTTGAATAACGGCTTATTTAAGGAGAAAATCCAGAATTAAGCGAAAAACGTGAATAGTCCAAAATGTGCTTGGCAGAATCACGAGAATCGTGGTTTGGACTAGATGCACTTATGGTTTACGGAGTGTGAAACAGATGAGTACCGCAACTCCCTGGCGTGAGTACAAGCGTAAGTACCGTGTCCGCGCTGAACAGAACAATCTCGTCCAGCTGAGCTTTTGGGTCGATGCAGACACAAAAGAAAAATTGGATGAAGTCAGACGCGCTCGGAACTTGTCCGGCAGGGGTGAGGCGTTGAAATCACTGATTGAGGAATTAACCGCTACGGAAACTGAAAAGAAAACGGCATAAAAGCAAAAGACCTGAAGTTGGCGCTCCAGGTCTTTGAAATCCATATGGACTGCCCAAACAACAAGTTCGCTCTCGTTTAAAGGCATCTCCTTTATAGGGTAGTCCGCGAATCACGTCAACAAGCTTTGTTGGCGATGGAGAGCTTTTGTGTCTTTGACACAAGGACTTACCTTATGGCGAGGATTTTACGGTCCTGGCGACGGCCTGACGTTGCCTTCGAATATGAGTCATTGTCGGAGCCAATCACGCGCTCTGAACTCCTCAAAGTCGCGACGATTGCTGGCAAGGCGCTCGCTTTGTCTGCACCGGCACGTCAAGTTCTCAAAGAGCTAACTGCCTGTTACGGCAACAAGCTGTGCGAGGAACGTGCCATCGTTTGGCCTTCCAATGAATATCTCGTTGACGCTACCGGCCTGTCGGAGCGCTCGGTGCGGCTTGCGCTTGCAGCATTGTGCGAAGCCAACGTCATTGCTGCTGTGCGCTCACCGAACGGCAAACGCTTTGCGCAGTTCGATCCATCCGGAAACATCATTCGTGCCTATGGGTTTGACCTAGCTCCAATGTGGCAACAGCGCACAGAGTTCCATAACCAATCTTATCTGATCAACGAGGTTCGGCGTGGCGTAGCTCAGGCTTACGACGAGATCACGCTCTGCCGTAAATTCATCAATGATGGACTGGTTGTGCTGCTCGAAACAGGCTCAGACGTTAGCGACCTGACAAATGCACTTGCGGCACTCAATCGCAAAACGCCGTCGAGACGCGTCTTTGCGGACCCTGTGGATATCTTGCCTGAATGGCACGATCTAAGGCTTCAGATAGAAGAAAGAATTACCGCCTCTGACGGCACGGTTTGCCGCCACATAGATAACAACAACGATTTCAATTTTTGTGAGCAGGCTTTTGAGGAAAAGCTGACGGCGGAACCGAGCTTACGGGAATGCGTGGAGACTTGTGCAGACGCTGCTGACGTAACTGGTCCCGTAACAACCGAGAACGAACTGGTGGGACGCGTCGTCCAGCTGCGCGGCATGTGTGGATTGAGTGAAGCTGCCTGGGATGAGGCGCGCGAGAAGATTGGTGCTGTTTTTGCGGCGAAATTGTTCTTCTACACAGTGCAAATGCAGGCGCGGCCGAAACCTGGCACAAAACAGATCCAGAATTTTGGCGGTTATTTCCGGACATTGGCGCGAATGACGGCTGAAGGTCGCTTCGATTTGAGCGCTGAGCTGCGCAAGATGCGGAGGCGTGAATGAAAAAGGCTCCCCAAAAGGGGAGCAATTTCACAAAAACATTAGGTAACAACACCGCCGAAGCAATGCAGTACACACATGATATGGCACTGCACTGTCGGCAAGTCAACGATTGCAGATAGTTAGTCCGCAACCTCGCCATCTTTATCATCGCGGAAGCGAATGAAACGCGGATGGCGCAGCGATCCGTCAGGAGTGACTTCGGAAAACTCGATTTCTGCGAGCCGGCCGATTAGTCGTCCACCAACGAATTCTTCAACGGTCAGGAACCGATCATTCATCGCGTTTTTGTCCGCGATATAGTCCTGCCAGATTTCTTCTCGTTCCTTATCGGAGATCCCGCCGCCGACATTCACCGCCACACCATTGTGATCGACAATAATGCCACCGAGGCAGTGTTCGTATTTCGTCTCCGGCTCACCTGGATACGCGCCGATCACACGAAGATCGAGCGTTTCCTCTGGCTTGAGCTTCAACCATGAAAACGACTGTCGTGGCTCATAGATGCCCTCTTCCGTTTTCACGATCAGACCTTCGAGCACCTGCGGCTCGCCGGTGTGCTTATCGATTGTCGTCAAAAGCAGTTTCTGCTCCAGCTCGTCGTCGCCGCGAGCCAGATAAGACGCCAGTGTCGTGTTGCGCGCCTTTTCAAAGAGAGCCTGGATCTCTGCATCATCCTTGACTGGAAAGCGCGGCGTCATTTGCAAGAGATTTGCCTGATTTCCTTCAAGTAATTTCCAGCCGGCGCGAACGAACTCCTCGACGCGCTTGCGACGAACAGAATAGTCCGGCGATTTGGTGACGCCCATGAACTCGTCATAGGATAGCACTTCGAAAACGTGCAGCTCACAGGCTTCAGCCTGTTTGCCTTTACGACGAAGCTTGCCGGTCTCCGAGAACAGACCCATGATCGCTTCGCTGTCGATAGCAAACGACAGAGATTCTGGCTTGCCGAGAATATCCGGTATCGTTGCCGCCAGATTCCGCGCGACCATTAGCACAGGTGCGATTGCGTGAGAGAGTGCCGGAACGAGCTTGCCGGATCTGGTGTAAAAGCCGCCATTGCCTTCATGACATAGGAATGTAGTTCGCTGTCCGTCGAGCTTCCACTCCGCATAGCACTTTTTACCCTCGATGCGGTGCGCCTCATAAGGCTTTGCACGCATCACCTTGAATTCCGGAATGAAGCCAGGCTCGACCGAATTGATCAGGCTGATACCAATACCGGCACGCAGATCCTTTCGCAGAACCGAGTAGAGTAGTTCCCTGCCCTCGTCTCGGAATGTACCAAGCATATTGCTGACTTCAGCTTCTGCCGCCTTACCGGACAACTCGCGTGTCGCCAACGCATCGAGGAACTTTACGACGAGCGGCCAGCGGAAACGCATAGTTCGGCGGCCATCAGTGTCTGAAATGTCGATCTTGCGCGGATCGATGCCGTAAGTGATCGTCGGCGAGGATGCGTGATACAGCACCTTGCGGCCAAGATCGATGTCCAGCATCTGTCTGATGATCTCTTCCTTTTCAGCACGCGCGTTTGTGGCGCGCAGCTCGACCAGGAGCGCATGTACGGAAATATCTTCGTCAATATTATTCAGCATAATTAAGCCTCTGCATTAATAGCGGCTGTCATGTCGCCGGTCATTGCGGCATTCATAACGACCTCATTGGTGGTTTTCTTTACAGCTGGAGCCTTCCGTGGCTTCGAGGTCGATCGCGCAGAGACTGATTGTCTTGGAGCGGCCTCGTTGCTGTCCGGCGGGGCTGTTTCGAGCATCTTCGCGATACGGTCGTTGGCTGTTGCAATAAGCTGACGTTCGACATCTGAGATCCCGCACGCGGTCATGTGCTTTTCCTGAACAATCGTACGATGGATGCGCTTCAGCACTCCCTGACGAAGCTTACCCTTAACCGGGGTGTCAGAACCGTAATCATCAGGCACTTCTTTGCCGTAGATAATCCGAGAGACGATAGCTGCTGCAGGACACTTGCTTGACATAATGCATGCTTGGCAGCCTCGACGTTTACCGCCAGGCTTCCCGCCCATGGACATATTGCGAAGCAGCACACATGCCGCCATGGAGGTTTCGGCGTTGAAAATGGGACAAACGAAGCGAAACTTGTTCCGCTCTGTGTCGAGGGTAAGATATCTCATTGTTGTTCCTGATGTTTCTTGTGATGTTGTTATTATTTTTAATAGAACAGTCGTTGGGTAAGAACTGGAGTTAGAAAATACCGAATTCAGGCAAGTGACGAATGTCGTCAGGCGCCTCGTAAACCATTTCTATTTTAGTTTTTTCATGATGATTGTGCGGATAATACCATTCAGCATTAGGGTTGATGTCGAAACCTTCGACTTCTTTTTTCCATTGCTCTGGATATCCGTACATAACGATGAATTTCGACAGCAACCGCATTGCTTCTTCAGCGACAAAAGGATCGGCAAGCTGCGTTTGCTTAAATTCCATTTCCGATCGTACGCAGCGACCGCCTGCTTTCCGCGCATAAAGACCGGCCTCAACAAACGTGTTGATCCAGTGCAGTGCGTCCCTTGGCGGAACGGCACTTAGTGCGCCTTTTGCGAATTCATTGCTGCGCTTGATCAGATCGCCACGCCACTTTGTAAGGCGGCAGCATGAGTGTAGAACAATCGGTAAACCTGCCGGCACTGTGACGTAAACATCAAGCAGACTGTTCCGATAGGTCTGGTAATAAACAAAAGATACCGTTAGTCCAAACAGACTAATCTCGTGATTGATATCCGTTCCGCGTTGCTTGAACGCGTTATGAACTTCTCGAAAGTGTTTCTTATATTTATTTGGAAACCGCTGAATAGCGTCAGTCGGAAGTTCTGAGGCCACGCAATACTTATATTCATCAAAAAGCATTAAAACATCCCAAAATATTCATTGTCTTTGTAAATTTCCGCCATTCGCTTAGTCTCTTCGGCCTGGCGTATTCTGGCTTCCCGATCGCGTATCTCGTCCTTGATCTGCGCGTAGTCCGACCGGACAATGCGCGCGTAATCATCAAATTTCGTGATGACCGGATTGGAGATTTCATTCATGGCGCCATGCAGAAGTTTCAAAGTTCTGCTGGCATGCTCAAGGTACTTGCCTTGCATATAGATCGTGTCTTCCCGGCTGATCACGTCGCCGAGAACCAGGAACTTGATCAGTCGCGGATCGATATCGAAGCCGTTTTCGCGCTCTTTTTGAAGAAACTCGACGAGGCCATCTTCGTATAAGCTCGGAAGGCCAGAGTATCCTGCCTGACGGAAAATCAGCTTGCTCCAGCCGCATAGTGCGTGAAAAACCGATGAGTAGGCTTTTGGCAGTGCAAGGATCTCAAGCGTTTTTCCGGCTGTGACCTTTTCCTTGTCTTCGAAAATGGCTGCGTATTGCGAGCCGTATGTCTTGGGTGCATTGTCCATGAACGCGAAAAGCAATGCGCTGTTTGCCGGACCCTGCACATGACGCAAGACGAGATCCTGATTTCGGTACTCTCTCACCATGCTTGAAATCTGGAGCTTTACCTCGCCCAAATTCATGACTACCTCTATTCTTGTGTAAATATTTATTGTTATTTGTGATTATAGTTCGTCATTTGACGGCATTTAATTGGACCGTTTACTATCGATACGGGTTCCTCATCTTCAGCTTTACATCAACGATTGGCGACCAAGTGATTGCCGTGGTGAACGCCTTCAGAACTTCTTCTGGCGGTATTTCGTTTGGATCTTTGTCGCGTGGCAGGAATGAAACACGTGCTTCTAATCCTAAGCCTGTAATGATCGCTGCGGTTTTCAAAGCGGCTTCGAGTGCCGACACTTCGCCATCCCACATGATCGTCACAGTTCTCAAGCCGTGCTGCCGAAGAACATTCAGTCGCCCAATCTGGTCGTCGCATTCCGTGTTTCCGTACGACAGGTGCTTTCCGAAGGTTCCGACCGGTGTCACGTGCTCATAAGACGGATCGAGCTTCAGTGCTGACTGGATCGCCATAACATCGAATGCGCCTTCGCCTATGATGACATGCGGCGACGCAATGGCATTGTGACCGTTCAGCAGATACTTGCCGGTTCCTGGAAGACGCATCGGAAAGAGATATTTACGGTCAGACGTGCCGCGTAAATCTCGCCCCTGAAAGGTCTTCAGTGTGGCATCGAGGTCAAACACAGGAATGATCAATCGTTCCGAGAAGTTCTGCGGCACTCGCTTTCCTTCATCATTCACATAGAACCAGAGTCCATGCTGTGAATAGCGAAGCCCAAACTGAGCGGTGATCTCGTTCGATATGCCGCGATCAGCCAGATATTGGAGCGTTTCACCTGCCGGCGTCGGCAGAGCCATTGAGAGCGGTAGCACGACATCTGGGATTTCGTACTTCACCTCCTTTGCCTTGCGCTTTGGACGCCAGCCCTGCGTTCTCAGAATCTCCTCGCATTTGAAACGCACCTGGCTCCAATCCTTCAGGTCGTAATACGCCTTCATGAACGTGAGCTTGTTAAAGCGCGCTTCACATTTGAAGCAGTTGCCGAGGCCGCTATCGACCCCGACATAGACCTTCCACTTGTCACCGCCGCATTCTGGACACTCGCGAATATTGAACTGCTCGCCAGATGAACCAAACGTCTCCTTGTACTGAATGCCCTCTGTATCGAGGAAAAATGCGAAATCCAGCTCGTCTGATAGCTCGCGGAATGACAGATCGCTCATCAGCTTTCCACCTTCAGAACTTTCTTGAGGAAGCGCATCTTCTGCCGTTCCTGCTGGATCGTGACTGAAACGCCGGAGGCCGTATTACGAGACATCAACCAGACCAGACGGGACTCGCCTATCTGTCGTTCTGCCTCGGTTGTGTTGATGCCAATCAGAACGTCAACCGTACGCGTCTTATTCCAGTCATCGCCTACGTCCGTGGCGCGCGCAGTAGTCTGCTTGGCGCCTTCGCGGTTCGTCTGTGTTGCAGTCAGTACGGCGATATTGAATTCAAACGCCAGTGCGCGCAGATCGATGTAAATCTGACGGAGCTGATCCTGCAGGCTCGCGCCGCGTTCCTCGCCAGCCATGATGTCGGCATAGTCAACTACAACCATGTCGAGCTGAACGCCGTCGGCGATGAGCTTCTCAATCATGGTCCGCAGCATCGACACTTTCAAAGTGCCAGGACCGAAATCGCGCATGAGGAAACGACCGGCTTTTGCCTGTGCGACTTTAATGGCCGCCGCTACGTCATCAGCGTGAACATGAAGATCTCGAATGATCGTGTCGGACAGGTCCGCGTCGATACGATCGGAAATGATCGTCTTATCGACTTCGAGCGAGACATAGAGAACGTTGTATCCAAGAAGAGACGCGTTCTTTGCGAACGTGCCAAGGAGAGCAGATTTACCGCTCTTGGACGGCCCCATGAGACACGACAGCTCTCGCCTGCCCCAGCCATAGTGATATAGCAGCGCATCGATCTCTGAGACGCCTGACGAAACGCCATCGCGTGTGATCGCGCCAGTTGCGATTGCTTTACGAACCTGCGTCCGGTTCTCGACCTCGGCGAAATAGTCGTAAGTCTCGCCATCATCGAGATTGCCGACATTGATCGCTTCTCGCATCAAGTCTGCGATCTTGGCGTATTCACCCTTCTCATGAAGTCCGACTGATTTGATGATTGCGCGCTCGACGGCCTTGTCACGTGCAAAGGTTGAAACCTTCTCCGCAATAAACTCCGCTCCCTTGACCGGCGTCTTGAATGCCGTTGCAATCGCATTGCGAACGTCAATCAGCAAATCCTTGCGAATGCGGCCATCTTTGAACGCATCAACGACCAGAGTGCCCATAACAGGTGCATCTGGTGTGGACTTGTAGGTCCGCACGTACTCACGCGTGAGCGATACGAGCGTGGCGTTCGACTCCTTGGTGAAATATTCCGGCTCTAAAACGTCCGCGATCTGTCGCGCAAACTTCGGCTCAGTCAGGAAGGTGTGAACGATCTTATCCTGAAATTCTTCGTCAAATTCGAATTTGGCTTCTGGGAGGTCCGCTTCAACCTCTGCAACATCTGCTGTCATTGCCTAATATCCTATGTAAATATTTATACACATTACAGTGCAAGCGAAAATCTGTTATTCGTCGTCGGTTGACGGGTTACGCACGCGTCGTATCCGCTCCTCGATAAATTCGTCGTACTGTTCCTGGGTTATCTCGCCATCATAGACGTATTGCTGCATCCGCTCGTTAGAAATGAGCTGCAAATGTCCTTGGTCGAGCAGGAATTGCCTGTAATCGGTTTGTGCTGCCAGTTCTGCGAAATTCTCCGGTCTGTAAGCGGGATGCACGGCATGCATGCGTATTTGGCTGCGATGCTTGTCCCACTCAGCAACCACGCGCGGCACGAAGTTTTCATGATAAAGATGGTGCGGACGCGGAAGTTGACCGTTCTGCCACGCCCTCATACGAACATCGAAACTCGCACGAATGAAGAAATCGTATGGAATACCGAGAGCATCGGCAACCGCCCTGCCCCGATTGAGCGCCGAGAAGTTAGACTTAGCTTTCGTCGCAGGTTCAGGCTTCAGAATTTCATCCTGGATCTTCGCGAGCGTAATTGGCCTGCGATATGCCGCTTGCGCTGTGTTCTTGTAACGCTCCACCTGCTCCGCATAGATCGGTTCGAAATAGGCAGTATAAAGCATAGTCGCCTGAAACGGCGTCAGGAAGCGGTAATCAAACCATTTCGTGCGGAATAAGTCCGGCTCCAGCTTAACAAAAGCTGGCTTGATATAGCGTTGAATAATGTCGTCGTGCTGTAAACGATCTGGATTATCAAGCCCACCACTAATGGCGAGCTTGATATAATCAGTATATTCCATTGTGTCAGTCCTAAATCGCGCTCTTATATTTATTGTAAGCTGTGAGCGCGCGGGTAGTTTAAACGGCTGCTCGATTTAAAAATGCAATGTTTTGAATTGGAACCGGACCCTGGGAATTCGCGACGGGACGAGGCGCTTCATCATAGGCCATTACGATGTCGCGGCAGATGCCTGAACGCACAATATCCTCACGCGAGAATTCGACTGTAGTAACGCCGTTGACGCGGCGAAGCGTTTTCATCGCGTGTTCAAGACCAGACATTCCCGGAACGTCCTTCTGCTTGATGTCGCCGTTGATGATCATCTTGCAGTTGTCGCCAATTCGCGTGAGAAACATCTGCATTTGCGACGGCGTGACGTTCTGAGCTTCATCGAGAATAACCCAACAGTCCTTGAACGTTGAGCCGCGCAGCAGACCGAGCGGTCGCGCTTCGATCTTTCCAGTCTTCAGCAGATATTCGAGAAAGCCGGAACCGAATTTCTCTTCAAGAGCGTCACGAACTGGACGTATGTACGGCTCATATTTCTCTTCCAGTTCACCAGGAAGAAAGCCGAGTGTCTCTCCTGCCTCGACTGCTGGACGCGTAATGACGATCTTTTCGATCTGTTCGGCGTCGAATGCTTCAGCGGCGCGCATAGTCGCGAACCAAGTCTTGCCAGTGCCAGCCGGTCCAGTCCCAAATATGATATCACTGGATTTGAATGCAGCGTCGTATGCACGCTGTGAATCGGTAAGTGGCTTCACGATATCTCTATTGCGAGGACGCGGAAGCTTGTTCGGATGCTGCTCCGCAGCGATAACCAATTTCATATTCTGGTTGGTTTTGCGTGCCTTTTTTCCATCTTGACGAGCTTGACGAGTGGCGGCGCGGTTCTTCGATGACATCTGCATATCCAGTTTAAGTGTGATGTATTTCGACCATAGAATCAAAATGCATGTATGTAAACGTTTATTCACATCGGGTTTTACGCAGAAACTGCCTCATCCCACATTTGATCGACCTTTTCTGCCGAGAGGCCGAGCGCCTCCGCGACCAAAAGAAGTGTTGGATGCAGGCGGCCAAATTCAGAAGCGTCCTGCCATTCAATCTCGGCTTCCTGCTTTGGCAGGCCGTCAGGCATAGAAGCAATGGCTGCTTCCACCTGCGCGAGTGAAATGCCATTACGCACCAGTGTCAGCCGGAGCTGACGCTTAGTTACTGGCGGCATCATCGCCCGTTTTTCTTCGATGGTCGGTTCGTAAGTGGGGTTCAGTATCCATTCGTTCTGACTCGGATCAAAATGGTAGTCGCCATCAGGCTTGCTCGGAATAAAGCGAGCATCCAACTCCAACTCAGCGAGTGCGTCATCAGCAGAGCAAAGGCGCGCAAAGGCGCCCATGCTTTCCGAGTAAATCCAAAAAGTAGTAAAAATTCGATCAGACATAGATCACCAAACCAGAATTACGTTTGCGTTGTATTGACCGGTTGTGCGAATAATTCGCATCCACCACCCTGGGGGCAGGCATCCAGCGGAATACTGAGGGATGTAACCAACATTAGGGACATAAGCCGGCTCTCCCACCGTCCAGAAAGTGTTATTATCTGGGCTAATTTGGAGATAGACGCCTGCATTGCCACCCGACACCTTGGCCGTGAAGTAAATATTCTCGCCTGTTCCGTTCTGCGCACGTTGATCATGTGAAGTGAAGTTCCACTGATCCCACGAAGCGCCTTTACGGGCCTTCCGGTTAGACTCCTGAACAGCCCAAGCTTGGCAGCGGCTTTCGATGCGGTTCACAATGGCCGTATAGGCGTCTCCCGCACCGATATTGTTCCAGATCGAGCCTACGATATTGCCATTCGTTTGTAGTTCAGCACCGCCTACGGATATGTTCGAAGATGAAGCGATGCCACCATTGACGGTAAGGCCGTTGCCGATCGTGACGCGGCCTGATGACAAGTTGAAATAAAACGGACGCAAAGCGTTCCAGCTTCCTGTTTCGGTATCCGAAATGAGGAAATAGAACGTGGAGCCATCTTTGCGTTGAATTACGGCATTGCCGCCGTTCTGAAGGCGAAACGCGTCGCTCGTCCTGCCGATAATGGTGCCAGAGAAATCTCCAGCGCCAGCAATCAACGCGGTGCGAGCCGTGCTGTCCGAACCGGACTGGAAAGTTATCGCGTTGCCATTTGCGTTATACCACACCCGGCCATAGCCTGAGCCGTAAGTGGCTGTGCTATACGATCCGATGTTGAAGTAGCCACCGCCGTCGCGATGCGTCAACGATGCACTAACAGTTCCGTTCACGCTACCGCCAGACAAGGGCAGTTTTGAATTGAGCGCGGCCTGAAGGCCGTTTACGTCTTTGATTTCCCACGTCGTACTGAAGCCGGCAATCGCCGCCATAACAAATGCGGTACTTGCAGCCTGCGTGGTGTTGGTTCCAGCAGCAGCCGTAGGCACTTTTGGAGCGCCAGAGAACGTCGGAGACGCAAGTGCTGCCTTACCATCGAGAGCTGTCTGAAGGCCGGAAACATCTGCGACCGCATGCGTATGGCTGGCGTCAGCCTTTCCAGCGACACCATTTTCAACAGCAGTCTTCACAAAGCCGGTCGTTGCCAGTCGCGTGGAATTGTCTCCGACTGCCTGCGTTGGCGCAGTTGGAGTTCCTGTCAAAGCTGGTGAAGCGAGTGGCGCTTTTGCATTCAGCGCCGCATTGAGACCATTAACATCCGCGATTTCGTGTTTATGTCCGCTGTCCGACTTTCCATCCAAGGCATCCTGAAGACCGGTCACGTCAGCAATTGCATGCTTGTGGCCTTCTGTCGAAAGGCCGGAATTGGCAATCGCTTCCTTGACGTGAGCAGTTGTAGCCAGCTTTGTTGAGTTGTCGGCATGGTCCTGCGTCGGCGCAGTTGGAGCGCCCTCGAATGCCGGCGACGCCTTTGGAGCAAGCGGCGCAAGCGCGTCTGACAGATCGGTAATCTCGGCAACAGTGTGCTTGTGCCCGATGTCCGATTTACCAGCCAAGTTCTGAGTTATCGTCGCCGCAAAGTTAGGATCGTCACCAAGCGCCTGAGCAATCTCTTGAAGTGTATCAAGCGTGCCTGGCGCAGCGCCAACCAGCTCATCCAGCGCCAGACGAACATATTCTGTATTTGCGATCTGAAGGGACCGGTCGCCGGCTTCTGGCGTCGGTACGGTTGGTACGCCAGTGAAGACCGTGTTGACCAGGAGACCATCGAGAATATCCTGAAGCCCATCAATGTCAGACACATTGTGTCGATGCACAACGGCTGCAGCAAGCGCAGCAATTGCCTGCTTCACACGCAGCGGAGTCCAAATTCGCTCTTCGGTGCTCGTACCGGCTTCAGCATCTACTTGCGTGACGGTATCAAGCTTGATCTGTGCGCCGATGTTCTCGCGAACCAGATTAGGATCGGCGAAGTCAGAGCCATTATTAGCCTTTGTCGGGAATACAGCTGGATCAAATTTGCTTGCTTCGGCAGCAGATGCAGCAGCAGCTTCGGCTGAAGCGGCAGCGGAAACACGTGACTGAGTAGCGTCAACTGCGGCCGCTTCCGCATTGCTCTCAGCAGTCTGTGCGGCATCACGCGCGGCTTCAGCCTGGGTTAGAGAAGCACGTGCAGAGGCTTTTGCTTCCTGAGCATCGTCGCGCGCCAATTCAGAGGCTTGCTGAGCAGCTTCTGCGTCGGTCTTGGCGTTCTGTGCTTCAAGATTTGAGACGCCGCTTGCCGTTTCCGAAGCTTTTGCATTCAGCTCAGACGCGCCTGCATTAACCTCTGACAGCTTTGCAGCCGTTTCTGAAGTCTTGGCAGCCGCAGCGCTCGCAGCAGCTTCGCTCTGGGAGTTGTCGGCTGCGATCTCCGAGAGCTTAGAGGCTTCCTCAGATGCTTTAGCGGCCTTCGCCGACTCTGATGCATTGATTTTTGCACTCAAAGCGGAATCTTCAGAAGCCTTGGAATTTGTTTCCGATGTTTTCGCCGCAACCTCAGATGCTTTAGCCGCCGTTTCACTTGCCTTTGCTTTGGTCTCGGAAGTGCCAGCGGCATTCTGGGAGGCCAGCGCAGCGCTAGCACTTCCGGCAGCAGCGTTTTCACTGACTTTGGCGTTCGTCTCTGACAGCTTGGCGGCTGCCTGAGAGTTTGCGGCAGCGGTTTGTGATGCGCGCGCGTTTGTTTCCGAGGTTTTCGCGGAACTTGCAGAGGAATACGCACTCGTCTCGGAAGCCTTGGAATTGGTCTCCGATGTCTTTGCAGCCGTCTCCGACGCCTTCGAGTTGGTCTCCGATGTTTTGGAGCTGGTTTCCGATGTCTTTGCCGCAGCAGCAGCGGCAGCAGCGGCTGTCTGAGAATTGGCCGCATTCGTCTCGGAGACCTTTGCAGCCGTTTTTGAGCTGGCCGCAGCCGTCTCCGACGCCTTCGCATTGGTTTCGGATGCCTTGGCATTAGTCTCGGAAGTTTTAGCCTTACCTTCTGAGGCGGCGGCAGCGCTTGCAGAAGCCGCAGCCTGGTTCTTCAGCGCGGTCAATTCCGGCGTAACGCTACCCATAGGGCCAGTTGGCCCAAGTGGACCCTGCTCGGTCAGCTTGACGCGAACTTCATTCGAGCCAGTCGTCGTGACTTCGATCTTGTCGTTATAAAAAATTTCTACTTCATCAGCCATTTTATTAAACCTGCGTGATCGAGCGACGAACCGGGATCTTCAGCGTGAAACCGAGGTGAACGGGATTGGTCAGGTCGGTGCGAACGATATCCGTGACTACGCTATCGACGTGCCAAGCCTTTGATGCGGAACTTGGCAGCACGAGATTGATTGAATTGTCGTTGATACGAACAATGCCGCCATTGGCGGTTGTCAGGTCCGCGAGCACTTTGCCGTCTGGCTTGTCGCGAAACTGAGCGCGAAACTTTCCAGATGCAGGAAATGGCGCAGAACCGGACGTTGTGACGATGAAACTCAGCCGCCACTCCGTACCGGTATGAATGGCTTTCGCCTGAAGATACTGCTTAAAGGACATTCTGAAAAACCGGACGTGCTTGAAAAATTGTATAAATATTTACACAGAATACACTGAGGACGTAACCGGATCAAGGTTTCAGAGCCGCGAGACGCATATTAATATAATTCTAATAATCTAGATTAATATATTATATACATCGCTCGGCTTTGAAACGCGTCCTAGATTGGATTCAGACTGTTGCGGAGATTTTTATAATACTCTGCGGACGACTTTACGCGCTCTCCACACATCCGAAGTTCGTCGCGGTCGGCTGCCCAAAACTTTTCAGTTTCGGCCTGAGTTAGTGGCCGCTCTGGTAACAAAACCGGCTGCTTACACTCGGTAAGCCTGGAATCGACGGAAGGAAGATTGATCGGCGCCTTAGCGGATGGCGTTGAGGCGACGCACGCTTGCAGAGCCAATGCCGCAAACGGAAGCGTCAGGATCTGCATCAGCTTCATGCATTAGCTCCTGCAATTGATTGTTGAAGATGATCTCTTTCTGGCGCAGCTGCTCTGTGAGCGCGTCCGCGTGCTTTTGAGCGAGAGATATCGCTTCATTGTTAACCGCGACTGTACGGTCGATTTCTGCTTGTTTCACAGCGGTGCCGGCATCGTAGCCGTGATCGTAAATGACGCTGTAAATTTTCCAGATGGTGAGACCGGCGATAATGACTGCAACTGCGTAGCCAATAAGCTTCAGATTATTCAACATCGCCTGGCCCCTTGAAAATGGACTTGATCTGCATTTCGAGCACTTTGCGGAAGTCCAGATGACCTACGCCCACATAGCCGGTGTAGAGCAGACCGATCAGTCCCAGAGCGGCAGCCGTCACAGCTTCCGCCTGAGAATAAAAGATCGACATGTAGACAGCTCCCCAAGCCAGAGACACGTTGATCACCAACAGCCATTTGGAGAACTTTCGCGAGCTTTTGGATGGGGAGGTCTTTTTCATCAGAGTCGAGCCTTCACCATTTCACGCAGCTTGTCGCCAACAGCGCGTGCACCTACGACACTGCGGTCAAATGGAAGGACCGCGATGTCCCACTTGCCGCGCTGCTTGATACCAAGCGTCTGCTGTACTTCGGCGTGCGAAAGCACGGTTTCACGTGATACGGGGATTTTGTACGCGGCGCACAGTTCGGCGACGACATCAGCCAGGCGCTCGAACTGACCCTGTTTCAGTGGGAATTTTCCGCCATTGAACGGGGCTTCGACAGCGCCAGCCATGCAAGCGACTGAGACGCCGATGCTGCCGGTGTTGCAGGAAAGAGTGTGCGCTGCATACCTGCCTTCGCGCAGCGGAGCCACGTTCGCACTGACGCGGTGTAAACCGGCATGTACGCGACCGTCGCCATCAACCACAAAATGATAATGCTCCTTGTCCAGCGCCGAAGCGGTGTATGAGCCGGCAGTCCAGTGCACAATGATCCGCTTCATCGGAGCGGCTGGAAGAAGATTCGGGGATATAAAAGACATATAAATAAACCTTTACTGAAACTTGCGCTCAAAGCGAGCGCCGGACTGATCGGCGCGCTGCAAGGTCTGAACTTCTCGCAATGTGAGTGCCAGATTGTTGATTGTCTCGCTTAGGGACTGAATCTGCTGAACGAGCTTTTCGTTATTCTTGTTGGAGGCATCCATAAACGCAGATGCCTGCTGTTTGGCCTCTTGCGCCTCCGTGCGAGCGACTTTAGCGTCGTTGCGGACATCGTAGTAAGCGCCGATAACTGAATAGAGAATGCCGATTACTGTCACCAACGACAGAACGAAAGCAATACGGGACTGTGTGACAGAAAATCCTGCCTCTTTCGTGGGCGCAGACATGCTTGAAAACTCCTAAAGTATATAAATGTTTATATACCATGAGAGCTAACAAAAGTCCATTTTTCAATCAGTCAGGCGTTAGTTGCCCCTAACAGTGTTTCTAAAATGTCTCGCAGAACTGGCGAAAATCCCCCTCTAACTGCTCAATCTCTTTGGGTGATATAGCAACGCCGATTGCTTCTTTTGCAGCAAGACGGCCTGATTCAATAATCGGAGAGACGTTGCGCCACTCGTTAGCTTTAATCAGGACAGCGGTGGCCGCGTCGAGTAGCGAAACGCCATAAAGCTCCGCTTCTGTCTGAATATATGGAACGACAGCAGGATTGATATGAGCATCTGCCGAAACAAGTTCTGCCTGCCTTTCCTTCTCTGCATAGACGTGAGACTGCCCTGCCCCCAAAGTGATAAAGCGACCGCGCAACGCCTCAGCGTACGTGTCGATCCGCTGACGTGCACTGCTCTTCAGCGGAGCTAGGTCTATTTTCAATTTAAGCAGCATTTTGCACCACCACTTCCACAATTCGCGTCTTGTATGTCGGAGCCTTCAGCTGAAGCACATACGACGCTTCCATTTCACCTTCGAGCGTCAACGCGCTTCCTGCGATCTCTTGAATAACTCCGTTTAGCTCGACGGTAGCGCCAGCCGGAAGGTCGGCGATTTCAACCGTCTCGCCGATCTTCAATTCAATCCGGCCAGGTGCATCGAACGATTTAAGATTCTTCAGTTTCACCGGATTTGAATTCAGGTCGATGTAGCAGTTTGACAGGTCATAAGCTTCGCCTGGCTCAACTTCAAAAATCGCACGCTCACATTTGGCTGCAACCATTGGGAGTTTCTGGAAATCATCGACTTGCCAGACACCCCATCGGATGATCTGGCCTGTCGTTGCGTCGAAATCGATATGTAGAGCATTGATCATTTCTTGAAAACCATGGCTGTGAGGCGACGATATCCTGTTCGAACCGCCGTGTTTGGCATGAGGCGATTAAGCTGAAGTGTGTACGTGATCCATCCGACCGGTGCTGTGTCATCGATGAAGTGGATTGGATGAGGAATATGCGTCGTATTGGTGAGCGTCGTTACCGCATCCCAAGTATCCAGAACTACGCCGTTGCGAAGAAGTCGGTATTGCGCCGGAGCGCCGCTCTTGTGAACGACAGTCATTACACCGCCGACAATGATAGGAAACTGAACGGTATTGGAAACGCCCACAGAAATCATGTCGTACCAAGTACCCGGATTTCCGGTCAGTTCCACTTCATCAGCATAAGCAGAAACCGCTTGAGCCGTTACAGCGCCATTCTTAATCTTGATCGAGTCAACCGTCAGATCCTTGATATATGCGGCATCGAGCTGACCGTAGCGCACACGCGCCAGATCGATGTCAACTGCGCCAAGGTTTGCCGAGATAGCTCCGAGACTAGTGACACTGATCGCCTGAGCCGTAACCGCGCCAGCTTTCAGATGACGAGTTTCGATGCTGTCCGTCTTCAGCTGGCCGCCGTCCACGATGGTACGGCCATAAGCGGCAAACAGGAACACGGTGCCTTTATAGGAAGCCAGAACTACCGTATTGTTCTTATTGGCGACGTTGAAGTCTGTCGTGACGCTAATTGTAGTTGCGTCCTTGACCCAATAGAGCCACAGCGTACCGGCAGTCCATGCGGCATTGCTCGCTGAAATAGCAACGGTCTTGTTCGAACCATTGTCAGCAACATAGGAAATAGTACCGGCAGTCCATGACACACGATTTGCCGACGGGCTGTTATGCTCGAATGTGATGCCATCAATGGTGATGCCGCGCTGACCAATCTGCATCGAAACAGCTCGGATTGTACCGGCAGCTATCGCGCCGCCATTAATCTCGGTGCTGTCGCCGCCATTAATCCAGCTCGAAAGGGATGTGCTCCCCTTGATCTGGATTTTGCCAGGCTGAATAATAGTCGAACCTTTATTGACCTGCGAGGCGGGATCGTTCGCCTTCTCAGCAAGCGATTTCAGTGTTTCCGCGTCTGTGCCAATACCAATCGTATCGGAAAGGACACTGCCAGACTTGATAACCTGAGCGTCGATCTCCTTGATGTGAGCCGTTTCAATCACGGCTTTGCCGATCTGAGCAGTGCCGGTGATGATAGCCTGATCAGCAATCAACTGCTGCGCGCCAATGGTTCCAGCAATGATGTCATTGCCATTCACCATTGCCTTGCCGGTAGCAAGCTCCGCATCTTTACCGCCACGATAAACAGCGATCGGATGACCGTATTGCTTGAACATGGTCGCGACGGATGTGGTCGAGCGCAGTTCGCCAGTGCCCTCCACGTAATACAGGTAAACGTCCGCAGTCGTGTAGGTGGCAGAACCGGCAGCTACAGCTTCAGTTAGTGGGTCTGCGCCTGGAACTGCCGTCGAGACAGTAAACGCGCCCCACGAAACCTTATTCAGCGAAGGCGTGTTCGGCTTCAGGGTAAGCCCAACCGTCGTCACACGCTTCACGTCTGGCAACTGTGCGGTAGTGCCGCTGACAGCAGACGACGCAGCGGCCTTGTTGCCGGAGGTGTCAACTGCGATCAGCCAATAATAGCGCGTGGTATCGTAAGCCAGGCCAGAGCGAGAGAACGAAGTGCCAGCGGTAACGCCAACCATCGTTGCTTTCGACAGGTCATTAGCCGTATGCTCCCAAATCTCGATATGATCCAGGTCATCGTCAGTCGGATTGATCCAGTTGAGCCAGATCGAATTCAAACCTGCTGCGACCTTCGGATCGGTGACGGGAGCCGGAGGCGTCGTATCCTTAACGGCGACATGCGTGATCGTCTCGGTCGTCGGAGACGCGTTGGCATTTCTATCGCGAGCGCGAATACGGACCTTATAGGTGACGCCAGGCAGCACATCGCCTTCCCATGACGTGCCGGTAATAAGGAATGAAACGAACGAGCCTGCGCCTTCTGCGATCTGAAGATCGTAGTCAGCCATGTCAGCTTCACTATTCGCATTCCACGTAACCGTCATCCGAGCGCGGCCATTTACGAGCGCAGATGTGACCTTCAGGCCGGTCGGCGTCTTTGGCGGATCGACATCTGCGCCGTCCGTCAGCGTCGTGACCGGTATTTCCGAGGAATAGTTCAGTTCGCTCTTGCCGAACGTGTCGTAACCAGCAATGCGGACGAAATAGGCGGATTCATAATCCAGCTTGAAAATCTGCGGATTGTTCGTGCCATCATATTTCGGAGCAACCTGCTCAGGCTTGTAGCCAGGAGCTTCCTCGATCCACATCAAGGCGCCAACAAAGTCGTCGTCCTTTGGGCGCGTGTAGCTCAGCCAGATTTCATTCGCCCAGACATAAGGTACTGGCGACAAGGCTTCCGGTGGCGGGTTGCGGAACGTAACGGATGCAGCGTTCGAAGTCCGACCGATTGTGTCGTTGCAGACAACTTCAACACGGATCGAGCGCGTAGCGCCTGCGCGTCCCTTTGCAATATTGTCGTTCTCGTTCGCCTGGAATGAATAGGTGAAGCGGGAATCCGTGACATAGACTTCACGCAGGAGCGTGTTGTCGTCACCGCGATACAGGCGCACGCGGTTGTTCAGGTAGTAAGGCGAATAGAGTTCTGTTGCCGTGCCGCTCTCAGCAGTTGGGTCATTGGACGACGGCCAGCGATTTTCCCACTGAACAGCGAGATCACGCGATTTGAATTCCGTCGAGTTCGGATTTTCAACCAGCTGAAGGTTCTTGACGACAGGCCGCGCAAAGCCTTCAGCACCGGCAGCCCAGAAATCGAGCGTTGCAGGAGGCGACAGAAGGCCAGCAAAGTTCACCGTCTGGACATAGAACGTATATTGGCCGCCAGTGGAATTGATCAGGTCAATGGCTGTCTCGTCGGTGTATCCAAGAGTTAGGCGAGTGCCCTCTGGCGTATCGGCAACGACATAATAGCCACGCGTCAGTGTGTTCTGCGGCGGCGTCCACGACAGGTTCAAATTATGGATGGACGTGCCGTTCGAAATATAGCCCACTTCACGGCAATAAAGGTTTGTCGGTGGGGAAACTTCGTTATCGTCGCGCTTGTACGGCAGCGGCTCGAAAACGATGCCCTTTTCTACGCGATCATATTTCTGCGGATCGTGCTCCAGCGCCGTGACACGGAAGATGTTCTCTTCTTCCTCCGATACCGTGATGATGCGGTAGGTGCGCGGTGTGATATCCGTACCGGTGATCGTCCACATCGCATTTGGCGCGATCTGTTCGTTGAAGGCCGTCTTGAGAATGGCGACATTAGGCGCTTCGAAATACGAAATTGCGCGTGACTCGATCTTTCCAGACGGAGCCGTTGCCATTAGCGTGTAGCCAGCGCCTTCGGTCGCGTCAAAAGGAGCATCCAGCTCGGCGCGCGTGCCGCTTACATCAACAAAGCGGCCTGCTGCTCGGATCTTCGCCTTGTGTGGGTCGGACACTGCGATGATATCGCCTGGCCGAACGTCAGCATGATCCCACGACGCAGCGTAGCTGATCGTTTCCGTCTCGTGCTGCTCGCTATCGATAATCCATTTGCCGTAGCGATGCGCGAGACCGCGCGAAGTGCAACCCTCAAGCGTGAGAGACTTTTCGCGCCAGTTATACTCGTGAACCAGACGGCTATCGACAACAGCCTCAACCTCCGGCTCATAGAAATTGTCCGGATTGTTCCATTTAACCAGGATCGCGGAATGACGAGCCTTGAGTGCAGTGGACTGATATTCGAATTCGCCATTGATGACGTTGGCAGATGAGACAAGCTTAACGGGATCAGAAGGCATATCGCCGGTGGCGAAAACCTGACCGATTGCCCAATAAGCCATGCCGCGCCACGCCTTGGTGATCGACTGCAGGACGTAAAATGCTTCTTCACGCGAATTGATCACGCCATTGAACGTGAAACGCGGCTCCATAACATCGTTGCCATTCACGTCGCGGAAGCCTGACGGAACGAGCTGATCGCAATACTGCGCAATGGTGTAGAGGGACCATTTGTCAGCAATGGACGGAGTGATGTATTCGCCAAGACCATAACGGTCATGCGTGATGAGATCGTAGAAAACCCAAGCAGGATTGTTCGTCCATTCCTGCTTAAATGTGCCGTCCCAAACGCCGACGTACTTGCGTTCGTCAGGATAATAGTTGCTTGGCACCGAAATGATGCGACCGCGGACTTTGTAGAAACGTGACGGAAGGCTAGAGCCGAGATCTTCGGCGTTCACTTCCATCGCAATGGCTGCGGTGTGCGGATAGATGAACTTGCCTTCGATCAGCGTCACGAAGGAGTCGAAGTAGACATCGTTTTGAACGTTGTCCTTTTCACTGTCCGCCGTGATGCGACGAACGCGAATATCCCAAGGTGAGCCAGTTGAGGGCAGATCGATGCGGTGTGCGCGCTGAAACGCGGATAGGGTCTTCTGCTTCTTCTCTTCGTAGAGAACGGCTTCTTGCCACTGACCGTTATAGGTGCGGTAGTCGATGGCATATTTGACAGAGGTGCGCTTCAGCTCACCCTTATCGGACTGCTCCACAAGCGCAGGATGCTTGATGATGACGCGAACAGCGTTGACGTTCGGATCATTGATCGTGCGACCAACAGGGCCGTTCTTAACTGTGACCTGGGTTTCCACCGTCGTCGTGGCTTCAATAGCCGGATGGCCGACGAACGCGGTTTCGTCTGGGTAGCCTTTATGTTCTTCAAGAATGACGTTCCTGAAGTTCTCGTAGTCCGTTTCGGACATGATCGGCGTCTTGTCGAGATAGACAGACTTCTTGCCGTCAATCAGGCCGACAATTGGACCTTCACTGATGACCTCGATCATCCGCGCTGTGGTTTTGGACGCCAGCGTATTCTCGTCGTTTTTCCCTGCGCTCTTGCCGCCGCCGCGACCAAAGACCAGAGGAACCGAGTTATTGAAAACGCGCTCGAAATCAGTGATGTGCTTCATTTCTTGCCACCACCGAGTTTGCCGCCGCCACCGCTGGCCGCGACCTGAACAATGTCAACGCCGCCAGAGATCAGCACGCCACCAGTCAGGCACTCGCCATAAACGAGCGGGACAGGAACGCCTTGCGAAGACGTATTGCCGGGGCCATTCATGATGTAGGACTTGGTTTCGTCGTCCTCGTCCTTCTTCTCAGGCGAAAGCATCTGCGAGATACCGCCGAGCGTCATGATCGTGCCCATGATTGCGAGATTGCCATAGGTCAGACCGCCGAGCGCGCCACCGGCAACCTGTGCCGACAGACCGCCGACAGCGCCGAGACCGAACGCAAAGCCGGTCGCGATCATGGTGACGCCAAGCAGGATCTTCAGGATGCCGCTGCGCTTCGAGCCTGCAACGACAGGTGCGAAGTGAATATCTTTCGAACCAAGGCTAAGGCCGGCATACTGGTCGATATCGAGATCGACGCCGCGATCGAGGTGATCGCCGCGCACGACGTGCCACTGGCCGGAACGGATGTCGTTGAGGAACTCAGGGAAATTTGCGCCAAGCGCACGTACGGCCTCAGCAGCCGTATTCACTTCGAGACGGAACTTCTTGCCGTATTTCTTGGCGAGCGAGCCATAAAGGATCACGTTACGCATCGGAGCTGTCTCCTACATAACGGAACCACTGGTAGGCATTGCGCGCCCAGATGCCCGCAGGCTCACGGCGCGAGAGACGGTTTGGAAGGTGATGAAGGATCGTGTCATCGCCGACCATGACGCCGCCATGGTTAGGAACATTTGAGCGGATCTTGGCAATGAACACGTCACCGGAGCGTACTTCGCTCTCGGCAATCTTCTCAAAGCCCCACTTCTTCCAGTTTTCTTCGTAGAGGCTCTCGCCGTGAAGCCACCATTCGTCTTCACGTGCGCAGTCCTTGAAATCGATCGGATCGTAAGGCCAGTCTTCAATGTGCTGTTCAGCAAGAGCGTCCTTGCCCAGACGAAAGACATCACGAATGAGGCTCATGCAGTCGGTCACGCCATGAACGAATTCACGACCAATTACAGGCTCGATATCGCCGCCCCAAATTACAGGCGGCAAATCAAGCTCCGCATCGAGCGGCATAATCATCCATGGAACATCGGTCTGGATCTGCGAAATCATATCTGCCTTCGAAGGCCATGGCCGGCCATCGGGGTGAGAATGAATCACGCCTTCCAAAGTGTATAAATGTTTACTCAAACAATCGGACGCAATAATGAATGCGCAGAGCCGACAGCCGCAGTCCTTGTTATCAGGCTCATGCGTAGCGGGATCAGCCGCAACGTTATCGCAGCGCACGTAGACGCCACGAGCGACAAGTCCGCAGCTCTCTTCAGGATAGGCTTCACGTGCATGTGCGCGTGCCTGCTCAATAATCTTCTTGGAAAATACACTGGTCATAATCAAACTCGCTGAACGCCAGGAAAGCCGCCAAAAGGAAGCGGCTCGGACTCACCGAAGCGAACCTTGCAGCAGTTGAGACGGCGCGAAGGCACGTCATCCGCAGGGCTTGCGACGGGCTGGTCATTGATGTCGAAATACTTGTTTCCGGCGAATGGGCACTGAGCCTTGGAGTAGTCGAACTTGCCGGTGGACTTGTTGAAGTACCGGTAGCGCCACAGACAGGTTTCCTTGATGATCGTACGGCCAGGCAGCATCTTGCCTTCCTGATCGATAGACGCCGAAAGCTCCCACTCGATGAACTGGCTGTTCTCGATAGCCTTACGCTCAAGCCGGAAAATATCGACCGGATAGGTCGCGGTCGGGTCTGCGTCCGGCATGTCATCCAGAAAGCGTGTATGCGTGCGAATGCGGTAGAGCGGACAGCCGGTCATGTCGCCATAGGTGTTGACCATGGACTGAGGAACGCCGTCAGTGTTGGCGAGCCGAATGGTTGGCGTCGGCAGAGCGCCCTGCCCTGACGTTTCCAATCCAGTGAATTCGACATCAATCGGCTGATACTCATTGCCGGCAAATTTGACGACTTCGCCGACCTTGTTACCCTGCGTAAAGCGAATAACAGGACCGCCGTAGCGCGTCGCATCCAACTGAAACAATGAAATGATGCCGCTCGGCGCAAGACTTTGCGCTTCGCTCTGAATAGTCGCATTAGACATAAAATAATGGCTCCAAATATAGGAGCCATTATAAATAAACATTTACATAAATCAACGACTACGTTTCGAGCGTAAAGGACTGTACGAAAGTTGCCGAGAATACCCAGACGCCACCGTCAGGCGTGCTGCTCCACTCCTTGCATGTCCATTTGAGAGCGAAGCGCTCACCATATGGCCTGTAGTAGAATGGCGTATTTCCCTTATGATCAATAAGAAAGTCCTCGATTTCGTCGCGCTGGCTCAATGTCAGCGCTTCCCATTTCAGATCGAGCGACTTGCGAATATGGTTCAAGCCCTTTGGCGTTGACTGAGAGTAGCCCTCGCCAAATTCAGCTTCCAGCAACTTGACCTCGCGGCCATGGCCGACGCCAGGCGACGGACCAATAGGCGGATCGAACGTGAACAGGCTCATGCGAACCTCCTTCCAATCATGTTTCCCGGTCGCTGCTGCTTGGAAATCTCTTTCGCAACCAGGCCGGAGATAGACTTTTCAACTTCCTTGCTGACCTGCTTTGCGAGGTCGGAATTCTGTTCGTGTGTGCCGCCGCTCGCGTTCACGTTGATCGTTGGGCTGATGACATTCGTCGTCTTGGAGCCATCGATGCCCTGCGAAAGCGCATCAACCTGACCAGGCGTGAAGACGACCTCACCCTTTTTACCAATCAGAGGGACTTCGCTTGGCAGCAGACCTTCCTTGCCGATCACACCACCGCCGTGGAAACGTGGAGCGCCTGCGAAGGCCAGAGCGCTGACGTTCTTGCGCATGCCACGGCCTGGATTGATCGAACCACCGGTATGTGCTGTCGCTTTGCCCTTGGAGAAAAGGCTAAGAAGGCTTTTCGCGCCGCCATTACCGCTCGCACCCGGAACAGAGCCGCCACCTTTCTGGAACATCTGAGACATCGCCCACTTGAGCGACATATTGACGACATCCTTGATCATGCCGTCGATTGCGCTCTTGAGATCGCCAGTGCCAGTAATGAGGCCAGTCAGACCATCGGCGGCCGAATTCATCCAGCCGTCAATCTTGTCCTGCACGTTCCCCTGCAAGTCCGACCACTGCTGGAAGGTCTTCGACACCTGATCGTTTGACGAATTGTACTGCGCACGAAGGCGAGCCTTTTCCTCTTCGACCATTTTGGTTGCATCGATTTCGGAATAGCCAAGCGACTTGTAGTAAGCCAGCCGCTCATCCGCAGCCTTCATAGCCTGCTGCAACTCGTAATTGGCGAGCTGCGTCTTCGTCATCTGGGTTTTGCGGTACTCCTCGGTGAGCTTTTTCTGCTGAACCTGCTCTTCCAGAAGTTCGACCTGATGCTGCCCCTTCAAAGCGCCATCGCGCTCACTCAGGAACTGCTTGTACTGCTCGCTCTGCTTGCCGTAGACCTCTTCAATCCGTCCCAGAATTTCGTCGTACTGCGTCTTGATGTTCTGGACCGCGCTGCTATCCGTCATAGCGAGCGGATTTTTGATCTTCCTGTTCAGCTCCTCGATCTTCTGATTGATCTTGATGCGCTCTTTCTCCGCAGCCAGCGTTTCCCGCGTCATGTCGCGGTTGAGCTTCTGCGTGCCCTGAACGTTCTTCATTTCCTCATCGAGACGCTTGGCCTCTGCGACGAGCTTCTGGAAATCCTCGGCACTAAGCTTCGCGATATCGCTCGACTTGTCGGCGCGCGCACCCTCAAGCTCGGACTCGAACTTGCCGAAGCCCTTGCCCTGCCGGACGGCTTCCTCAACCTCGGACGTGTAGCGGTTTTTGTATTTGTTGAAGATCGACTTCTGCTCGGCTGGAAGGTACTGATCCACCTCGAACTTCCGCAGATCCGTGAGCTGCTTCTCAAGATCCGCTGTCGCGTTCTTGACGTGCTCATCAAAACCCTTGGTGATGCCATCTACAGCGCCACTGACATCAAGCTTCGGAGCAGCGATCGGAGAGATCGGCTTCAGTAATTCAGCATTTGCGCGCGTAGGACCGTTGAATGCCTGACCATATGCCGCAAGGATTTGCTGCGGATCGACGTGCTTCAAGCCTTCCCATTCGTCACGGAGATTGGACACGTTTGCGCCGCGACGCTTGGCGAGCGTCAGAGCCATGCGATCCTGCATTTCAGGACTGAACAGTTCATCGCCGGACAGTCCCATTTCGCGCATCAAACCATCGAGCGTACTGCCGACAATCTGGTAGCGACCCATGGCCGACGAACCCTTGCCGTTACCGTATTTCGCACGGTTGGCAGGATTGGCGATCATCATGCGCTGTAGTTCGCGAACCTGACGGAGCGACATCGCTGACAGGTTCTTTTCGCCGCCGATCCAATAGCCATTATCAAGCGAGCGGTTGTAATCGCCGCCGCTTTCCTTGCCGGCCACGAGATCCAGGAACGGATTGCCAGTCGAGCCTTTCATGCTCGTATAAGCAGGCAGGCCAGACAGGCTAAGACCGCTTACACCGGCAGGAAGTGCCAGGTTCGCAAAGCTCGCGCCTGACAGCAGCCCCTGCATCGTAGTCAGTTTCTGGTTGACCTGATCGATTTGCTCGCCAGTGGTCTGAATTGCGTTCTGACTATCGGAGCCAAATGCATTCTTCTGGTAAGCGAGACCAACAAGATCAGCCATCTTTGCATTGGCTTCGAGGCCGGCGAGCGTTACGCGCAGTTCAGCCTTCACACGCTCGGCATCAATGCCAAGACCCTTGTACTGGCCGTCCCTGATATTCTGCTCGATCTCGTCAGCCTTCGTGAGCGGCTGAGCTTCGTCGCCACTTTCACGACGCCATTCCTGCATCTGCTTGCGCATGCGACGGTAAGTGGAGTCGATGTCGCGCACGGCACTCTGATAGCCGGAACGCACCTGCTTCAAGGCGTCGTACTGAGCAGTCATAGCGACAAGCGTGCCGAGCTGCTCCTTCAGTTCATCGCCAGCTGCGGTCAGATTGCCGAACTTTTCATCTTCAATCGACTGGATCAGCTGATGGAAGCCATTAAAGGTGCCGTCGATATCCTGCGTGAGACCTGAAACCTCACGACGGATATTTTTGATCTGCGTCTGGACCTTGCTGATATTCTTACTGTCGGAGGTGGACGAATTGAGCCTGATCTCACGCTTCGTCTGCTTCTCGTCTAGTATCTGACCCTGAAGCTTAATGAGGCCAGCGACCTGACCCTGAAGCAGAGCCTCGGCTTCCGTGCCCTGTGCAGCTGTCTTCAGCTTATCCTTGGTTTGGGCAATCGTTCGATCCAGATCAGCAAGTTGCTGATCGTAGAACTTATCGCGGACCTTATCGATTTCCGCGAAGTGTGCCTTTTCAACCTTTTCAATATTCGTTCCGGCAGCCTGAGCGATCTGAACTTCCTGATCGAACTTTGCCTTGAGCGCCGTTACTTCGGCCTCGTACTGCTTGGTGCGCTGGAACGTGCGATTGCTGAATTCATCCTCGGCAGACTTGGCTGCCTCCTTCTGAAGCCGAACATTTGTGGCTTCCGTGGACTCCTGCGCGAACTTCTCGTTCTTCTTGCGTGCCTCGTCGATCCGCTTTTCATAGTCGGCATAGATCTCATCCACCTTGTCCTTGGAGAGACCAGGCATGCTGAAAATAACGGTATCTCGCTCACGCTGGAGACGAGTAATTTCCTTGTCATTCTTCTTTTGAAGCTTCGCCAGTTCTTCGAGCGTTTCCGCGCCATATCGAACAGCGTCGTCTTTGGCCTTCTTGAACTTCTCGCCGGTCAGATCGAGATAGCCCCAAAGCTCCATGAGTGCGAGACCAACAGCTCCCCAGACTGGCGCAGCTGCAAGGACCCCAGATAGCACTGACGTAAACATGCGACGCACACCGGCGCCTGCCAGTGTGAGGCCGGTCATGCGGTCTTTGGATTCTGCCAGCGACTGCGCAAAAAGGGTCAGGCCGGCAACCATCTCTTTCGCGCCGGAATTCATGCCGCGCACAGAGGTCGCAAAGGTCGAGGCCATGTCGCGTACAGAATTCGCAATGCCGCCGAAGATCTTCAGCGCGCCGATCGTTGCCAGTGCCGCGCCGATATTGATAATCGTGTCGCGCCATTCCCACGTAGCGGATACGAGACCCTTGACGACGCCGAGCGCAGAACTGAGACCGCTTCCGACCTGATCCGCGAACTGCTTGGCGACATCACCCTGAAGGAAGCGGTTCATGTCCTGCATGGATGACTTCAGGTCTTCGAAAAACGCCTTGTTCTGGCCGGTCGTAACCAATTGCGTGAAATTGGTCTTCATCTGGGAAATTTGACCGTTGAACGTCTTCATCATCTGAATGGACGTTCCGCCATAGGTCATGCGCAGTTCAGCGAAGAATGCCTTCAATGCTGAATTGGACTCGACCATGCCAGTTGAAATCTGTTTGGTCAGGTTGCCAACGGTCGTGTTCATGGACCGCGCCATAACTTGCATTGCGGTCGGCAGATGCTCGCCGAGCTGTTGGCGCAATTCTTCCATCGAGATCACGCCTTTACCCTGCATCTGGGTCAAAGCGACGGTGATACGATTAAGCTGTTCGTCCGAGCCGCCGAACGCCGAGATAGCGTCGAGCATCGAATTGAGCGAGCCGTTTGCGGGATCGAGGCCGGCAGCCTTGAACTTAACATAGCTGTTGGAAATCGCGTTGAGCGAGAACGGAACCTGTTTAGCCAGGTCGCGCATATATTGAAGCTGCTCGCCTGCTTCCTTGAAAGGGTTCGGCCCCTTGGACATGCTTGACAGGAGATAAGTCAGACGCTCCATTTCGGCATTCGCCTGCACAATGTGCGTAACCCAACCCTGCGTAGCGCCGCGCATCGTATTGAGCGCATATGTCGCCGTCGTCAGAACGATGGAAAGATCACGCATGTTCGAGAGAAAACCTCCCGAAGCCCATGTCATGCCCTTGAGGCTCTTCTCGGCGCGTTCGCCGGACTTTGCGATGCCGTCGAGCTTGTTGGCCGCTTTGTCCGCAACGCTCGTGAATTGGTTGATTGCGCGTGCGGCGTCTTTGAGGCCCTGATTGACCTCGGTGTTATCGACTACAAGTTTAATATCAAAATCAGACATCACACGCCCTAAAAGACAATAAATATTTATTTATAATTCAGGGCGTGCGAGAGCTTCACAGAGAGTCCTTGAGCGCTTTCAGCCCTTCATGATCAAAGGTAACGTCCCTTCCGGTTTTAGGATCGATGACAAGCTCGTATTTATCCGCCTCATCAAACTCGACCGTCCGGCCTAGGAACTTTGTAAGTCGCTCAACTACAGAATCGTAGCTGTCCTTACTGGTTACTGCCGCCAGCACCTGGATCTGTCTAAGATCCTCTTCAGCGCGCAGGCGATCTATGGTTCGGTTGTGCAGCCAGAACATTGGAACTGGCATCTGAAGAATTTCAGCGATGCGAATTCCGTATTCTTTAGCTACGCGGCAGAGATAAAACGTCAGATCGATGTATTTTATTCTGCCGCTTGCAGCTTTCCCGGCTCGGCAGCGCCATCCCCCTCTAGATCCTCGTCCGTGATTTCTTCGTTCGCACGACGACCAAAGTTGGCGAGTTCATTGAGCTGCGTAAGAGTGAGTGGCGATAGGTCTTCGCGCTTGATTGTTGGAAATGCGCGGATGATGATGCGCATGAGGATTTCCAGCTCTTCCACAATGTCCGACGTGCGACGGAGAGCTTCCATGTCGCGGACGTTTTCAATGAAGCTGCCGACAGTCGCTTCCAGAAGCTGGTGCTCCTTGTCCTTGATCTTTACCCGAATGTTCGGGAACGAGGTGTTGATTGCGTCATCAACATCAAAGACGAGTTCTTTGGACTGCTTTGCCATTGCAAATTCTTTCGATGAATATATCTGGATGAAAAAATGGAAGGTCAGGACGTAAGCCCTGACCTTTTGTTGGATTAGGCCGCCTTCACGGTCTGGTCGCCGAGGTCAAACAGTCGGCCATCTTCAGTAGCGAAGGCACTGAACGATGCCTGGAAGACGCGCTCCGTGTCCGACTGATAGGCGAACTGAATAGCGCCAGGCGTACCGGCACGATGGATCAGCAGATCTTCGCCGCCAGTGGTGCCGATCGGCACGAGGCGCAGCGGACGAGCAACGTCCAGGAGGTTGATGTTCACGCCGGAGCTGACTTCAACGCGAGCCTTGGTAGCGGCCACGCCGCCAGCGACAGGATCGGCGGTGATGTTGGTGCCCGTAACAGCGATAGCGGTGTTGTATTCCGAGCCGGTGAGCTTGGCGGTCACGGTCACGACGCCAGCAACAGCATCGAAGCTGTACGGTACGCCTGCTTCCGAAGCGGTCTCAACGAAGAACGCAGCCACTTCAGCAGCGTCATCAGCGACGGGCACTTCGTAAAGGCCAGTGGCAACATCGCGGAACGTGAATACGGCATCGCCAATCTTGACGGTATCGCCATCGGCGACTTCGCCAGCAAAGGTGATCTTGCCGGTGGACTTGGAGCCGTCCGAAACGAGAACGGAGCCAGGCATAACGGCCACGAGGTTCTCCAGCGTGGTTTCTGCCATAGGCACGGATACGGTTGCGGTACGGCCAGTAATCAGGGACGAAATCGGAGTTTCGCCAAGCTGATCGACGGTCACATCGTGGGTATTGGTGGTTACTTCAAACTCGACACCGCCCTTGGTGAAACCAAGGTCTCGGCCATCGTAATAAACCCGGCACGCGCCGAGCTTAACGTTCTTGGTACTCGAAGCCATAATTCAAAATTCCTTATTCACAACAGCTGTCAAATGAAAATGTGTATAAATATTTATATACAATAGCAGATAAGCAACGAACTGAAAAGCCTAATCACCTATCGACTGAGAAAACGGCGTCGAAGTGCATCGACCACTCGATACTATTGCCTTCAAGTCTTGGAAAACGGACTGGAAGTGAATCCGGAAAGAACCTGACAAGTCTGATCTCAGGACTGTCAGCGGTCGCCGGAAATACCTCTTCTGCCTGCGTGGTTAGAGTGCGCGAAACGGCATCAGCCATCTTCTCGCCTTCTGCTACCGATGTGTGACGAACGATGACCTGACAGCGAACCTTATGCCAGTTTGGAATATAAGGATCGACCGAAATGCCGGTAAGCGGATAACGAAAGAAGGTGCCGACTGTAATATCGGCTGGAAACTGATGATGGAAAATGGATTTGGCGCGAACGCCAAGGCCAGCCTTTTCCAGCTTCTCACCAAGTATGTCCATAATCATGAGTTGAACTTCAGCCTCGCTTTATCAATCTGGATATTGAAATTCTTTTCAAATTCATCGACGGCATCCTTCATTGCATGGCGCAGGAAGCCTTCGGTAACGCGTGCGGGGCCATACGTGTTGATCTTGGCTGCGGTAATCATGCCTGGAAGGATTGCAACGCTGCTCCAGTAGTCCTCATGGACAAGACGCGCGTAGTCGGATGTCTTGATCATCTTTTGAGGATATTTCGGGTTCGACATAAGGTCGTCACTGCCGACAATCAGCCGGTATCCGCGCCTTGACGGACGGTCGCCGATACGCTCGATGCGAATAGATTCCTTCAGCAAACCGGTGTCTTCCGGCACATACTCCTTGGCAAGCTCTTCCGCACGCTCTGCGGTGCGCTGTGCGCCTGCGTGCGCCTCCTGCGTCAGACGTTCATTCAAGGCGCGCAGCGAGGTCAGAACCTTGCCCTTATTGAACGAAAAGGAGATCTTCACTGTACGATCTCCAGGTCGATCTCATAATGGTCAAGGCGACCGCCGACCGAGTATCGCGGATGAACCGACTGAACCAAGAACCGGTAGCCCTCAACACTGACGAAGCGATCACCAAAGCTGGCAGTCACATATGTCGGCACAAGGATCTTGGTGCGCGTAGTTGCGATCTCGTCAGCAGCACCACGCGAAGCGGAACTGTCGGCACGTACGGAGGTCTTTTGAAGGTCAATCTTCATCGAGACCGTCGCGTAAGGACATTCACGTTGAGCGCCGTAGATCTTCTCGGCGTTCACATCATAGCCAGTGCTCGACTGCATCCAGCCTTTAAGGTTTGGGGTAAACATTATGCCCTCGCCAAGCGGACGCTGCGCACGATGTACGGTCCGAGAACCTGAAGAGCCGAGCGACTGACTGAAAACTGACGGACAGATGTGTTGAATGTGACTGAACTCTCGCCAATCGTCTCGGAGCGCACACCAGAGCGGACGCGATCATCATAGACGTTGCCCTGCAGAAGCTCATTGGCCTCCAGCAGCTGAGCGCGGATAAGCGCCTCACGGAAGTCAGAAGGCAGCTCCTCAAATTCGGCAGCGCGCATCTGGTGCCAGTCCAGGTGCTCCAGAATTTCTTCTTGGCCGATCTCATACTGACCGTCCTTGTCGAGCGGCGTATATTCCAACGACATGCGCGTAATGTTGCGGTATGCCTGAATGAGAGCCGCGATTTGACGCTGTTCGGTTGCATTAGACCAACCGGCAGCATTCAGTAGCGATGGCGCGTCCAGTAGAAAGCGACCAAAGAGCGCAAAGGAATTGTCCATAACGACAAGACTAACTGGCTCACCAATCATGTAGCGGATTGAGTGTACGACGGTCCTTTCAATAGCGTTTGTGTGCGGCCCAATAAGAAATTCGACCGTGACGTACCGCAGACCGCGAACGCCTTCTGAGAGCACGTTCATGGCCTTTGGTATCGTCACTGAATAATCCACCGCAGCGCCTTCTGGCAGCGGAGCACTGAATGTTCCAATCAGCTCCTGTTTTTCGTCACGCACGGTAACTTTCACGTCCAGCAGATTAAGGATCTGGGAGCCGTTATCCTCGACAGCCGGAACAGCCAGTTTGATGTCAGTGTTCTGCGGGTGGATATCCATGATTACTCTCCGTTGTTCAAAGCTGCAGAGAGATCGCCAGTGATGGCTGCGGCCTTCACTGCATCCTTGTCAACAACCACGACGGGCTTGACAGGCGTGTAACCGACAAACTCAGGGTCCGGCACCTTCGCGGCCTTGACGGTTGCTTTTTGCTTCGTACCTGCCTGTTTTGCAGGGCGGCCACGCTTCTTCGGCTCTTCAGTCTTTGCAGACTCAATGACTTCTGCGGCCTTGGTGTCGGCGGTCGCTTCGGTTTCCTTTTTGAGAGCCGCGCCATTTTCTGCCTCGTAACGAGCACGAACGGAGCTGGCCTTGCCTTCGGTGCGTTCCTTGTACTTCTCCTGCGCGTCAAGGATGCCATTGATGAGGGCCGGAATGTTGGTCGCGCGAATGCGCCATTTCGCAGCGATCTCGATCAATCCCTGCCGCTTCTTCTCGCGAGCAACTTCTTCCAGCTCATCTTCTGTATAGAAAGGAGCCGGCTGCTTCTCACCGGTAGCCGTCTCGATCAGCTCGGCAAGTTTCTCTGCATGCGTCTGCACACGCAACGGCTTGGCAACAACTGCCTGGGACAATCGGTTGCGGAGCATTTCCTCAGCTGCGCCGGCAGCGGTGATCGTACCGTCCTCATCGACCTCGGCAACGCGCATGGCAGCTGCAAGGCGGTTACGAACATGCGGCGGCCACTTCTCTACCGAGAGACCGTCCTTGAAAATCACGATGCCGAGTTCGCCGCTATACTTGGCATAAGCAGGCTCGATGATGCGAATGCGCTTAAAATCGTCCATTTAAAATATCCTCAAAACAAAAGGGGCAGGTAATCCTGCCCCAATTGTAGATAAATGTTTATCCATACTCAAGATTAAAGGTTGGTGAGACCCTTAATGCGAGCGCAGGAATGAGTGGCCTTCAGAGCGAGACCGGCATACCAACGAAGACGATAACGCTGAGCGTCAAAATCTTCGAGGTCGCCCATAGCCTTGACTTCGAGACCGGCATTGCCGCCAACGAAGATGCCATGGACGCCGTCAACTTCGTTTGCGCGGATCGCGTAGATCGAAGTGGTTTCCGGATCGCCTTCAGCAGCGCCCTTGTCGGTGCCGATGAATTCCGAGAACAGAACCGGGATGCCGTCGTAGACAGGAACCGGCTGGCCGAAATTTTCCAGCATGACGTGTTCAGCGGTGTTGCCGCCCATTGCACGCAGAAGACCCTTGATAGCGCGCCAGGTGCCGCGACGCATCATGAAGAAGTCGGCGCCGAGCGGAACCTTGTCCTTCAGCTCGTCCAGCATAGCTAGCGTAACGGCAGAACCTTCTGCATCGAGCGTCTGCGTCGGAACGATGAGGTTCTTGATGCCATCGAACTGCTTGTTATTGGTAGTCGCGCTACCATTGATGAGTGCCGAGCGGAACTGGCGGGACATGCCCTTTGCCTTCGCGGCGACCTGCAAAGCGACCTGATCATTGATGTTGGATTCGGAAATAACCGTGAGGTTATCCATATCCACCTGACCAATGAGCGCCTTGATGCGAGTGTCGACTTCCACGAAGGTCGAGGCGCTTTCTTCAAGCTCTTCGTAGGCTTCAACCCATGCACCTTCAGCATTCACGCCTTCGCGGGTGTACGAGTAAACGCGGTTTTCAGTACCGACAAAAGGAAGCAGCGAATAAAGAGCGTCCTCGGTTACGATTTCTTCTACCACACCCCGCTGAAAGTCATCACGACTCAGCTTGGATGCTTCAGACAACAGCAGTGGCATTTTCGAAAAACTCCAAATTAAAAATTCATAAAAAATGTCTCGGTTGTATAGACGTCGGTATAAACGCCTTAACCTGGGATGGCATTGTAAGCGATCATCCTATATATGTAAACATTTATTTATATTGCAGCCTAAGCGCTGCAAAACGAAAGGCGCGGTGAGCTATACCGCGCCTTATCTTTTCAGTGATCTGGATTGTTACTTGCCGCCTACGAAATTACTGGCAGAAGCACGCATTCGAGCAATTCCGGTGAGACCGTCACCCTTCTTGGCAGGCTCTTTGTCGCCGCCTGAATTGGTGCGAGATCCAGAGCCAGGCTTCATCTTCGACTTCATGATCGTGTTCTTATCGCTGTCAGCGTCCACGATTGCAGCGATTGCAGCTTCGAAGCCGAGCGCAACTCCTGCGCCATTGACGAGCTTTGTGCGGTCCTTTGCGCCAGCAGGCTTGTCGTAACCGATGACCTTGCCGTCTTCGATTTCGAAATGCGAGCCGTAGAGCTTGCGAGCCTTGGCAGGCGACAGGATCAGGTTTTCACCAATGAACGAGCTGGATGAGAATGAATTGCCGAGCGACAGCTCTTCAATCGTCTTGTCCTTATCGCCGATCTGTGCCGTCAGCGCGTCGATCTGCTCCTGAAGCTTGTCGGTTTCCTTCTTGTGGCTGTCAGCCATCATCTGCTTGACGCGCTCAAAATCGCCAGCCTTTTCGGCAGCGGTGCGGTCAGCGTCTTCCTTGGCCTGACGCGCCTGGTCTTCCTGACTGACAAGCTCATTGTAGCGCGCAGGATCGATGCCAGCGAACTTCTTCAGTTCGTCCTTGCGCTTCATGCTTTCGCGGAGCAGGCGCGCATTCTCGTCGTCGCGCTCCTTCAGCTTCTTGCGAAGTTCAACAACCTCATCGTCGCCGCCTTCGCCGTCACCCTTTCCCTCGTCATCGTCGCCGGACTTGCGATCACCGCCCTTGTCTTCGTCTGTGGTCTTGGCAGGTTCATTGCCATCCTGGCCGTCCTTGCCATCACCGCCACCGCCGCTTTTACCTTCCGGCTCCCAAAGCGGCATGCGTGCGAGGTATTTATTCATCAAAATATGCATTTTAAAAATCTCCTGATCCAGTCTCTCGGATCGCTAGAGTGGCCGGTCTCTTGGCCTTCTGTTGAAAATTGATGCAGCAATTGGACAGTCTCTCGCCAATTACTTAGATGGGGTGTCCTTCGTGACCTGTCCCTGACGCTTCGGCTGCGCTACGGACTTGTCCTTATCAGACGGTTGTTTGCCCTTGGCGGCTGGATCGTTCCCAAATGGCGCTGCTGTTTTCGCCACTTCGGAAGGCTTCCAATCGTCAATAGACTTGCCAATCTTCTGTTCCGCTTTCTTGTCGATCTGCGGAAACAGCTTCTTGGTCAGGTTTTTCATTTGGAGTTGACGGACTTCATCAGGTGCCGAGATCTTCTGAAGTGCCTCCGCAGTTGTCAGCTCATCCGCCAGCCGCATTACGTCGAACGTGGACGGATAAGTGACAAGCTTTTCGTCAACTGCGGTCTCTTCTCCAGCATAAGCGAGAACGCATTTGACAAGCCAGTTCTCCAGCTTCTCGCACATGAGAGCTTTGGAACGCAGCAGTGCGTTCACGCGCTCGAAGTCATATGCCTTAGCGACACCGGAGCTGTTATCGATACCGACCGAGTTGTCCTCTTTGGTGCGCTCACCAGCAAGGCCGATCGTGTGGTAAATTTCGCTGATGATCTTATTGATCACATCGAGAATAACGCCTGCCTGTTTGGGATCAGGCGAAATGAATTCAGGTTTTGAATGCGAACCGGCGCCACCGTCATAGGTGAAGACGCGCTTCGTCGACATTTCCAGGACTTTCTTGTTGTCGTCGTCAGCGCTCGATACCGACTGAGCCGGAATGGCAAGCTGCGAGAACGTCTGGTCCTGAATAATGGCGTCGAGGTTCGAAAGGTAGTTGGCGACCGTGCGGTCGAGATAGGAAATCTCGTCAATCAGCGACGAACACGCGTAAGGCTCCTCAGTCGGAGTGTGACGGAACAGCTCGACAGGAACGAAACCAAGGTCATGCGTGCCGCGCTTCGTCTCGATGACAGAAATGCCAGTACGCTTCTGATTGGCCGTGCGTCCGACGCCAGGTAGCGCCTTCGTGGAGCGCGGCTCGTACAAGATCCACTCTTTGCGTGTCCATACGCGGACACGCTCAACCAGATCGCCAGTAGAATTCAGATAGTCGGCGTCATCGCGAACGAATTCGCGGATCTTTACCCAAAGAAGCTGACCGTCGCCATCTTCATCGTAGGCCCAATCGAGAACGTCTTCTGCGTCCACGATATAGGCATAGATACTGATATCCTCCGCATCCTTGATCGAGATCGCGGCCTTGTCATCGAGCGGTGCATTGTTGTCCACCACGACCGCGCAAATGCCGGTCAGCGAGTTGGACGTTGAACCGGCGCGCACGAGCGTGTCGATATCGCCGCCTGCAAGAGTGGCCTTTGCCCAGAACTTCTTGATGAGGTCATGAGCGTCAGGCGAACGCTGAACCGGAGCCTTGAACAGATATTTCTGGACAAGCTCAACGACTTCCTTGGTGTGATTGAAGCGGTAGGCGCGCTCGATGCGCTTGCGGTATTCGCGAGTGCCTTCCTTGTAGTATTTGAAGATGTTGCCAGCAAACCACTCGCGGCCACCTTTGTAGGTAGCACGGCAAAAGCGCCAGTGATCCAGCTTCTGGTCGTATTCTGGGTGCCGTCTGAAGTAAAACTCAGACAGCATTTCCAATGATTCAGACAAGGCAATCTCTCAAATGAACGAATAAAATATGCCTATAGTGTATATAAACGTTTATCCATATACAAGGTCAAAGTTCGACACCCAGAATACGAGCCTTGCGAACAGGATGACGATAATCGGTAAAGTAGCCCAAAGCATCGGTCACGTGCTCGACGCCTAGCGACTTGTCAACTTCCTTGGTGCCTGGCTTGTAGATGGTCTGTTCAAGACTATCGATCAGCTTTTTGCACTTCCGGTCCACGCGCAGCCGAACCTGACCGTCAGCCGACATCAGCAGGCGATTCACAGAGGCCACGCGGTCCTGAACGGCAGGGTGCTTGCGCTTGAAATAGATATGCTTGAAGCCCTGCTCGCGCAGAATGTCGATAGAGGACTCGCCGCGATCGTGGTTGCGGTTGTTGCCGGCCGGATCTGGATAGAGCGACATGCTGTTGGCGTATTTGAAATAGCGCGACATGATTTCGTCGCCTGTCTCTTCGGCATTCGAGCCGTAAAGTACGATCTCATCAATCGCCCATATCTCGCCGTTCTTCTGCTCCTGCAAGACAACAGCCGACATCGGATCGATATTGAAGTCCATGCCGATATAGAGCGGCAATGTCTTGTCGATTGCCAGGTCATCAACATGCAAGTTGCGGTCGAAGGCGTAGTAAACGCGGCCAGACATGGTTTCGAACGATGCCTCGAACTCCTGGCGGAACGAGCGAGGGTCCATATCGGCGCGACGCGCTTCGATTTCTGCACGCGGAATAAATGGCGACGTGATGGTCGGAAACTGCCACGAGCGCCATTCATTGGCGACGATGTTTCCTTTTTCGTCCTTGTAGGTGTCGCCGCGCTGACCGAGAACGTATTTGTCATAGAGCCAGTTATAGGCTTTTGGCGTGCCGATGATCAGTGCACGGCCATTGGTAGAGGCGAGCGTCGGCAGTAGAACTTCCTGCCAGGTCGTCTCACGAATATCCTGCGCCTCATCGATCACAACAAATGTCAGGCCGACGCCGCGCAGCGTGTCCGGTTTATCCGCACCCTTCAGCTGAATGCGTGCGCCGTTCAGCAGATAGATGATCATGCGTGTTTCGTTTGGCGGCCGAGCCATCCAAGCTTGCGGAACGGCTGCTTTCAGCTCATCCCACATAATGTCTCGCGCCATCTGATAGGTCGGCGCAACGTACCAGACGAGACTTTTTGGATTACCAGCTGCCGTAATCAAACAGGTCTGGGAAAGGCGTGTCTTTCCCCAACGGCGGCCAGCTACAACAACGCGAAAACGCCGACGGTCCCGCATAACGAGAGCCTGACCGCGATGAAGTTTGACGTACTGATTAAGATCGGCCACGGATTATTCGTCCTCAAGCCCGATCGAATCCTGAAGATTGAGGTCATCAAGCGTTGCGTCCTCCGGCAAAGCGCCGGTGGATTTGTGATGAGCCAGAATTTCTTCATCCGTTAGATTTGCGATCACGAGATTTGGCAGATCAGTGTCGTCCACGTGGTCGTCGGCTTTGAGAATGCGCAAAGAGCTTTCGATGTTATCGACCAATAGCTTGTTAAAGCGCTGTAGAGACTTCAGGTCGTCTTCCGCGACTGCAACCGGTCTTCCTGACTTCACCGCATCGACAACTGATTTCTGGGCGAGCATTCGCGCTTGCTTGAGCGCATTCAGCCCAGACATTCGAACTTCTTCGATCATGTCGGCGCGGCGGTTGGCGAAACGCTGCGCTGCGGCTGCCGCTGCTTCAGCTTCCTTTCGGCTTGCTGCCGCAGCGGCATCAGTCAGCTCATGAACGCGGGAGGATTTCTTGACGCCGGCACGTTTGAAGCGATCGGAGAGATTCTGACGCGAACAGCCGTACCTGGCCGCAAGCTCGGTGATGCCAGCCTTGCCCAACTCATACAGATTGACGGCCTCTGCGAAATCCGCGTCCGTCAGCTTTCTAATCGGCTTGGAAGCATCATCTGCGCTATCCGCAGCTTCCTCAAAATCACTCATAAAAACGGCTCAAAAATTGTATAAATATTTATACAGTATGATGATTTCAGGAACAGATGTCAATTCCGCAACCTATGGTTACGTCTCGACACATTTTAGCCGTGTTTCAATGCCGTGCGATGTATATATATAATATAATACTAACTCTTATATATTTATCTTAATTTACATCGCGCGGATTTTTGAAACGCTGCGTCCTGATCCTAAAATCTGAAACTCTGCGGGACGCTTTCACGTCAGCTTGCGGAAATAGTAGTAGCTCTCGGAGGTCGGAAGCAGTTCCGCAACGTGACCTACCCTGCGGACCTCAACCATGCTGTGCTTCTTCAGGAAAGCGATTGAGACGCGGAGCGCATCGTAGCTTGGACCATATGACAGCTTGGCGGCCAGAGACTCGTATGTCTCCGGTGTGCCGGCATCCATCCCTTTCAGGATGTAGCTCATGATCTCTTTCTGCTTCTTGGATCGCTGGACCGGAATTCTCATGGCAGCACCAGTTTTTCGGTGGGCTTTTGATTGTCGAATGCCGACAGCGGCAGGATCTTCGGAATGTCGCGCTTGAAATCCGGATTGCGCCAGATGCCGTACATCGGTGAAGCCAGACCAATCTGCTGAATGCCCTTGATGCAATCGCGGATCGTCATGCGCGCAATACGACCTTCGGCCTGCACGCCGCCGCGCGTCGTGTTCTCCAATGCAGAGCTGCCGCCGTAGAATTCCTTCAGAACGACAAGAAGCTCTTCCTGGTGCTCGGCGGACATAGCTTCAGCCTCCTGCACAAGAGCCTCGAAATCCTGCGGGTTGGATTTGAAGTTCTTGCGGAAGAAGCGCATGACCTTCTCGTGATTGTTGGCGTTCATTGGCTTGACGAAATGGAAGCCTGCCTTCTGGCCGAAGTAATTGAACTTCGACATAGACGACTGGATTTCGATGAACTGCATGCCTTCCATACGCGAGACCAGATTCATCATCCGGTAGCCGCAGCCGATACCGCGGTACATCGTGTCCACGACAAAGCGCGACACAACGCGGAAATTCCGGTTGATGTAGTGGTAACGGTTCGTGTTGGTCAGCTTGGTCTCGCCTGCGCCTGGCTTCAGGTTCGGAAAGACCATGTTGCGCTCACGCACCATGCCCTTTGCAACGCCAGTTACGAGGACGCCAATTGTATCGCCGCGCAGCGTGAGCTTGAAGAAATGCGGACCAATAGGCAGCTTCTCGGCCTTGTAGTGAAGGTCGTGCAGAAGATCCCAATCTTCGACGGAGCCAGGCTCCACCATCATTTCATCCAAAAGCTCAAAACGCTGCACTGGCGAGCGTTCGTATTTTAAGATCGTCTCGTACTCAGGATGCATTCGGATCGCTCCCCTGAGCTTCTGTGTCGGTTTCTGACCTGTTTTTGAACAGCTTCGCGCTGATATGCTTGAACAGCGACCAGAACACGTCAAAAACAAGCCAGACAAGGCCGACAATCAAGGCCAGCGCGACAATCAGGATCGCAGCGACGATAAAAATGCCTTCAAGCTGGTAGCCCTTTGTTGCAATCATCAGAAAATAGTTTGCTTCGGCAAAAAACAGAGCCATTTTGTCAAGCAGCGACATTGAGAGCCTCCACAATGTCCGTGCGCTCGATATTCACTTTCTCACGGAAACGCTTGTCGATGAAAAGGTTCGGCGCCAGCTCGGACACAAGATCCGTGTGCGTCGTGGCGACCATGAAGATCTTGCCGAGGCGGCGCGCAACTTTTGCCATGTTGAATGCAACAGCCTTGGCGGTCACGCGGTCCAGGATGGCGCCGAATTCGTCGGCAATCCACACATCCGCGTCCTGTTCCATGACTTTTGCCAGCTTCAGGCGGTATCTTTGGCCGTCCGACAGCTCGCCTGGTTTGCGAATATAAATGTAGGCGTCCGAAATGCCGGCCTTCGCCAGCAATTCCGTCGCTTCGAGAGTGCTTTCTCCCAGAGATTCGATGACCGGAACATCCGGAAGCTCGACCTCGTTGAGATCCGCTACCTTCAGACCGCTTTCGCGCATTTTCTGTGACAGGTCGCGCAGCAGGAGTGATTTGCCGGAGCCTGACTGTCCAGTGATATAAACGACATCGCCTGGCGAAACTTCTAGCGCCAGATTGTCGTAAATCACGAATTTCTTGTCCGACAGACCCAGGCCAAATGCTTCAGCGACTTCCAGAACGCGCGGTGTGCGGTCCACGGATGTCGTGAAAGCACGATCAATTACGTACTCACTCATCATCTTCCTCAATAAATTCGGTGCTAAAATCGTCCTGCTCAAATGTGCTGCCATCTTCGAGAAGCTCAGGTGCCCATGCGCTCATATCGAGCATTTGCAGACGTGCTGAATCGAGCGCGCCAGCCATGGTGTAAGCCTGCGTCATGTTCGAGCATCGTGGATCGATGATCGTGTTCATGTGAAAGGGACCGTCAGTGGAGCTGGCAACAATGACGATACTTTCCAGCCTCCCCTGCTCTGCCAGCTTAGTCAGGTTGGCGAGATACTCGGCTATCCGGCCTTTCACTTCATCAAGCGCGACTTCCTTTTTCTCGGTCTTGGTTTCCTGAATAGCGTCGAGCGACACGCGCTTTCCGGTTTCCCGAAATTTACGCATGTCGATTACGTTGCTCTCCGTGTTCTCGTCGCTATTCATGGCAACAATCCTATTTTTATATAAATCTAGAAAATTAGGCCAAAGAAGCCGTGAGGAACTGCATGAGAGCGTCAGCACCTTTCAGGCCGGTCTGGGTTTCAATCTGCCGCATGAACTCGCGCAGCTGGCGCGACTGTGCAATGGGAAGGCGTTTGAAGCCGAGGGCATCCACCACAGGCGCTGCCGTGTCGTCGGTGTCGGCAATAACCTTGGCCGTTTCCTGTTTCTGCTCTTCGAGAGCAGCGCCAACGTCATCAACGAAGTGGTCGAAGCTCATTTCGCCCATATCGGCCAGCGTGAAATTGAGTTCCTTTTCGTCATAGCCAGTCAGTGACAGGTCCAGATCGATGTCTTCGGTCATGATCAGCTCATTGAGACGGCGCAGCTCTTCCTGCACCATTTCCTGATCATATTCAGTCGAGGCCACGCGGTTGTCAGCAAGCCGCATCGCGTCAGCTTCGGCCTTCGAGAGATCCGCGCGCACGACAACCGGAACCTTCGTCAGTCCAAGTTTGATTGAAGCCAGGCGGCGACCGTGGCCGGCGATGATCTCGCCATTGCCCCAGACGACAATCGGGCTGGAAAAGCCGAACTTCTTGATCGAGCGTGCAAGCTTCTCGATCTGGAAATCAGGATGCTTTTTGGCGTTGAGTTCGTAAGGAACGAGCTTTTCAACGTCCCAAAGTTCTACGGTATGAATCATTTTGCCTCCAGGGCGTAATCAAGTTCATCGAGAATGTTCATTTCCGAGCCGAAATCGTCGTCGCTTTCGCTCTTGGATGCGGCTTGCGGGAAAAACTGCGAGAGAATGTGGATTAGAGCGTCACCGGCATTGGTCAGCTCATCTTCCGTCGTGTAGCCGTGCGTTTTCTGTGTCTTGGCAACAAGTGCGGTTACGCGTTCTGCATCTGAAAGGGAGATTTTGAAGCGCACAACCGTGTGGGTTTTGACCGGCTTCGCGGCAACTTCTTCCTCAACGCCTTCAGCTTCGGCTGTCTCAGCATCGGTAGCCTCATCGCCGAGTGCATCGAGATCGATCTCGCCTGCCGTAAAAAGCAGCTTCAGATCAGTGTCGCCGTAGGGAAGGAATGACTGGATCTCATCGAGATTGCCAAGTTCCTTCAGAATATCGCCGAGGCCAACCGTATCGTCAGCGCCGTACCGCGCATTGTCGATGATGCCGATCTCTTTGGCATGACGGTCATCGATCTGGCCGAGATTGACGATCGGAACGTCTGTATGTCCAAGCTCAATCGCCTGTTCCCAACGGTGCTCACCGCCGATGATCTCGTAGCCGGCAATACCCGCTACCTCTCTGACTATGATCGGTTTGAAAAGACCGTTTCGCGTGATCGACTCTCGTATCTTCGCTTCATTGTCCGCAGACACGATGTTCGTGTTCCAGGGGTTCTTGCGAAGTGTCGATGCCGAAACCGTTAGATATTCGGGGTTTATCATGTGGACGTACTCAAAATAGATTTGTATAAATATTTATCCACATAATAGGCCAAACAACCGCTTTTGCAAGCCGTAGGAAACCATGATTACTGTCAAACTGGCGTCGAACGCCGTCATCGCGAAGCTGATCGACCCAACCAAGCAGGTTGTGAACCTCGTAAATAACCTTCTGTCCTATGAGCACTCGAATACTGGCTTCGGATCTCTTTCCTGGGATGGCAAGTCGAGCTTCTACAATGTCTCCAATCATACCTTTCCGGCAGGCTTCGCAGAGGTCGTGCGTGAGGAACTGACGCGTGCTGGCTTCAATGTGCATCACATCAAGAAACCGCCAATGCTACCGCTTGGTCCGGAATCTCCGATTGTAGACGAGTTCGGCAATGATGATCCAAAATACGATTACCAGTTGAAGGCGCTTCGTCAGGTCGAGAAGCATCAGAACGGCATCATTCGTGTGGCGACTGGCGGCGGTAAGTCAAAGATCGCCAAACTGATTGCCGCTCGCTTCAAGCGGATCACGCTTTTTATCACGACGCGCGGCATCCTACTCTACCAGATGAAGAGCCAGCTCGAAGATATAGGCATGAGCACCGGTCAGATCGGCGACGGAGAAATGAGTTTCGTCAAGGGTGTGAACCTCGGCATGGTTCAAACTCTTGTTCAATCACTGGAAGAGCCGGATTTTCGCGCAGAACGTCGAGCCATCATTCAATCAATCAATCTCAGCAAGGGCAAGAATCCGAATATGCCCAATGAAGAGATCGATAAGCTCGCGCAGGATAATTATGACCGCAAAAAGCGCCGGAAGATGGCCATTGAGAAGTTTCTGTCTCTGGTCGAGGTCGTAATTGGTGAGGAAGCGCACGAAGCAGGCGGCGAAAGCTACTTCAAGATCCTGCAGTATTGCAAAAATGCTCAGATCCGCGTCGCACTGACCGCCACACCGTTCATGCGCTCGTCTGCCGAAGACAATATGCGCCTCATGGCGGCGTTCGGACGCATTCTCATCGACATTTCCGAAGAGGAGTTAATTAATCGCGGCATTCTGGCAAAGCCATACTTCCTGTTCCGAGACGTTCCAGCAGCAGTGAAGCTCTATAAATCGACGCCATATGAGCGCGCCTACACGCTTGGCTATATCGACAACACCAATATGCATGAACAGGCACTGGAAGATGCCCTGTTAGCCAGAAGCTACTCCCTGCCGGTATTGGCACTGATTGCTCGCAAGCGCCACGGACAGGTCATTCTGGAGAAATACAAGGCTGCCGGTCTGAAGTTTGCGTTTTTGCAGGGCGAAGACAAGATGGGTGAACGTCGCGAGACGCTGCGTAAGTTGAAAGATGGTGAACTGGATGGCGTTATCGGCACGACTATTCTGGACGTAGGTGTAGATGTTCCAGCTATTGGTCTTGTGCAGCGCCTGGGCGGTATGAAGGCGGAAGTACAACTTCGGCAACAGATCGGTCGTGGATTGCGCGCCAAGAAAGGCATGCCGAACTTTGCATTTTTCATCGACTACTCGTCCAACGCTCCGGACGTGCTCCGCGATCATGCGCGCCAGCGTGAGAATATCGTGCGCAGCACGCCTGGCTTTGCAGAAGGTATTGTCGAACAGCTGCCTTGGGAAATCTTTCAGGAGTTCAAGAAAGCAGCCTAAAAAAAAGACCCCTGCTCTATGAAAGAGCAGGGGTTTCCTGAACAAAACAAGAAAATGACACAAGGTAAATCATGACGTGGAACGTCATGAGTTTGTCTATACCTAAAAGTTAAGGTTGTGTAAACATTTATTTATATTTTCATAGATTTATATAATTCTAGGTTTAATAGGTTGTTAGGAACCTAGATTATAAGGTAAATCAAACATTGATTTGCCACGAGGATTCCTATGGAACCGGTCATTATTTCCTGTCTCAGCCAGAAGGGCGGCGTCGGAAAATCCACATTGTCGCGCATGATTGCGGTTGGCTATGCGAGCAATGATTGGTCTGTGAAGATTGCCGACTTCAACACCACACAGCTAACCTCCTTCAAATGGAATGAGAAACGCAAGGCGGCCCAATACGAGCCTGCGATTGATGCAAAGCCTTATGCCAAGCCGTCCATGCTTAGCAAAGAGCGCGTCGATCTGGTTGTGGCCGATGGCAAGCCAGACAGTCACGATACCTCGCTCGATATCGCCCTCGCCTCTCGTCTGATCCTTATTCCGACCGCGCCGATCGCAGACGATGTGGAGCCGCAGCTCGCGTTCGCGCTGGAGCTGGTCGATAAAGGTGCCAAAAAAGATGATATCCTGTTCGTCATCAGCAAATCCGTCGATAGCGCGATTGCCGTCAAGGAGACGCGCGAATTGATTAGCGGCGGCGGTTTCAAGATCGCCAAGACCGAGATCAAGTTCCGACCGACCTACGCGTTTGCGAACTCGACAGGACTAGCGGTGCAGGAAGTCAAGGTTGCCACGCTCAAGCGTGACGCCAAGCGTCTTCTGACAGAAATTTATAAACTGGTTGATGAGCGGACAGGAGTGTGAAGATGGCAGACGATGAAGAAGACTACACGCCAAAGAAGGCACCGCGCACCGCACAGCGCTCGTATTTTGCCACGTCGCTTGATACCAACATCAAGCCAGCGGATAACATGCGCGCCAAAACCACCTCACAGCTCAATGTGATCGTGGATCGTGAGTGGCATCGTAAGCTGAAGGGCGCAGCTGTCGCGGTCGATAAGACATTGACCCAGGTGATCTATGAGGCAGTGGACCTTTGGTACAAGGAAAATTCCAAGGGCTGACAACGAAAAAGGGCGGGTCACATACATGACAACCGCCCTTTTGACTGAAAATTCTTTCGTGCTGAAAATGTAAATAAATGTTTATACAGATTCACCTTTATATTCAAGCTCTTTTTGGGTGACGACGGGATCTTTTTCGCGTGTTGGCGGCTGATACTGAATTACCCAGAGCGTGAAGGCTGCGAAGAGAAACAGGATGATCATTCGGATCATGAATTTCGTCGCTTCATCCAACAAGGCAGTCCTCCACTTCAGAAAGGTGGAAGCTTTCACCCTCTTCAGTCACGAAGGACACTACTTCGCGACTGGTGCGAGCGTCAAAGCCGTAAATATCCAGAAGGCTCTCGATGCGAACGGTTGAGCCGTCAGCGTATTTGACGATCCGGCGCTTCAGCGACACGTGCACGATATCACCGCACATAATAGGACCCCCTTACGTGGTGATAGACGGAAGAGTGAACCGGTCCATCGACAGCGCGCTCGATCTTCTGAAGGGGGTAATCGCAGACTGTATCGAATTTGATGGCCGCATGAATGGCATCTTCGGCAGACGCTCCGGCATGCATGGCTCCCAAGGCGTATGAACCGCCACTGCCAAACGCGAAGTAAGGGGCTTCGAGTGGTCCGGTTGGAAAGCGGCAATTGTCGTAGTAGAGAACAGATCCATCCGGCTTCACGACGAGCATTGCGAAATCGATCTCGCATTCAGGATCTGGAAACTCTTCTTCCTTGAAGCCTCCCCTCCCCCACTCAGCCAGGCGCTCACCAAAGCCGACGATCGTGGAAACGACGCCAACGAGCGTTCCATCTTCCAATGCATGAATCTTGCGCTTAGCGCCGATTGGTCGATGAGAGCCGCTCCAGGCACGAGTATCGGCGCACATCACGCCGTCACGATAGGCAATCACACTCATCGGATTACCTCGTATTCCCTGTAGAACACGTCCTGCTTCCAGACAGATAGCCGATCGTCCTTGAGAACTATCATGTCGGCAGGATTGGCGTGCAGCGTAACGCTGCCTTCTGGTAGCGGAGAAACGAACGACACATAAACGCGAGGACGCTCACCATTCTCGCTGACGACTTTAAGTTCGAAGGCGACTTTCCGCTCCTGCAGAAAAGCGATTATGGCGCTGATCGCGTTGAAATCTACGATCTGCGCCTTAACCCTCTCACCCTTGGTACGGTAGAGATTGGCCATTACTCGACCTCGGCAGCCAGAATTGGCACAACGCGATCGTTGTCTGTCAGGCCAACGTAATCACCTGGCTCAAGAGAGGCGAATTCGCCTGCAATGGTCGGCACCTCAATGCTCCAGCGGCCAAGCTCGGCGCTCTCATACGCGATGATGTTCGGATCGAGCGATGCGCAGCACATGGCGCTTTCTTCGGTGCCGTCAAAGCTGGCGCAGGTCACGTCGCCATAAATGGGGTGAATGCCTGAAAGCAGAGTTGGGGTAAGTTTCATCTTGCTCATTGGAAAAGTGTCCTTGAAACGAAATTAGGCAGTCAGATGCTTGACTGCCCACATGACGGCTTCTTCGATTTTGGTTTTTGCGATGGAGAGTTCGCGGCTGGCGCCAAGGCCATCGACAAGACTATGGAATTCGAGGCCCATATCCTTAACCTTGCCCATGTTCGCCTTCTCCTCATCGGAGAGAACACGGTAGGCATGGCGCATGGTGTTGTTGACGGTGCGTTCGTCAGACGTGCTTGAAACGGATTGAGACATAAAGGGTCTTTCGGAAAAGGATTAGCAAATCAATGATCCGAACATATGCACCGCAGAAATATAAATCAACGTTTATTTACAAACCGGAGGAACGAACGCCTGTCTGTTGGCGGTTGGGTATAGGAACCGGAGGATAGCGAATAAGGGATTGTGGGGATTTTAGAAGGTGCAGCGGACCGGAGGAACGGTTCAAAAATCGTGGCGCACAATGAAGGCATCCCCTAGCTAACCTGTTGATATCTCTAAGACTTCGGTGCATCCCGCGTTGCATAAAACGTGAAAGCTGATAAATTCAAATCATCGAAAGCGAGCAAGCAAGTCTCGCAACGATGCACAAAAACAAATATGTATAAACGTTCACACAACATGAGGTAATGACAATGACTAAGAATGTAGCAAAGAAGCAGAACGCAACGAACAATGCACCAGCTCAAAACAAGTATGTGCTTGCGCTCGCAACGCGTATCGACGCAGAAGTGAAGAAAGGTACTATCAGCGCACCGAACCTGAAAATGCTTCACAACATTTCTCTTTTGCTCGGTGTAAAGCAGGTTGAAGAATTGCTTGATAGCGTTCAATGCAATGTCGGTGTTTTCACGCAAAATATGTATGCGCTCAAGAAGCTGCAAAGCATGTTGAAGTTTCTTATCGATGAAAGCGGTAAAGCAACGCTTGACGCATTTCTTGAACCTGCAATGAAGACTATCAAGCTTTTCATCGTGAATGAGCGTGAAATTTTCACCTCACTTGATAGTCGCAAGTCGTTCTCGCATGACTACATTACTGACAAGAGCGAAAGCGGTATGTATGCAATCAAGCGTGGTAAGACGAATTGCGACGCTGCAACGTGCGACACGCAATCGTCGAGCAATAGCGTTGTTCTTGAAGGTCTCAACATTTTGAACCTTTTGAGCGCTGAAGAGCGTGCAACGTTTAGCGGTCGTTTCAAAACGCATAAGATCAATACCGAAAACGCTATGCTGAAAGCGGTACTTGCAAAGCTCTAATCGTAACCTACCGCGCTAGTGAAATATCTAGCGCGGTTCGCTCAAATCGAGTCACAGACGCGCGTTAGCAATAGCGCGCGTATCATTTTGCGCAAAAATCAAAACGCGTGTCAGCGGTCAAATTTGACGCTTTTTGACCTTTGCGTGAAACATTGTTGTGAAACATATGTTGCAAGCGCACTATCAGCAGTCCGATAATCAGCGGTCCAGCGCCGCGTCCCGCTCCCCTTTCCTTATGGGCAATGCTCTCCATTCCCCTGTGAGCCGAACGCCATTTTCCGCCGATCCTATTTCGTGCCGCCTCCCCTACTGGATTATCCGGTGGCTCGGCTCCTGGTCGCCTGCAATCCTGTCCTTCTAGATTCCTGCAAGGCTGCGGACATGGAATTCTTGCTTCCTAGGCTTCTACCTTCCTAGTTTTCTGCAATTCTCCCCTTCTCGACATCTAGCAATGCCGCAACGTTCGCTTTGAAGGAATATAGAAATCTAGGTATCTATAATCATACAAAAACAGATAAATAGGTAACACATATGAAAACCTTCATTCTGCTCGCAATCGTCATGACGCAAACGCCGCAAGACGTATCAACGCATGACTATGTGGTTGATTATGGTCTGACCTACGAGGATTGCGTCTCTGCACAGTCCGCAGCGCGTCAAAGCGCTGTACCGGTCGATCAGAACGGCATTCGCGTCTCGACCACTTTCGCATGCACGTCGGAGAGCTGATATGAGCGATGTCTCTCCGAAGCTCTGGTACAAGCAGTCCAAAAAGAAAAAGTCACTCACGGACAAGCTGATTGAATCTGACAAACGCAGCTTTCAGCGGATCGACCAAATGTTTGGCCGACCATACCGTAATCAGACAGGTGTGAAATTCGAAAGTCTGCGGGAGCTGAACCGGTTGGGTCTGGTTTAAAGGGTGAGGGCTGCTCGTGATGAGCGGTCCTTCTCGCTGTCTGGGCAAATCCATAGGATCATCCGGTGGACGGCCTGTACGGAAAAGCCACTGGCCTGGTTCCTATCCGTCGATCCCGCGCGCCTGTGAGACGACAGCCAGCCCCGCAGCCGAAGCGCCAGCCCGTCGATCCCGTACGGATGCCGGTTTCCTAAGCCGCGACCTATATTTCTAGCCAATCCCATTCCTAGAGCTGTAGAATCCTAGATATGAAGAATTGAAGGGTTCTAGCGGGTTTCACGCACAGCTCACCAGGTTCGGCTCTGTGTACGTCGGCCACGTCCAGTTCCAGGTCCAATGTTACCGCGGTGGAAAGGCGCCTAAGCGCCTACTCTCTTATCGCTCCTCACGTGCGAGCTTTGCAGCGGCGATCAGCTCGGCACGCTCACGCTTGCGCTTTGCGTGGAACATACGCTCTGCACGACGCGAGCGATCGATGTCCTTGAAGCGGTCTTGCACCATGTCAGGGAAGTCATCACCGAACGAGGTGCGGCTTGTCAGAACCTTCTCGACGGCTGCTTTGTTACGCGCATACACTTCCTGCTGCATTTCTTTGAGGATCTGAAGCTTGCGGACCGGCGAGGTCTCGCGCTTGGAGACAGGTTGACGTGTGAGATTGGTGATATCGGCAGTCGCAACGGCATTCATCATTTCGGAGACGTGAACGAGTTCATTGGCAATCTTGTCTGCGATCTGAGTGGCGTTGTTCATGTTACCTATCCTTCTGTTTTTCTAGAGCTATTCATTTGTTGCTCTCTATGAATCTAGTTTTATAGAAAGCTAGATAAGCCTAAAAACAGAACGTTGCGGATCTAGAAACATTTGTAGCGGGTTCAGATGGGTGAAACCTGGTGAGCTGCTCGGCGTTGGGACAGGGAACGGGATCAGCCGCCACAGCCTCGGCCTGGTCCGCATAGCCTGGTAAAGAAAAAGCGCCACATGGGCGCTTTAGATCAGACGTTTATGGAAAACAGAAATACGCCATCTATGACGGTAGGTCGGTGGGCGGCTACAGCATGTTTATGCGCCTTGAGGAAATGATAGAGAACCTCGGCTGCATAATCGTCTTCCGCATCACCTGTGTGGTCGGTGGTATCGCGAATTCCGAAGATACGCGAGTCGATATAGGCTTCGACCAGAAACGTCTCGTTCGGCTCTTCTAAGCGACGAACATCTACCGTCATCGAATTGGACGCTGGATCGTAGCTGTTCAGGGTAGCGGAATAGCTCATGGACATAGTATTTACCTTTCTAGCGTTCTATGAAGCTAGATTTATAGAAATGCAGTTACGCCTAAAAGCGCGATGTTGCGGGTCTTTCGAGGTCTCGATAAGGGCTGACGTACCGGTAGAAGTCCTCACCCATCGCATTTGCATGCATTTTGACGTTGGCGACTTCCAAAAGCTTCATGAGGTCATCTTCTCCGCGCGTCAGGTAAGCGTTCCATAGCCAACGCCACGGAATAGGCTCATTGATGAATTCCAGCACAAAGCGCTTGAGACGTTCCGGAAGCAGCCGTCTGATCTGCTCTTCCTCTTCGAGCGTCACGCCATCAGTTGTTCCGTTTGTCAGCATGGTCATGCCTCCAGCATATAAGCGGCTTGGATGTGGCTCTTGGTCGTCAGATCGGCGAAGAAGTCGATCACGTCTTCCCAAACCACCTTTGGCAGACTGCGGCGCTTAGCGGCGACCAGCTCCTGGAACTCCTCATGCGTCTGATCGCAGAGCTTATCGGCCAGGTCAGTGGCGACAGACCGCGCTAACTTGGTCTCAAGCGCTCGCAGGTAGGTATGTTCTGCCATTTCTCTATCTTTCTAACGATTTAGCGTTCTGCATTTCTATGAACATAGATTTATAGAAAGATAGATACGCCTAAAACGCTGAAATTGAGGCGCTGACGCGTTCCGTGTTGCCAACTGGTGGAATTGTGCTCAATGAGCCACCGGACGCGCCTATGGCTCTTCCTATGGATTTCTCACGACCGCCAGCGCCGCTTCCTGGTCCTGTTTGCCTTATGAGAAATAACCGCCGTTCCCGGAAACGGAGAAAGCCAGGCGCGAACCTGGCTATTCCGTAGAGTAGGCGCTTAGCGGCGTCAGACCAGCTTCAAAACATCCGCAATCCGACGTGTCTGCGGTCCGTCGATCATCTGCCAAACTTCAACGCCGTTCTTCATACCGGTCTGCTTGGCAATTCCCAGAACTGCCATGGCGTTGAGAGTAGAGGATGACTGCGTGCTCGCCACCGTCGATTTGACTGTGTGGCGCACAAGGTGCTTGTGCCAGCGCTTCTGCTCGTCCTTCAGACGGATATCAGCACTCGCTGCACACTTGGCTGCGTCCATGGTGAATTCGTCGCCAGCGTTCATGAAATTCCACATGGTCTTGAACACGGCATTGTTGATGGCGTTTCCGATCGCACCAAAATCCATCTGCTGCACGAATTTACCCACCTTCTCGATGGCGTAGACGTTGAAGCGCTGATTATCGCGGTGATGGCGATTGATGAAGCTCGGATCAACGTCACAGGCGAGCATACCGCGTGCACCTCGGATCGAGGCAAGAATGCTTGCACAGCCGTGAAGGGTCTTCTGAATGCGGTCGTTCGCCTCATTCTTCTCCTTCTCGTAAACCGCACGTGTCACAAACTCGGCTCGAATGCGCTCGCAGAACGCTTCCACCTGCTCTATCTCGATGGCGTCAGCCGTAACTTTGAGATTGCCGTCGATATAGATCCGCTCGATGACCGGAACGTTCAGCTGCTCCTGTCGAACAGCCTCGGCCTGAATGATCTCCTTGGCCTGGTCGGCATAAGCATCGAGCTTCGCCTTCTCTGCTTCTTCCTGAATGAGCGCGTCCGCAATCAGAGCGTCGAGGTCGTGGGCGTCAGCGGCGGTAAGATTGAAAATGTTTGCCATGTCATTACCCTTGCTTTGTGAGTGACCGCTTCGTGGCGGTCTTTCGTTGTTTCTGACTACCGTTTTAGCAAAGGTGAGCTTGTTCCTAGAAGCGCGGCGATGCGGACCGCAAGACAAACAATGCGGAACCGAAACCCATCGATAGCCGCGAGATTCAAGGAGTTGGACACATTCCCGACGTGTTTGGAAGCCGTGCGATGTATATATAATATATATCTAGGAATGTAGATTTATATAAATGTACGGAACTTGGCTTCCAAATGTTGCGGTTCCTAGAATTAAAGGAATGCAGGAATCTAGGAAACTGCGGACATGAGAGGCTCGCGGGAATGGGTGCGGCGGTTCCGGTGGCTGGTCCAGAGTGGATTAGGCTGCGGATCTGGAAGGAGGGGAGCGGGGCGGTTGGCAGGAAGAGGGCCTGGCTGGCGCCGCTCCACCATCCTTCGTTACGTTTCTCTCCACCTCTCCCTTCTCACGCTATCCACTCATCTACACCTACCCTCTACCTCTCGCTATTTCTCACAGCCTACTCTCCACTCATACGTCTACTCTCTCGCCACTTCTCTCATTCACGTAGCCACCTCTCTACAGTTCTCACTCCTACGCATATGCTCTTAGCTGTTTCTCTCTATGAGCCTTTCTTTCTGTAATTCTAGAATTCTATATCCGCAGGTAGTTCTCTTTCTATGGATCTGTCTCTGTAGGTTTCTATGAGGCTTTCTCTCTATATGCCTATCTTTCTAGGTTTCTGTCTTTCTATGAGGTGAGAATTCTCCGAGGTTCTTTTCTCTACCGTTTCCATTGGGAATTCAGCGTTTCCAGTGGGTGCGTTCTGTATATGGAAATTTGGTGCCGGTTCCGGTCGTGGTGAGTTCTCTGTTTTGGTCTACCGGATCGGAAATAGGTGAGTAGGTTTCTAGAAGCCTAGCTTTATGGATTTCGAGCGTTGTTCACTTCTATGTTCCGGTAATTGAAGATAGCTAGTTCTCTACTGTTCTAGATATCTAGAAAGCTGTCAGATTTGAGCGCTGAGAAGCGTTCTCATGTTTTCGCTTATGATGTGACCTGAAATTTAAAAACGCTCGTCAGTGAGCTTCTATGAGGTTTCCGAGGTTGACGTCCAAAAAGGTCGTTTTGGGCAGTTTCTGTCAACTGCGTGCCAAGCTCGCGCTAAGCTGACGTAAAGGAGAACCAAAATTCGAGGGGTTGCGTTCTCTTGGTATTTTCAATCTCGGTAGGTGAGGACGGTCAACTCTCGGTCTCTATACGTAAAGCTGACTTGTCAGAATGTGCGTCTAGAAAGCGGTGGATTCAGTTTTCGCTTTGGGTGTATGTTCTCGTTCTGTTCTTATTGGAGTGACGAGACATGAACATACATCCGGAGCTACGGTTTCGTATTGACGAGTGGCATCATGACTGGAGGGGGATTACCGAGGTACTCGGAGCTTTGGCTAATTTCGATGTCGCTGTGTCTGCCTACGACAAAGTGGTTGAGCTGCGGCCTCACAGGAACATCACCTTACGACAAGGCGCCAGAGTGTTACGAGAACACAGTCCGGCGCCTCAGAAGAGAGTAGGGAGTGATTAGCGAGCAGTGGTGCCCTTCAGGTGGTGCCGCACGCTGCGCAGAGGCTGTTCGGTTTCAAAGATCGCATTTCTCACGAACACGAAACTGGGTTTTTTATTCTCAGCAGCGTGTCTGGCTACGATGTTGCGGATCTTTCCCTGAACTTCTTTTCGCCGCGTGAGCCGCTCGATCAGGTCGGCTTCGTAGTCATACTTTGCGACATTCTGTGGCGACTTCACAATCCAGCTGAGTTTGTCGGACAACTCGACGCTCGTCTCATCTTGGGAGACAGTCTCGGCGGCTTTCGTGGCTTCTTCCTCTTGAAGACGCTGACGCTCGGTCCGAACAAATTTCAGCTCCGACTGCATGCGTGCACGGTCTCGCCATGACATAAAGCCGCCAACAGCGATGGCTGCTATTACGATGCTCATAAAACTCAGGACATATAACATCGGTGTCATTTTAATCCGCTCCTGCGGCTAGGCGTTTACCACCCAAATATAAGACGAATGCGACCGCTACGCAAATCAGGGACAGAACGAACGTGCTATCCACGTTTTCATTGTTATTCACCATTATGCCAATAACAAGACTGAGCACGCCACTGGCGAGAATGCCTACGCTAAGCTGTCCGGCGACACTTGCATCATATGCTCGCTTGGCGGCGATCTGTCTTTCCAGCTCCGCCTCACGCTCGGCGAATTCTTCTAGCTGAGTTTTTCCGAGATTGATCTGCATAAGAGGCTCTTCATTGATTTGATTCCGCTTAGCATAAAACGAAACAGGAGAGAAACCGGTGACATGGCTTCTCTCCTGTTTTTGGTGCGCGCATTGGCAAATACACGGCTCTCGCTGTTCGTGCGATACACGGCCAGATCACATGAAAGAATGGAGGAACCCATGCTCTGGCTGCCGATGTTGTTTCATGACTGACACGACCTTCGGCTGCGCGTCATGTCATTGCGGGAAAAAGACAGAAAAACCGCAATGACTAATTCTCTATAACTATAAACCTATAATTCTATATGTCTAGAAAAATTCAAAACTTGAGTTCTGGGATTCTAACAGCAACTACCTTGTAAATGTTTGTTCTGATTATTCTTTTTAACAAATTGATTTCAGGGTATCGATAGGACAGTAGATATAAAAAAGAGGAGCTGCGAAGCTCCCCTTTTGATTGGCACACATTAGAGACTTCTAATGTTTTCTAACTCCGAGAAGCGCTGCCACTTCATGCCAGGCTTATTGCACCAATGGACATTTGAGCTGACATCCGTAAGCGAACCATCTGGATAAAGACCAGCCGAGTGGGACTGAATCCCGGTGTAGGCTCCATAGGAATTCTTGGCATTTGCACGGAAGCATACGAAGCGAACGTCCTGACCGTTCCGCTTGCCGTTCGGCATCGTGTATGAAATTTCCGCATCACGGATGGAGTAGGGGTCTTTCATGTGAACACGCGCATGCTCTGCGATACTGCGGCGGTCGGCTGCAGTCGCTGGCTTCTGGCCGGCAAGCATATTGTCGTTGACGTTTCCGGCAGTTTGACAGCCGGTGAGTGCCAGCAAGGCGAGTGGAAGAATATAGCGGATCATAAAAGCCCCTTTCGTGATGAAATTCAGTCAATAGGAATGAATTAAATGGCGTTCAATAATTATTCTACACGGCACTGAAAATAGCCGCTGATTATGCACTTAACGTCGCCAAGGCCAGTAGGGCAGGGTAGCCATAAAATTTCTAGCCGCCTCGATTGGCTTATCAACGCTCCGAAATTGCTGTTTCTCTTCGACTGAAATGGCGAATACCTGACCACCCATTCTCAAAAAGAGCTTGTTGTGATCCATACCGATCTCAGCGGAGCCATCTTCTGGTAAATGATCTTGAAGGGCTTCGCCGATATGATTGTAAACATCATTCTTTGTCGTCATCTGCAGGCTCCTGATTGATCCCGCAGTTATAAAGTTATTATGCTGCTTTGGCGAGCGCAGCTCGTCCCTTCCATGGAGTTGTTCGCTCAATCAGTTTGCGTTCGAGAAATGCCGGATCGTTGCTCTCGATAATGTCGAGGATCTCATAGCAGCGACCATTCCACTCGCAGATTACGAGACGATGCCAGCCTTCAGGCTTGTCAGCTGGTGTTTCCCAAATGAGCTTGAGAGAATCCATGTTTTGTTTCCTTGCGTTTAATAATCCCGTCAGTCGGGAGCAACTGACGGGACTTTAAGCGCACCTTTTACGCGTTACTTCGATGCGCTATTGCCGGAACCTTCACCGCCTTCGCCACCGGAGGTATCACCGCCAGACGATGCGGAGCCTTCGGAGCCAGAATTGCCTGCGTTGCCCTTGCCGCCATTTTCACCCTTGCCGCTTTCGCTGTCGCCGCGATCGGAGCGTTCGGAGCGGCTGGCGCCCTGGTGCTGTTCGCTCGTGAGTGGAGCCGCCTCGGCATAGTTTGCGTATGCGAAACCACCGACAACGATGGCGCCTGCTGCAAGAAGAACGTACTTGAAATTGCGCATAATATTTCCTTTCATGCTTTTGTGATCTTCAAAATCGAACGTTCCGAGTATTGTTGTGGTAAGCGTTCGGGAAACCTCATGTATTGCAACATGAGGAAACCAAAATGCTTCTCTAAAAATCTCTTGTTTCTTATTCGTTGCTCATGATTAATATAAACATTTATACAAATGGGTAGACAGCGGACGATTATTGCTTTGTTTTTGAATTAATAAGGCTGCATTGATGCAGTTCTTTGTCTGCTCGATGTTTGGCGAGCGTGAGCATTTCGTCATCTGCCAGCGTCAGCACATTGAGCGTCTGGAGCGCTTCGGACGCATACACTTCTCCGAATTTTGGATCGCGCTGCGAAATGCCGGTGATGTTGTCCAGAATGTCCGCGCATTTCACCAGATGAGCCGTTTTGCTTGCGAGAGACAGGCGACGACGGTCCTCAGCCTTACGTGTCGCTCGATTTCCAAATGAGCGATCGACGTTCGTAAGCTCAACGACAGCCTTGATCATCTTCTTGGCGCCAGGAATATGCTTGAACTCGCTGCGCAGCTCCTCGGCCGTAATTTTCGTGTCCTCGATGACGTCGTGTAGCAGCGCCGCAGCCAGGACAATGTCATCCTCATAGCCGTAGTTACTCAGAATGCAGGCAACAGAAATCGGATGAACGATGTATGGCTCTGTCGAGTATTTGCGGCGCTGATCAATGGCTGCGTGTGCGCCAGCGGCGTAGATGCGTGCACGGAAGGCGAGGGGCTGCGTTATTGGATCGAGCTTCATTGTTTCACCACTGGATCAGGTTGGCGGACGGACTGACATAGCTGGCGGCCACGAACAGCGCATAAACACCTACGGAAATAAGAAAGAGACGTGTCATGTGATTCCTATGTGTATAAACATTCATTTACATAGCATGTCACGAAAAGCAACAGGCTCTGTCTCGATTGTTCATTGATCAGCACAGCCCCTCGTACGTCAGCACCATGTAGGAATGCGTCTTCGAGGAGGGTGAAGTGCGGATCGTGAGCAATCAAGCGATTACCCCGTTCAAACGCTTTGCGCTGGCGGTCGTCCAGCATGGCGAGTTCTACGGATTGATTATTCTCACCAAGACTGCCCTGACGGGTGCGGTGACAGTTCATTCCCTCTCTGACAGCGGCCTTCAAATTGCCTCGGCATGTCACTCTAGCGCTCGTCGGCGAAGAGGGTCTGAATATGTGATAACCGGTACATTTCTTTCAGCCGGGGCTTCATTTCACGGAGGGAGCCACCCTCACACTATCTTCCAGGTCATTTGTGCTGCTCCAGCTCGTCAATTATGGCTGTTCTACATCGAAACCTTCGGCGACCCCCGCATCACCGGGATATTTGCCGTGCTTGTCGCAAATCATGACCTGAAGGACTTCGTAGTCCTCGCGGCCGAGATACTGCCCTGCCTGGACGGTGAAGTCGGCCTTGGCGCGCTCACCAGTCTTGCGGATCTTGAAAGGGAAGGTCCAGTCGATATCGAGCATACCTTCTTCGAGCGGCGATTCCGCGTTGCGCATATGAGTGCCAACGGCATTCAGCATCATCATCATGACATTTGGTGGAAAGCTGCCGATCAGAAGGAGTTCTGGGAAACCTTGCGGTGCATTGCCGACAGTGTATGCGAAGCTGTCTCGCTTCTGCTCAGGATCGAAGACGCCGATAATGTGCTGTCCGGCTGTCTTGATGTTTTGCTCGATGACGCTGCGCATTTGTGTACCTCTTTAAATTCTCTTGATGTTTAGAAGTTAGCAAACGCGTTTGAGGGTAAGAATTGGAAGTAATTACGGCTCAATAGTATTACCGTTGCCGTCCTTGATCTTGAAGATGGACTTATCATAAGTCATGTTTTCAAAACGGTACTCACAGACGGCACGCCAGCCTTTCGAGAAAGCGAGGCTGGTTTCTTTCCTGATTGTGTAGAGTGCGTCCCTGTCCGGCACGTCACCTTTAAAAGCGCTTCGGATAATTTCGAGCGAGGCATCGCGGAAGAAAAGATCCGTCGGGTTAGATGGGCTGCTCCGTGTATATACGGCTTCAACGTCCTCGCGTTTTGCTCCATCCATGCGCATGCGTATAATTTTGTCGGCCATTCCTTCGAAGGAAGAACAGGCAATTTGGACGCCAATAGATGGCTCTTCGCTATAAGCTGTGGATGTGGCCGCCAGGAGTGAGGCCAATACGAGTAGCTTTTTCATTGTCGAGTTCCGGTCAGATAATGGAAAAGCCGCTTTAAAGCGGCTGCAAATTCGAGGCAATGCGGCATTTCCGATAACCATCGATAATCTTTAGTTATCAGATGTCAGCATTATTCTGAAAAAGCGTCACAGTGACTTAACCTAACGGCTAGATAGGTTTGGGACACTGCGAAAATGGAATAGAAATCAATAACTTGATTCCTCGACAATCGCGCGGGCCTCATCCACGGCACAACGCAAACACTCACAGTCCGACGAGTGCATATCTGCGGTTCGAAAGGGATTCGCGGCGTCGTAAGCGTCAACGATCCTGGTGAGGGCATTCAGTTTGCGCTCGTGAACAGACGGAATTTCGAAGTCAGGATCGCCGAAATCGAGACCGAGCGCGCTAAGAATGGCATGACACCGGTGTTTCCAGGACTTTTGCGTCTCGGAAGCTGCCTGCTTTGCGTCTTCAATTCGCTGTTTTGTCGTCCGCATCACGACCACCACTGTGCAATGACAGGACGAAGCTGATTGACACCTTCGTTGTCCATGACGCCGAGTTTCGTCAGATACCAACGGATCGACGAGTGCACGGCAGGCACAAGGTCCGGTCGCTTGCGCAGCTCCGTAAACATTTGCCAATCCTCATGACCACCAGCCTCATTCATCAGGTTGTTGCCATAAGGGCAGGGGTTGTACGGGATGTATTTGACGAAATCGCGTGTCTCTGGATCCGCATCGCGGCTCACGTCGTCGCCACGCCACTGCTCGAAATAGTAATCCATGTCATCATTGTAGCGATGCCATGAAGAGCGAGTGTGCAGGTCGGGATAGAAAACGATATCCGTGTAGTCGTCATAGCCAATGAGATCGAAGAGGTAAGATGCCGGATCTGGCTCAAAAGGAAGCCTGCCGAAATCAGTGCTCTGCTTCGCGAGAATGTGCGGCTCGGAGATCCAGCACGAAGCCATACCATCTTCATTCGCTTTGTTTAGGAAGGAATGCTGACATACCTCTTTCGGAACATTGAACGCTTCGCTATTCACGTCTGCATCGTCAAACAGGCTAAAAAGTCCGTTCGTTACTGCATGAAGCCCTTTGGAATGCGCGTCGAGCGGTCCTTTGTAATGCAGCGCCAACTTGTCGATGGACATGCCCCAACCCATGGCGCGATGAATGCGAATTCCCATAATGTATCCCTCCTAGAAAGTTACTTTTCTAGAATTGTAGAATGTTTGACGGTGGAGAAGCAGTGGCGCGCTGTTATTTCCAGTGCACTTCACCTGCCATGATTGAACCAAGCGGCATCACGCGATCCGCGATCGTCGCCAGTCTGTGCTTTCGAATCTGTTCCTGCACCTGTGCGGCGTTCTTATAGGCAGTAGGCAGCTCAGACACGTCCGGCGCGCCCGTGTAGAACCGAACGTCCAGACCTTTCGTCTCACGCGCCATGATTGCCTCAATCGCTTTTGGACCAAGACCACGGTCATCGCCGAACTCGGCTGCGAGGCGCTTGATATGCTGCGTACGCGACATATTCCGACCGGCACCATGCGGCGCGAAGCCAAGCGCGTGATCATAGTTGGTGTGGCCGGCAATCAGGATCGGCTGAGACATATTCAGGGGAATGAGCGTGTAGCCGCTGTCATCAGCACTGAAGCCGTCATAAGCAGGTGTTGCGCCTTTGGCGTGATAGAAAAGGCCGTCAGACTTCTGGAACACGAAATTATGCTCGTTCCAGAAACGGTCGTTCACGCGAACGCCCAAACGCCGAGCAATCAGGTCGTGGATGGCGAAATGGTTCATCTTCGTCCACTGGCGAACCGTCTGAAGCGCCTGCCAGTAGTTTTCACCATCAATGGAGCTGGCCTCAATCCAGGCGTTGTGTAACGGGACGCGCGGAGCCACGATCTTGGTGTGTTTCTCGGCCACACGCTTGCCACGCTTGTAGAGCTGCGCTCCCAGGCCGCGAGAACCGTGATGGGTTACGATGACCATCTGGCCGCTCGATTCCAGCTCACCAACGTAGAGGAAATGATTACCGTCGCCCTGCGTCATGAAGTGGTGCGTGCCATAGCTCTCCAAACCGTCAAGGAACGGGTTCTGAGCGAATTTCTCGATCAGATGAACAACTTCCTTATTCTGACGCACTTCGCTCGCTGCGCGCTTACCTGGGCCGAAATGCGTGGACTTCATCGCCGCGTCCAGAACCTTTCCAACATCGTCACGGCGATTGAGGATCGAAATAGCCATCGAGCAACAGATGTCGGCAGAATGGAAGCCTGGATGAATGGCGTTCTCGCATGCAACGACACCACCGACCGGGATTGTTCCAAGCGCGGAGCCGGAAGGACAGGCGTCAGGCATGATTGCGCCAGCCTTGATCGTTGGGACGCGCATGAGCGCGTCCATGTGACGAATAACAGCTTCCGTGTTCTCAATTTCATCAGCAGTTTCCGGCTCGATGAACTGGCCGAAAGGGATCGAATTTGTGCGCAGCGGAATGGTTGGCGCGACAACCGGCTCCAGATCGTGCAGTTGAGCGATAATGTCCGTGTCCAGAACGCAGTTGGCGCGCATTTCGTTTGCAGCCGCAATCATCTGCTTAAACATCGGACCAGGCTTAAAGCCCCATTCGATAAGAGTATGCCCTGTAATATTCATCTTTGGTCCTTAAAATGTCACCGTGGCGGTAAGAATTGAAGCGGCAATCCAATATGTCGTTCGACGCCAGTCACCATCGTAGAGATATGCGGCTGCCGCTCCGATCGACATGAGGATCATGATTGAGGGGAAGACCTTCGTCATTCCAATTGTCCTTCAGTTTCATAAATCTGATCCTCGGTCTCGACTTCCATCACATCACCGTTTTGCTCAACCATGAATCCGTGATCCTGGTTGCCCATACGAACTTGATTTTCGAGATAGATCAGAAGATTTTGCGCCACCTGATCGGGATCAGCCTCGGTGTCGATTGAGCCTTTAAAGCGCAGAGTGATCCAGCATTCCATGTCGCTCATAGCGTCACCAAACAAATTATTTCCATTACACAGAGCGCTCATTCGCTCTATGCTTCTACTTTCGCTGAAAATTCATTGGGTCTGAATTGGCTTGATATTTGAGCCTGTTGCAGTGCCGGCAGACCCTCTCCGGCTCGTACGTGCACATCCAAACATAGGGACCGCCAACTCTGCTCGTCTCAAACTCAATGACGGACCACGAATGAAAACCAATTTTGCAGAGCAGTTTGCGGAGCATCAGCCGCCGTACTCTGGATAAAGTTCGAGTATTGCAACGCAAGCCTTGCGTTCGCGAATGGATAGTTTGCTGGAATGCTCCAAAAGCCATTCATCAAGGCTCATAGGTGCGAGGTCGGGACGGCTATCCATCATAGCGTTCGCGATAGCGTCGAGCTTGGCTATTTTATCACTCATCCCACGTGATCCTCCCATGTTTCAGCAAACCGGCAGTTATCCGGCATGCCTTCAAACATCGGCTCGATCTGTGAGCGCTTATAGCCTGCGAGGCCGCAGCCGATCGGCGTGACATAGAATGTCAGCTCTGGATGCTCGCGAGCGAATTCCTTGAATTCCTCGACGTATGGACGGATGCGCTCTAACGGCAACGTCAGAATGCGAGCGTCTTTCGTTGGGATTGCGTAACTACGTCCCTGCAAGCCGACGCCCTGGAGCAGAATAGCGCCGTGATGCATGAGTGCGTGTTTGGCGGCACCGGCGCCGTGACGACCGGCGAGATTGCTTCCGAATACGAATATATCAGTCATCATTCTTCTCCAATGCAGCTTTGCCTGTGCGAATTCTCGGAAATAAGCAGATGGCGACAAACAGAAACCATCCCCATCCGTCTAAGTTGCGGAGCACAAGCAGACCGGCGATGCCAACACAGGCGAGTGAAGGCACGATGGACATCATCATTAAGAGCATTTCCGTGATGGAAAGATCCTTCTCAGGCGTCTCATTCATTTCGATGCCGCCTGCTCCAACACCCAGACCGTTTCCCAGGTAACATTGTCCTTGGCGATTTCTTCGGGCCACTTCTCTTTGAAAGGACACCATTCCTCCCATTCCATCAGACGCATCGGCTCGCCACCCTTGAAGAGCATGCCTTTTCTGCGCCGTCTGTACGAAACGATGTTCGTGTGGGTGATGTGGTCTTCGACTAGGAACTGCGTTTTCGCGAGGTCCATTTTATACCTCCGGATCTTCAGACATTTCGATTTGGTTGCCGTGAGCAGCTCGCATCGCTAAGGCGACTAGCCCATTGTCGCTCGTACCGCACTGTTGGCGTGCCAGGTGGAGCAGATCGCAGATCAGATCCTGAATGACTGTTTCTGGGTCGTCGTCGCATTCATGCGAGCAGAGATAGGCCGTCAATGCTTTTGCTGCCCAACCGGCGCGCTGCGTATTGGTGACTACGTTAGCCATTTGGGGCGCTCCTGTACCGATCAATGCCGCCAAAGACCATCACCAGGCGCGGATTGTCTGCCATGTTTCGCTCAATGGGATATGCATCGCGAAACATGAAAGCAGCCTCTTCAGGCGTCTCGAAAAGCTCGTAGTATTCCTCGCGCGGATCGTCCTTGGAGCGATCAAGTCCTTCGTAGCTGTCATAGACGACGGCGAAGAACACTGCGCCAGAGTGTCCATACTCGAATGCAGCAAGAGCCAGGCGCAGGCGTGCGAAAAAGCCGTAGGTGGCTTTGGTGAGACGATTAAACATTGAGTTTTCCCTCGATCAGATCATCAATGGAATTGTCGTCCATGAAATCACTGCGACCGTTCTTGGCGATTTCGACAAGCTCTGCGGGAGAGAAGTCTCCGGCCTGCCAAAAACGAAGAGCCGCGATAATCATGTCGCGCTCGGCGTCCGTCAGATCGTACTGATCGGTCGGCTCGCGGCTTTTCTCTTCCTCAACCTCTTCAGGCGTCAGCTCCTCGACTTCCTCAAGAAGATAGTCGGCATCATCGAACTCGACTTCACGTTCGCGGAGCCAATCATGCTCAACGTCGAAGCGCTGCGCCTCGTCGATAGCGTCCTGAGCGGTTTCAGCCTCGATTACTGTGGAGTATTTGACGTAAGCATCCACACTCTTAACAACTAGAAATGCAGCCATTTGCTTAGCCCTCCTGCTTGGTGAAGCTGATCGAGCTGAAGCCGTAACCGACATAAGCAGAGCCGATTTTCTCAAGGCTTTCGATTACGTGACTGACTGTGATGTCAAACTTCGGTGAATGGGCGCAAAAGAAATGACCATATCTGGCTGATATGGTCTTCACCGCATCGTTTGCGGATGTAAAATCCTCGATCTTGTAATCTGGCAGGATAACTCGGATCATGATGTTACCTAAGATTTTGTGTGAATGTTTATTTATAATTGTTTTTAAACTGCACCTCGTTGGGTGAGAACCGGCTTATGCACCGATTCTCATTATGTATCAACGTTTATTTACATAACAGACAACAAAAATAAGATGCCTACGCCATAACGCGACCTAACATGATGAGACCCACCACAACTGACATCACGGCAAAGATAAGAGCCAATTTGACGCCAATGAATAACGCGCCAATCTCGTATTTTCGGAAGATGATGTTCGACGCGAACACGATAGCGCTGCATATCACGTAAGTTCCAACCAACCAGATAGCGATTGCGCCTGATATTTCTAGGAAGTTCATCTTGGTAGTCTCCAGAGAATTGTTCCTACAATGAAGCCGAATACGAGCAGGAGAAGGTTGACTTCGGCATCGCTCATGAATGTTTCTCCAGTGCTTCGCGTCCAATGGCGGCGAGTGTTTCGAATAGCTCCGCATCCCGCGTGAAATCGCGCTCACGGTGCTGTCCTTTCATGGTGAAGTCATAAAGCTCCATTGAGCGCTTGTGAGTTTCAGGCGAAGCGTCTGGATGTCCGGTAATTCCTCGGTGATACTCGTCAATAAAGGCGTCGTAAACGGCGCGTTCAGCACGAGCATTGTCTCGACAGTTGCGAGCCTTTTGCTCCAGCGTCTCGCAAATTTCAGCGGTGAAATTCATTCGAGCGCCTCCTTTACGGGCACATATCTCATGCCTGGAATTGGGAGAATCTTGATCGGTCCTTCCGACAGCGCTTCAATCATTGGCAGAAGCAGGGCAGTCCGGTCGGGATCGAGCGCCACCACACCAAAGGAGCCGTCAGGTAGTTCGACGGCAATTTGAGCAATCTTTAGGTTCACGTGCATATTCGCGTTATTCTTTCCTTGGAGAGCTGAACTGAGAGGAGATCGACGGCGTAGTAGTAAGGACCGCAGCCGCCACACCACGTATTTCCGAGCGCGCAGTTGATCGCGTCCTTAAATTCTTCGTTCGTGGATTTTCCATCGATGACGAAAGGCGTTGCCCAACCAATCGGACCCCACTGCCACCAACCGCCGCCTTCTGGTGAATGATAAATGGCAACGGTTTCGCCAGCGTGCTTACCTGCGGCGACCTTGCCGGTGATGATGTACGTGTGGTCCAGTTTAGCCACGGTTTTTCTCCTCCGTAGCTGTCAGAATGATCGTCTGAATGTCATCCAGGATGTGCATTTCAGCGTCTTCGTTATCCGCATCATGAAATGCACCGATCTTGCCGGAAATGTCGGTTAGGCGTCCGCTAAGTGTGACAATGGTGGCCTCGGCAGTTTCCGCGCGCTTCGTCAGATGCTGGATTGTGGACTTGTAGCCTTGAGCGTCTGCGTTTGCAGTTGCGAGTTGCGCTTCTAGGGTGTGAAGCTTTTCGTCTGTCTCAAGCAAGCGCTCATGAGTGGCGTGATAACGTTTGCGCCATTCTTCCTTCTCCGCTCGTTCCGCCGCGAATAGCTCTACAGCCTGCTGGCGGGTGACGAGGGCACGATATTCGTATTGTTTACCAGTCTCCGCGTCAGTCGAGATTAAGTCGAAAGGCTGGTCAACAGGCAGGTACGCACTCCCCCAATGCCCGTTCACCAGTTTTGTGCAGCGTTTTTGTATTAGAACCGTCACCAACTCCCCGCACTCGCGAGTAACCGGAGCTACGCATTGAAGCGCCATAAGCGCACCCGCTTTTGCCCCCTGATAGGTCGGCACATGAATTCGTCCGGAATTCTTATAATTGGACAAGTGACAGGCGATATTTTCAGCCGTCGCATCGATATCAAGTTCAAGTCCTGTATCTGTGACGGCAGGCGCGGGGTGGGAAAGCGCGGCTCTCACTTGGTCGGCTGCGTATTTTTCTGCACTCTCGCGTGTGACGAGCGGAAGGTAATGACCAGTTGTGCCATGCGAGCCTTCGATGTCTGTAGGCCAGATCGTTCCAAAGCCAGAACTTTCTAAGTTTTGTAATTCAGAAGGTCGGACCCATGCAGCGTTTTTGAGTTCGGTCATGACAGCACTCCCAAGATGATCACGGCCCAAATTGCTTTCCAAGCCACGTGAAGAACCTGATCCAGATTGTAGGAAATCTTTCCGGCGCATTTCTCGTCATCGATGATCCAGTGAACGAAGAACTCGCACGCTGCGAGACCGATGCTGCCGGTGATGACGCCGACGAAGCCGGCATGAATGACGCAATGTGCGCCGAGAGCCTGATACCAAGGCACTCCGGCAATCGGCATGTAGCGGTTCTTGGCCTTGGCGAGAAAGTCACCCTGCAATGGGTAGTCCGCCAGCATGTGACCGAAAACGAGAAGTCCGAAAAGCTCAAGAAACTGCATCGTCAGCCCCCTTGGAAACTGTCGAGCGCAGAGGATTCTCGAACCGTATCGAAGTCTGGAACGGCAGGCGAGTGCTACCAAGATGAATGTGCGAGCCAAATGATTGCATCAGATCCCACATCTGGAAGGACGCATAACCGTCCTCGTCCTCTTGCTTAGGAGCGTGAGGCGGAAGTTTCGGAAAACTGGTGCGCAGAGATTCATATTGCGCAGCCAGGATCGCCTTGCCGTCATCTGTAAGACGCACACGGACGTGGTTATTGATGTTAAAGTCGATATCAGTTTCCGAAATGCGTTTGATTTCAGCCTTTAGTGTCGCAACCTCGGCCTCCAGATCCTTGATCTGCTGCTGAGACTTATCGAAATATTCGTTATCCAGCCGAAGGCTATCAACAGCATTGGCTTTAAACTTCTCCAACGTATCAATACGCTCAACTTGCATAAGGACTTGCTCGGTGATCGTCTTACAAGCCCAATGGAGTGCGTTCTCACGCGTGACCAGCTCGCGCTCTTGCTGATTGGCGTACGCTGCCTCACCGTAGTGCCATTTACCGTCCACGGAGCGTTGATGCTGCACGCCAACGGTTATGAGCTTCTCGGCATCAGGCAGATTACGGAAAGCGGCGGTAAGTGCCGCGCCCAATGCAGCACGCATGGCAATTCTGGTTGAGTAGGATAGCTCGTGTTTGGTCGCCGCTACGCGATCGTATGCCTCGCAGCCGGCAATGAGCATGTCTTCGGAGATTGTATTGGTCATGACTGAGCCTTTCGCTCGTCCATCATCTGGCGCGTTTCGAACATGGGATGATTGAGGCGAGGGCGGTAATTCTGCTGCCAGTCGCGGTAGTTGAGGCTATCGAACTCGATGTCCTGTCGGCAGTCGGCGCAATACCAACTGTGTGAGCCGTGGTTCCACCAGATGGCCGGAGAAGCTTGGCAGCGTGTGCGGTTGCAGCTTCCGTCCTCTTGACCCTTGTCGGGCTTGTTTGGTCCGTTGTAATCACCGTATGCCATTGGCTTCCCTCAACTTACATTCGTCAGTGCCGCGTGCGAGATAGTGAAGCTCCCATGTCGGATGAAACGGCATTACACCTCGCACGTGGTCCAGTTCGATATTCACTCGGCCACCTGTTGCGCTGCGAATGGTGCCGAAAAGGGGATGCTTCTCACCTGTGTAAATGACGCGACCGCCGCGTCTCACAGGCACACCATAGCGGTCGCGCACATACTTCATCGTCATGTCACTAACCATCTGCAATTATTGATGAATTGATTATTGCGCGTTGAGCGCAGGGTAAAAATTGGAGCGCTCGAAAGCGCTCCTTTCGTTAGGCGGCGAGTTGCAGCTCACGCCACTTTCCGTCTGGATTGTCGTATGTCGCCTTCAACAGTGTCTTGATGGACGGGATGTAGACGATCACACCTTCCGGCTTCATGTAGCCAGGGACGGCCTGAGAACCGTTCTTCGCCAAGTTCGTCATGACTTCATCGAGAATGTCGGCATCGAAATCGCCAGCATACAATACAGGCACAACACCGCAGCAAGCCGGACGGGACTCGCCGTTGCTCCAGCGTGCAGCATTAAACAGAGCGAAACGCTTGTCGCTGCCGGTCAGACCATAGCCACGTTGGATACCGGCACCATACCACTCGCCAAAATGCGTGCCGTCACCGAGCTTGAGGATTTCTTCCTCGTTGCGCTCGATCCAGCCAGCGAAGCCGAAGTTGTCATTCGCCTTACCTGGCGCGATCCAACGATTGCGCGAGCCAACACCCACGATCTGACCGTCAACAATCATGATCTGGCCGTTGGAACCGTCGATCTTTTCGGTGATAACGCAGCCAAGCGAGAATTTGTTTGCGCGTGCAATCTTCTGGAATGATTGAAACGGGATGGAAGGGATCGTAACAGGCATAAAAAATCTCCATGAAAACAATTGCTTGAATAGAAGCGCACCGAAATGCGCCTCTAAATGTTGTATAAACGTTTACCTATAATGTTAGGCAGCGCGATGCTTCTTCAGGATCTTATTGATCGTCTTGTGGCAAATCTTCATGTCACGTTCGATCTGGGATTTGGACACACCCTTGTCGAGCAATGCCAGAACCTGGAAGTCACGCTCGCTCATGCCGTCAGGCGCGGCAGGGACCGATGGACGAGCCTTCGCAACCTCAGCCTTCACCGCAGCGGCGGCTTTCTTCTTCGGCTTCGACTTCGACTTTGAACTGTTCACCGTCTTGGCCGCATCGAACTCGACAACGTTGGAGACTTCAGGTTTCTTGACTTCTGTCTCGCTCGCCTTTTCAGCGATCGCCTTGTCTGCGGTTTCGCGGATCTTCTCGATATCGACGGGCTTACCGCCACCACCTTCCTTGACCAGCTCGACCTTCACAGGCTTCGTTGACAAATCGGCAATCGATTCGACCGGCTTATATTTGTCATCAAGGACAGTGGTTTCGATATCAGTGCCGTACGAGCCTTTGATGTGAACTTCCTCGATGACATGAATGTGCTTTCCAGCAATCACGTCAGCAAGCATCTTTTCAGCTTCCTTGTTCCCTGCGATCGATGCACCGCTGAAAACGGCACGCGCAGCGTCATCTGGAAGCAGCTTGACGATGTGGTAAGCTGCCACACGCATCTTGTCAGGTTCGCTGTAGGGAACGCTCACGACGTCTTCCGGTGCGATCTTAACCAGTGTCAGAACATTACCGTTGTAACCACGCAGATAGCGGAGACGCGCAATGTGCAGACCAGTCGAGCAGAGTGTGCGGCGGTTCTTATCAACCAAACCAATCGGCATCGATACACGCGAGCCGACGCGCTGCTTGACATTGCCGGTGTGGCAGTCAACGAACCGATCCTCGCTCTTGTTGAGCGTCTTGTAGGCGATGATCGAGCCGTCATTGGCAATCGGAAGGTCAGCCTTCTTCATGAAGTTGAGGAGTTCCTGCACCGAGTGTCCGCGCTCATCAATCACGCGAGATAGACGGTCCAGGAAGTTTTTGAGACCTTCCGTCTGATCGTTTTCAACGGCGTGGATCATGTGGTTTTCAAGGTTTTCCATTCCTGGAATTTCCTTGCCGTTGACAACAGCGACGGTTGTGGCCTCCGTAAGCGTGTCAGTGACGAGTTCTGTCTGACCGTCCTTCGTGCCAAAGAGACTGGTGATGCTCGCACCGACCTTGCGGAAGAAGCGAACAAAGCCGTTGGTCTTGCGCTCGACCTCATGCTCCAGCGAGAAGCTGTCCAAGTCGATTTCGATAGTTTTGCGGCGCGCGATGACCGGCGTTACGAGGTTAAGAATTTCCTGAGTGCGCCAGCCATCTGACGCGAGCGGTACTTCCTTGCCATCAGCCGTATAGAGCATAACGCCCGTTTTGGTGATGATCGCTGCGGCTACTGTTACCTTTCTCATTCTACGCTGCCTCCTTAACAACAGCTTGGGCTTGTTCAGCCTTGAGAGTTTTCGAAAATTTCTGTTTAAGATATTTCGCAGTATTTATTACATCACGAGCGCAAGCGGGATCATTGTGGCTTGCTGCGCGGATGTAGTTGGAATCAATTATTTTCATAAAATCTGTCGCCTCTTTCACAGCGTCAGTATTGCCGATTATCTTTGGATATTTCTCCTTCAGTTTATTGTAGAGTTCGGTCAGGTGGGTGAATGGGTTGCGGCGCTGCTCTGAGAAGCCAGCGACACCAATCGCCGTACGAACAGCATCGCCCAACTTCGCAATTCGCTCCGTCTTTTCGTCGTATTTGACACTCACACCGAGAACCAACTTGGCAAACTCGGCTGAAACAGAGCAAAGCTTCACGATATCGTTCACCCTGGAGCCGTAGCCGTATCGATCTCCGTCGAACCCGGCGTGCCATTGCAGACGCAAAGCCAATGCAAGTGCAGCGGACTGCAACTTTGTTGCCTCCTTCAGCTCCTCATGAACAACCTCAAGGACAGGACGCGCACCGAGCTTGATCAGCTTCTTTTCCTCTTCAGCATCGGTAGCAAGAACCGTGTCAGGATAAAGGGTGGCGAACGCGCTAAAATCGCGCCGCAGCTCTTCCTGAAGCCAGAATAGATGTCTTGCGTTTCTTGCCCTCGTGACACGAATGAAGGACTTCGCCGTCGGAACGCGCTCAAGTTCGGCCTGCTCAAGTGTGTTGCGCGGCTGAATCTTTCCATCATAATCGAAGCGATGGAAGCTCGATGCGCGTAGAAAACCAGAGTTAGGTTTCGGCGCAGGAGCCTTCCGAACTGGCTTCACGTACTCGGCGAACGAGATTTGAAAGCCGAGCTTGTTTGCGAGTTTGGTGATCTTCTTAATCCGCGCTTCCGGCAGGTCACTTTTGATCGTGAAAACCGGAAAATTTCGGTAATAGCCGGTGTGGTATTCGCAATGATACTCAAATTTCTGCTTGGCGGTGTCATCGTAAGCATCGCGCAGAATTCGGCTTACAACAATTCGATCCGCCACTAACTGACTGCTATCAAAAATGGTCTCAAACCTGTCATTCTTGATGCTATTCGTGCGCACATCGAAATAGCCGGACTTGACCGGCTGGATCAAAGCCTTGATCTTGCTTAGGCGCTTCAACATGAATTTGTTGTAGTCGCGTTTCAGGTCATATTTACTGCCAGATGGCGACCATCTGCGAAGCAAGCGCGCCAACTCTGGATGATGCTTTCCTACCAGACGAGAGGCTGTCTTACGCGCGGACGCAGCGAACGAACTCAGGTAATTGTCGGCAAGCTCAGAGCCAATTGTGTCAAGGCTGCTGATGTAACCGTCATTGGCCGCCGCTACCAACGAAGGGTTCGACTTGTTGTAGTCCAACCTTGACCCATCGAACGAGCCGAGCATAAGCGAGATCACTTCGCGTTTATCTGCGCCTTTTTCCTTATTCTTAGCGAGCGCATGATCGAAGTCGTTGGCAAAGCTGACAGACATCTGGCGCTTTATGTGATGGAATGCAGACGTACATATCTGGACGAGCGTTTGCATCGTCTTTTTGGTGTAAGAAAGGGACTCACGTGAAGGTGTTACACCGATGGAGTGTTCCGGCGCTTGAACGATAATTGCTCTATTGGAACCAAGCACAAAGCCAATCGAACGAAGCACTTCGTCCAGCTCACTATCGCCTCGACCAGCATCGACCGGATAGACCACAGTTCCGTAGCGCACAAAAACCGTCGTCCGGTAATTGTCCAGATTTCTCATTATGTCCGAATAAGAGGGGATTAGGACGAAGCCTGCATTGCCAGGGCGATCATATTCGATCTTTGGAATATCTACGCCATTGAGCGACACATTCATTCCGCCGAGCTGCGTGACCCGTCTGATCAGGATCTCAAACTGATTGCGATCGTTTTCCTGCAACGGAATTGAAACGGACAGACCTGTTTCGTCGGTCTTCATGCGAACGACGGCGCGAACCTCTGGACGACCGCCCGTCTCAGCGCCACCGCGAGAGATCGCATAGACAGTTTTCTCGCCGTTATGGCAGCTCGTGACCGTGAAGTGGTCGGAATAAGCGAAAGGCGCCTTCGAACCGAGACCAAAACCACCGGTCTGTTTTCCATCGGCAGCCTTTGTAGAGGCCCCATAGACGCAATAGATCGGCGCAATCTTGTCGTCGGGAATGCCGAGACCGAAATCACGGATCTCAAGGTTCTTATCTGTCAACGTGACCTGTACTGGCACATCCGTCTTACCCGTCACGATGTGAGCATCGTAGGCGTTGCAGATGACTTCGCGGACAACAGCGAGCTTTTTGTGCTGATAGAGCGTGTCGGAAAGGACAGTGAAGAATTCAGGCGCATCAGAGATGCTAAAAGCGCGCGCACTTTCGCCACCCAGGACCACGTGCGTGTCCAGGGACGCAATCTGAGAAACTTGCATGGATCGTTACCTTGTTTTGTGTCTAACTGCTTGTTTTTGATGTTTATTTGTACCGCAGCAGTTTTTGGGTAGTCAGTGGGCGGTCGGTCGATGGTGTTCAATCACCGACCTTCCGCTTTGAGGGCGATAAGCCCTCTTTGAGCGAAGCGTTTCACGACCTCGCGGAACGAGGATAATCAGTCCTCGATTACTTGATGCTTAGAAACGGAACCGTTGAACCAGGAACGAACTGCTGCGGTAGCTTGCCGTCCCATCGTTCAGCCTTGGTCAGCTCGACCAGATTTGGCGACTGTGCGAGAGCATCGGACTTTGCCTTGATAGCTGCGGCTTCAGCTTCACCTTGGAGACGAACGGCCTCAGCCTTTGCTCGTGCTGACGCCAACTCGCTGTCAGCCTGCGCTTGTGCATTGGCGACTGTGATCTGATTTTCGACCTTGGTCTTTTCCAGCTCCTGGCGCTTGGTTCGAACGCCCATTTCAGTGCGTGCGCGTTCCTCGGCGGCCTTTTCGACGGCATCGGAGAAATTGATATTCTCCATATTCACGCCTTCGATGCGGATCAGGTCGTCGCCAATATCAGAGATTGCAGCAAGGACTTCAGTATTCAGCCGCGATCGTTCACGGATAACGGTTTCAGCTGTGAACCGGCCAACAACGTTCTTGATGGCGTCACGCACCTGCCGTTCCAAAGTTCGAGTTTCCAGTCCCCGCAAGGTCTGGTAGTCCCGGTAGAGCTTGGTGATCTCTTCATCAGCGGAGATTGCCGCATAATTGACGGAGAAAGAGATATTCGCTGACTGCTGGTCTCCGGTGTAGACAGGCTCTTCGGGAAATTCGAGAACCTGGGTTCGCGTGCTGATGTAGTGAGCCGAGTCAACGAAGGGCTTCTTGAAGTGAAAGCCTGGACTGGCAACGTGTGAGACACGACCCTGACTGACGACGACGGCGCGCTCGCCTTCATCGACGGAATAAAAGCTCGATCCGAGCAGTAGTAGAAAAATCAGGCCAGCAAGCGCACACAAGCCGATCTTGATAAATCGCATTGGGTTGGAATGACTTTCAGTATCACGATACATTATTTCTTCCTTCTTTTGGAATTATTGCGAGTTTCAACCAACGACGAATAAATGCCGACGGTAATCATTACGGCGACAAATACTGCGCCGATGAATTGCAGCATGAGTGCAATCATTCTTGTTCTTCCTTAGTAGTCTTCGGAAAAGAAAATCGACAGAACGTAGTAGGAGTTCTGGAGATCGGAGGGGTCTTCTGCGCCATGCGCGAGGTCGCCATTAGCGAAGTATTCGAACTTCCACATGATCTGCTTATCCTCACCTTCAAAGGCGAAGTCGAAGCAGCCATAGTCGTGCTCACCGTGTGGGTCATTGTCCGGCACGAAGTTGTCATAGGCAGCGAGTAGCTTGTAGATTTCACGAATGATGTTGATTGCCGCTGTGGCATCTTCCTTTCCGCGAAGACATTCACCGAGCGATCCGGCGAGGATTACACGAAAGCCGGATGGCATAAGGTCCGCTTCGACCGTAACTGCCGCGATGTTGTCTTCGTCAGCCTTTGCGGTGGCACCAAGAAACTTGCGAAGCTGATCATTGGCGTTCCGAATAACCGTGGTCTTCGCGTCGGCAGCATTCAAGGCAGTGCTCTTAATGTCTGCGACCGTTTCCGTGATTTTATCGTTCATTTTTATGCCTCGTGTCATTCAAACTGATAAAATATATATAAATCAGTTCGTTAGAGGGTGAAATCTGGAGCTTTGTCGCTCCGTGTTGTGTAAACGTTTATTTATAATGAAAGCCAGAGTCAAGCGGCTCCGAGTAGGCGCTCACACAAAAACTGAAAAACATACGCCGCACCGATACTCATCAAGGCGAGTTTAATGAAGGCAACCTTCCTGTCGGGACGCGTCGGCTGCGGCGTCGTCGCTTGCGATATGAAGTTCGTCGCCATGCCGAAGGCTCTGCCAATAATGAACTTGTGGTCGGCGTGCAGTCTAGCTTCCTTGATTTCTGCAGGCATCATCCAGCGAGCATCACTCACTTCGGCCAGTTGTGGCGTCAGATCGGTGTCCTTGTTCACAATAAACACATGCACGATGGAAATAATGTGCGCACGCGTGTCCCGGCAAGGATGCGTCATGTTGAATTCGCCGACCTTACCGATTTGATTGGCGATGGCGTTAAAGCCTGTTTCTTCTTGCACTTCGCGGCACGCAGCCTGTTCGTCACACTCACCTGCATCCAAAAAGCCGCCCGGTAGCGCCCATTTACCGTTGTCGTTGCGGCGCACCATAAGAACGCTGCCATCCATTGCAATGCAAACAGCGTCAGTCGCCACATGCGGACCGGCACCATATTGAGCAACATAGTCCGGATTATAGTTTAAGCCCTTGACGGTGAAGCTCACCGTTGGAATTGCGCTATTCATCGTCATTATCGATTGCTTTCAGTTTTCCAGCCGCTTCGCGCGCCTTCTGCATATCCTGTTCCGTCAGGAGGAATGCATAGAAGGCGAGGCGACAAGGATCGAAATTCAGTTCGTAGGAGTCTGGGCTGATACAACGCAGGATTCCTGCTTCCAGACGTGCTGATTTGATTCTGAGTGGTTCGTCTGATCCCTGCAAAAGAAGTGTTGCGATCACAGGCGGAAACGAAGGGTCGCCCTCAAGGCGAGCCAGCATATCGAACTCGCTGCATAGGAGCTTACTGAGACGTTCCCCGTTCATGACACCACCTTGAATGCTGCGCGACGAGCCTGCGCATCAGTGACACGCTCTGACGGTTTAGGAGTCGCCTCTACGGTCGCGGCTTGCTTTGCAGCGCGTGCCTCACCGAACGATTCCACAAGCGCATTTTCATACTGGCTCAGGTAGTCGCCTGAACTTATCTGCGGCGTTCGAGCGATCACATTTACGATGCCGTTTCTATAAACAGCTAATTCAAATGCGCCTGGAGTTTCACGGATCGTCAGAGTGCCTTCGATGAACGCATTCTGTATGAGCCGGTCGAGTACCGGTGGGTATGAAGCTCTATTTTCCATGGCTTGACCTAACTTGTTGATATATCTTTAAACTTACGTTGAGTGAATATTTATATATATTCATGTGCACAGAAAGGGTTAGAAGAGGAGAAATATAGCCCTCTAATAATTGATTAACTATATTGTTAGCTATTAATTTTCCTGATTTTTCTCGTTCATCCACCTTTCGTAACTCGCGTCGGCTTCGGGTGATGCAGCAAGAATTGCTATCCGAATTGCCTTCAGAAGCGCCGATTTGTGGGAATCATTATAGGATTCTAGGTCCTTTACGGACGGTAACGCGTTTGGATTTTGCGCTAACTGCTGTCGGCGCATTTCCATAATGAAGCGTGACGTAGCGAAATGCAGGCGTGAACTGCTAATCGCGGTGGACTTTGGTTGCATATGTGCCGCACCTTATAAATATCTATTTACACAAGGCGTTCAGTGATGTACCCGGACTCGCGTTTGGAAACATTCTGAAACATTTGTTCAACAGGGACTCAGAACGCTGTTCATTAGGTTAAAAATCTATTGGACAGGAAAAAAATCCTATGATAGCTCCTCGCTGCAAGGAAGAACGGAAAAGGAACAAAAATGAAATTCGCTAGTAACAGGGACGAGTTAGTGACCCAGGTAGAGTCCAACATTCACACATTCCTTGAATCCAGAGATTTGATCCTCGTTGATAAAGATAAACTCCGGGAGCGAGTGAAGGACTGTATTGATGAAATCCTGCTATTCCAGATCAATCACAACTGGATCGGTTAATTCGCCTCCGGACAGGAGCCAACTGGTCCGTTAACCTCTGGCTCCTGTTTTTCCGCTTAAATAGCGAACAATGTTTTCAGCTCCGCAGCTACTCGACTGTCGGAGCACAGCGTCAGCTCCTTTTTCCCAGACAAGGAAGCAATCCCAAGATATGGGAACAGCACCATAATTTGCCCCGTCTGCGCGGCAGCCGTTCCAGCATTCAGGTTCTTGGCGCCGTCCTTGGTCGTCGCGACTTTATACGCTGCCATAATATCGCTGTGCGTGATCGTGCCCTTCTCAATGAGAAGCCGGAAAGGGATTTCAACATAGCGATTGGGCGCATTGCCGGAAGCGATACCGCACATCACCAATTCGATCTTGTCGCGAACTTTCACCTGAGCTGGCATTCCCTTGATGAAAGAGTCCTTGTAGGTGGCCAAAGCCGCCTCATCGACCGTCTCAGGATCGGTATTGGTTGCGAAGTATTTAGCCTCAATGGAGTTCAAATCCCGCACAGTGCGCTTCTTGGCAGGCGCAGTAGCCGCTTTGCGTGCTCGCTTGGGCTTTGCAGCGCTTGCGGCTGCGATATCTGCAGGATCGGAGATTGTGACATTGGTTTCGGCCGACTGCTCTTCATAGGCTTCCTGCTTGGCAAGATCCATGTTGAGCGATTCCATGTCGAGGTCGTTGAGGATGCTGTGTGGTTCCAGCTCTTCAATGACTTCCACTTTTTCCGAGACATCAGCCGCTTCGACGGTTTCGACTGGCGGTTCGTCAAACTGCTCCTCAATGATTTCGTCGGAGTGCTGCTCCTCGATAGTTTCGAGGATCTCGTCTCCCTCGCGGTCTGCGATCAGCAGATCGAGGTCGTCCAGAACAGCATCGTTGAAAACCGGTTTGCGGGTCATCTGCGTATTTTCCATTGTTCGTTACCTTGTGTTTTTGCGTTTTTATTGATGTTTATTTTTAACGCGTTCGCTTACGGAGAGACATTGGAGCGCCGCTTCAAGCCGCAATGCTCTGCTGCTCGTTGATCGACAATCCGTCCATACTGAAAAAGCCCATTCGGTAGCCGCTCTCAAATGCGTCCAGCATGACGCTTACGTCATAGTCAGCGGCGTGAGCCTTTGTACTGTCGTAATCGACGCCAGTGGACCAGCACAGTTCACCCAGATTTGGGTTCTTGCCGTCCGCAGTAGCCCAACGACCTTTCTTCATGGTGTCGAAGATCGGCTTTTTCGGTAGTCGCAGACCGACGCGCTTGAACTCCTTCTCCAGAAAAGGTTCATCGAAGTCCTCACCATTGTGCGCAACGAGAACGTCGGCACGCTGGATCAATCCTTCAATCGTTTTTGCAACGTCTTCGAAAGTGGGTTTGCCAGCGAGCATCGCGAGATCAATCCCATGGACACGAAATGCCTCAGCCGTGATCGTGCGCTTCGGATCGAGGCGCTGCGTCCAAGTTAGTAGCTTCTTGTAGTTATGACGGAACTCGAAATGAATTTCGATTATTCGGTGATCCGGCTCTAATAGTCCGGTCGTTTCAATATCGAAGCCTGCATAAATGGTCATAGTGAAGCCTTTGGGTGCGTGAGCGCGGCATGGATCATTTCCATTGCGATCATCTTGTTGACATGCTGGCTACGAGCCATGACGCTGATAGCTTCTGTGCCGGTTGGGTTGTGAACGATCTTCACGCCGCAGCAGGTAGTGCCGACATACTGACCGCCGTGAGAGCGTCGCTCCGGCCAAACGGAAATTGTTACGTCATTGAAGAATTCATCCGGTATCATTTCGTAATTCCAAATTTCTCAATTGCTTTGTCGTAAGCACTGGCTGCGTCCTGCTTGGAAAGCGGCACCTTGCTAGTGATACGACCTAAAAGACGGTCAAACTCGACGGGAGTGACCTGGCGGTTCTCGCAAACATGCAGGAATTCAACGACGCGCATTTCGCTCATAGAGATAGATCCAGATGGCATTGTAGGTGATCCCCAACAGTAGATAGACGAGATAGAGAACCATCAGCGCGAGCAGGATGACCACGACCAGAATAACGAAGATCAGACACCAGCCGATAATCGCCAGAAGAACTCCAAGCACGCTCATGGAAGCCTCCTAAATGTGGTTCCAGGACTTTCCTGAAATGATGTTGGTGATTGTCGAGCGACCGACGCCGTATTTGTCGGCCAGCTCGCGGACGGAACAACCAATGCAAGAGCGGATCGCTTCGACATCGGCTGCGGTGAGCTTGGCGTTTGAGTTTTGACTACCGCGACCTGACTTCAGGCCGTTCTGATGCGCATGTTTCTCGTTGTCCGAGCCGGACGACCATTCGAGCTGTGGTGTTCCGTCTGGGTTCTCCAGCGCGTTGTTCTGCTTGTCGCCGTCGATATGGTTCACCTGCGGCAGATTGAGCGGATTTGGAAGGTAGCGCAGTGCGACAACACGATTGACGAGCACGGACTTCTTGAAACCGCGCCACGTCATGTTGAAAAAGACGCGTCCTGACTTCTTGTGGGTCTGATACTTCACAAGGTGATAGCCAGCGCTAACGTCAACCACACCTTCCTTGGTGGCCTTATTGGCGCGCTCAATGGTGCCGTTCTTGTGAACGATCAGATAGCGCTTGGCTATCGCATCCTTAATCCACGCATCTTTTGGAAAGTTGACGCTCACACGCTTTCTCCACTTTGTCGTAAATCGCCGCGACAACCTGAAGGTCTTCTTGCGGCGCTAACCCTGAAGCCGTGTCGTAGACGGCTCCAATCGTTCGCTTCAGCTCCAGCAGTCCGATTTCCTTTGTCTCGAACCGCTGGATCGCTAACTGAGCCTGGTCGAGCATCTTCCGACCAAGCTCACCGGTGAAGTCTTGCCAATTAGACATTACCTACCCCGAAAATAGTGTATAAACATTCATCTACAATCGCAGACAAATAAATGGGTGCAAAGTGGCGTCTACCACTCCACCTGTTGCTCGGCAGGGACGAGCCGATTGAACTCCATCAGAAACATATTTCGCGCATAGATTGGCTCATACATTTCGATTTCGATATTGGCGACCGCATCGCCTTCGAAGTGGTTTGGTCCGCGATCAATCGGATTCGGCACAATCTGCTGAAGCTCTGCACGACCGACAGCCTCATCCGCAAGCTTCACTTCATGCGGCATAGGGAAGGGCGTATTGAACGCCTTCGCAATCACCGCCTCATTGATTTCTTCGACAGCCTTGAACGGCGCAGAGAATTCTGGGCTGTACTTCAGCGGCCGGATCAGATCGCCGTTATAGGCTTCAGCCGCATCATGCAGTAGTGCAGTCAGTGCCAGGTCCGGTCGCTTCAGAATGTGCTCGACATACCAAGCCACGTAAACGGAATGCTCCGCGACAGAATAGAAGATGCGGCTTGGATGCTTCTTGTGCTGCGTTGCGCCGTTAAAGCGACCGCGCGTCGCAAGGTGATGGGCAATTGTGTAGATATCCACTTCTTCAACGCGTGGATCAAACGGATAGTAGATGCCACCGGCAGCGGTGTGCATCGCATTACCAATACGTGTCATTTCAGACCCCAAAAAGGACTTTTATTATAATCAGGACGAAAACGAGGAGGGCTATAGCGAATAGCCCTTCCTCAGTGACGATGCGGCGCATCACATAACCCGACGTGCGCCAGGACCGCGAACGATGCCGCCAGCGTGACCGAACAGTGGAACGTTGCCTTGCTTCAGCAGCGAGGTAATGGCTTCACGAACCTTTTCCGACGACTTGCCATCTGTTTCGCTGAGATTGAGCGTGATCACAGGAATGCCTTTCGGGTATTCCTTTGCGACTTCCTTCACAGCTTCGACTTCATCGACCATGTCCTGATGATCATACGGCTTGTCGGCATCAACGACCTCGACGCCAATGAAGCTCGTTACGATCTGTTCCGGGAACTCATCGCGCACACGATCGATAAGGCTCTTGGCGCCCTCGATGTCAGAGACGTTGAGGGCGGCAGAGGAGACTGTGCGAACAACGTTCAGAACCGTGTTGATCTTGCCGACATAATCCAGGAGCTGTGACCGAAGCTCAGTGACTTCCTTGACATCGACAGCCAGTTCCTGCGCCTTCTTCAGATTGTCCAGATAGGTATCGACGGTGGTCGGTGTAACTTCGCCGCTCAGAACCTGGCCGATTGTCACTTTATCAAACATAAATTCTCCTGTGTGTATAAATATCTATTGATAATTCTAGATATGACTTTTCGTGGTGGGTAAGAACCGGCTCAGTGAACGAAAACGTGCTCAGCCGGTGTTTGGTGTGTTCCGTTTCGCTCGATCACGTCTGCAACATCTTCCGAAAGCATTTCAAGTCGCGCTTCCAGCGAGTTCGTCATGCAAAGGGAAATCGTGAACGTCTTGCTCATATGCGTTGCAAAGGCGAGACCTTCCAGCAGGAACTGATAGTGCATCTGGAATGCTTCGTTCGCTGGCGGTCGTTTCCCGTCGATGGCGTCATATGTCGGAAGCGGTCGCAGCAATGTAACATGCTGAAAGCGCTTTTTGGTCAATTCCTGTGCCTCGCGGACGAGAGCCGGAACCGTCTTCAGGACTGCCGGATCTACCAGCTTGGTCGAATGCATACCAATTTCAGCCATCGTATAGGCTGCAACATCGAGCGGCGTGCGATCAGTGACCGTATTTGCGGGACAATCCCTGATGAAGCCCTTGAAGCCTTCAAGAATACTCCACTGCAACTTTATCCGCTCATTGATGTCCAGATCGACGCTGCCATGTGCATAGCCTGCACGCTTGGCAATCTCGTTCGTTGAGGCTGGAATATACTCCAGCCCCGACTGCGTTGCGTACTGCTTGGCAAGTGTGGTCTTGCCGCAACCGTGTGCGCCTGAAATGCCTATCAGCATTTATTGTACGCCTGTGCTGCCGAAACCACCTTCACCGCGCTCAGACGTTCCGACCTTCTCAGTACGAAGGAAGGTAGCGGACTCGACCTTGGCGACGACGAGCTGCCCAATGCGATCGCCTGGCTTCACTTCAAAAGGATCGTCCGAGAAGTTGGCGAGGATCACGCCAATCGGCCCTTTGTAGTCGCTGTCGATGGTGCCAGGCGAATTGAGAATGGTGATGCCATTCTTGAGAGCCAGGCCGGAACGAGGACGAACCTGAATTTCGTAGCCTGCAGGAATATCAGCCTTCAGACCAGTCGGAATAAGAAGGCGCTCGCCAGGCAGCAGCGTGACCGGCGCGGAGATAAGAGCGCGAACGTCAGCGCCAGCGGCGCCATCCGTGGCGTACTCCGGCAGCTGTGCGCCTTCTTCACGTTCGATGAAGATGGTTGGTGTCTTCAACAGGCTTTCAAACAGCTTGCCATAAAAGATGATCATCTTGCTGTGAGCGGCGGTTAGATCCTCGTCGCGCATCAAGCGCGCGCCGCCAACGGTGTGGTGATCAACGATGTCGGAAATCGTCTTGTCCACGTTCTTCGTCAGGTCAACAAAATTGGCGAAATCGGAACTCATGAAAATGTACTCCAGGTATGAATTTTAAATCGGTGTCGCGTGCTTGATTAGTGCAGCACGCGACGGGTTGGTTAGAACGTGAAGCGGACTGTCACGCCTTTCAGAAGCCCGGAGCAGACAACGCCACTGACAGGCTTGCCGTTGGCGCCTACAGCCTCAAACTTCGAGCGAAAGGTGTCCTGCTTGCTGCAACCGAACAGCGAATAGCCGCCGAGTTTCACATTGGTCAGCCCTTGAGCTTCAAGAGCGGCGGTCGCTTCATTGGGATTGACGCCGCAGCCCGCGAGAAGGGCGGTCGAGGCGAGGATAAGTGCGAGCTTCTTCATGCTGCGTCCGCCACGTATTCGCCGTCTAGCTTCTTTCGAAACTGAATCCAGCCTTCACCAAGATTGCCGTTGAAGCTGCCAGGAACGCGGTGACGCATAGGCGTTGCCTGATGCTCAGCAGGCGAGGCGTGAAGCGGTGTCGAGCCGACGAGTCGCTCGTAACGCTCCAGTTCACGCTCGATGGAGCCGTCGCCGTCGAAGGGCTTGTAGGAGATACGAGCGCAGCGAGCGACTGATATTTTCGCCAATGCAAGGCGATCAGCTTCATCCCATTTTTGATCCCACGTCTTGCCGGTGACTGCCTTAACAATATCAGCACGCTCCCAATGGGGGACGTAGGGTAGATGCCACTGGCCTGGCTCCAGGGACTCGTAATTAGCGCCAGCAATCGCCTCCTTGATCAGAACGGCCAGATCGCGAATGTGCGGCTCAGCATCCTTGTGATCGCGCAGGTGGAGGAAGTTTGCCCAACTGGTCGAGGTGATCAGCGTGTCGATGAACATAAAGGGTTCGAGCAGGCGATTGGCGATCTGTTTGTGATAGCCGGCCTTCATGTAAGCCTCTGCTACTTCATGTGCGGCATCGCGCGCATGAATCCACGTATCCTCGCGAGACTGCTCAATCTTGCCGAGTTCATAGCCCTTGGCGTCGTCATTTGGATCAATTTCGTGAAACCAATTGACTTCCGGTCGCGTGTTGCACTCTTCACCAGCCTGCATACCGCTCTGGTTCTTACCCCAATGCCAAGGCACGAAAGGGGTGCGCCATACTTCTTCCAGCATCGTCTTGACCGGCACGGCGCGCGATGAGCGAGCATTGCGGCTGAATACGCGGTGCGTCATCAATTCGGAATGAATGATGCGTGGATAGCGTGCGTGGATCGTGATGATCGGTGCCGCGCCGTTGGTGGGCTTGCTTGCAAGGATAACCTCTACGGTCATGCCGTTGTGCGAGTAGACGCCATTTTCAATAGTGATGTTCATGGAAAATCTCTTGGTTGATGCTCTGGGAGGCAATTTCTTGCCTCCCGATTAATGTGAGTCGCTATGGATGTAAATATTTATTTACATTGCAGGGTAAATTAAGACAGCAGCGCTTCCAGTTCGGTGTAACCGCCAATCAGCTCGCCATCCTTGAAAATCCTTGGAAACGTGCGATGTCCGGCAGCCTTGAAGCGCTCTATCTCCTCTTCGGTTACATGATTTTCCTCCTCGAATTCGATACCACGAGCTTTCAATAAACGTTTTGCTCTAGAACAATAGACGCAATTCTCGCGGGTAAGAATGTGAAACTTTACGCCTGACATGCGAGGCAATCTCCTTCATCAGCGGCTTCAACCGCATAGGCATTGGAATTGGCAGCGGTGGCGCGCAAAAGCTCACGCGTCGCGCCGGAGCTGTTCTTGTGGTAGTAGAGCGATTTCAGGCCGAGCTTCCACGCTCCAACGATCAGAGACACGTTGTCCTGCATCGTTGCAGCTTTCGGAACCATAAGGTTCAATGACTGCCCCTGATCGATGTATTTCTGACGATCAGCGGCCTGACGAACAATTTCCTTCTGATCGATCTCCGCAAAAGTCTTGTAGACCTTCTTCTCCAGATCAGACAGGAAGTCCAGGTGCTGCACCGAGCCGCCATGACGTGCAATGTCTTTCCAGACTTCCGGCGTGTTCTGTTCGTATTCGTCCAGAAGCGCGATGAAGTTCGGATTGACCTGAGTGAAGACGCCCTTCGCGTTGTCGTTCTCGAAGATATTGCCTTCCCATGGCTCAATCGACTGCGAAACCTGGCCGAGAATGATCGAGGACGAGGTGGTTGGCGCAATTGCATTGAGCGTCAAATGGCGCTGTCCAGTGCCGGTCATGCCAGGCGCTTCGCCATACTCTTCGGCCATCTTGCGCGAAGCAGCATAGGACTGCTCCTTGAGCGTCTTGTGGATCTCAATGTTGAATGCGCGAGCGCCTTCACTTTCGAACGGAAGCAAACGGTTCTGCAATGCAGTGTGGTAGCCGAGAATACCGAGACCAAGTGCGCGCCACCGCGTTGCAAAGCGATTTGCACGATCCATAAATGGAATGCTGTAGGTCTTCTCGATGTATTCTTCCATGACCGTATCGAGGAAAAAGATCATGGTCTCGATCCAGTCCGTATCCTTCCACTCGTCATAGTGAACGGCATTGGCAGAGGACAGATTGCAGACGAAGCTTTCTTCCTCATTGGCCGGAAGCATGATTTCGGTGCACAGGTTCGAAGCCCAGATCTTGCGAGCCAGCTCAACCAAGCGCGGATGACGGTCACGATTGGCAGCATCCGTGAAGAAGATATAAGGAAAGCCGCTCTGACGGCGCTTCAGGATGATATCGACCAAAAGCATGCGCTTTTCGCCGTTCTTCGGCTCAGCGAGCATTTCTTCCATCCACGCGTCATCGATACAGACGCCAAAACTGACGTGCTGGACGGGATGCAGCGGATCGCGGATGCGAAGGAAGTCGTGAATGTCAGACGACCGAATATCGATGTAACCGGCCCAATTGCCACGCCGCAAACCTGCCTGGCTGATCGTGCTGGTCATTGCAGCAGAAAGCCCCATCAGCGGCACTACGCCGCTCGATTTACCGCCACCAGTGATAGCTGCACCTTTGTGACGAACGCCCATATAAGAGGACGTGCCAGCACCGAATTTCGTCATCATGCCAATCTCAGAGAGATTGTAGAGGATGGATTCAGTGGTGTCGGCCACAAACGAGCCGTTGCACGAGATCGGCAGACCGCGCTGCGTACCGAAATTGCCCATCACAGGCGTCGAGAGCGAAGCCCAACCGCGCTTCCAGCCTTCCATCAGCTTCTTGGCGTGATCCTTGCGCTCACGACCCATCTTGATCAGCATATCGTGCGAATGCTGCGCCATCTGCTCCAGGCGCTTGATCGCCTCCGCTCGCAGGTTTTCCGGCTCGATACCTTCGCGCAGATAACCGCGCGAAAGTGTCTTCAGGGAAACGTCGTTGAGCCAATAAAAGTCTTCTCGCTGCACGGTGCAGCCTCCTTATTTATTCGTGATTAAAAATTGAGAGCCAGACGCGCATCAAAATTGTCGTCGCGTGGCATATCTTCCATGAGATATTCGGTATTCTCGCCATGGAAGAAGTCGAACTTCACCGGAGCGTAAGCGCCGCGTTCCATCCAATCTGTGTCCATCAAAAGATTTGTGTTGATCTCAAACTGCGGCTTGTAGCCAATGCCCTGAAGCGAGCTGTTCAGTCGATCCTTGATGAAATTATCCAAAGCGTCGAAGTTCAGGCCGTCACGACCGTAACCATCAAGAATCCACTTGATAAGCTCGCGCTCTGCATCGTAGGCAACCAAACATTCTTCGCGAATGCGGTCTTCCAGCTCCTGGTCGAACAGGTGCGGATATTCCTTCTTCAGCTCCTGAATGATGCGCATGCCAGCCTGAGCGTGAAGTAATTCCTCATTGCGCGTGTACTTCACCTGTTGCGCCGCATCCTTCATCACGCCGTCTTCGCGGTTCAGAAACATGACGATGTAGAACTGCGTGAACAGGGAGACGTTTTCGGTGAAAAGCGTGAACAGGATCAGGCTGTAGATGAATTGCTTCTGATCATTGTCGTAGACGCGATCCGTGTACTTCGCGAGGTACTTCATGCGCTTCTGGATGACAGGCACGTCAATGATGCTCTTGAAGATTTCCATCTGGCCGAGAACTTCGATCAGGCGTGCGTAAGCCTTGTCGTGAATGTCCTCGATATGCGCCATGGTGATACCAAGGCTCATCATGCCAGGATGCGGCAGGTGACGGTGCAGGTTTGCCCAATAGGTCTTAACATTGACCTCGATCTGGGCGATCGCCGCGAGCGTACGAATGAGAAGCTGCTTTTCAGCCGGTGCCAGCTTGGTCGAGAAGTCCTGAATGTCAGCTTCAAAGGAGAACTTATCGACGGTCCAGAAGCCGTCACGCATCGCCTTCACATAATCCTGCGCCCACGGATAGAGATCAGGATAACGCGTGGTTTGTCGTTCGAATAACATATTACACCAAAATTTTCTGAAAGGACTCTGACTGTATATAAATAAACGTTTATATAACAGTCTTGACAAATAAAAAGGTTAGGCTGCGACCGCGACAGGACCGTAAATCGTGCGCAACAAGGAGAGGGTGGTTTGGAATGCTGGCGTTTTGATACCTGCATGAATGATCGCGAGAGCGTCGGCCAGATGTTCATTGTCATTGGTCGGCACGATCTGTCCTTTACTCTTGCGCGTACGCCACGGAGCATTAGGATAGTTGGTTATTCCCCATTCGATCATTTCCTGCTTCGAAGCGGTCTTCGTTCCCACCGTTGCGAGCTTGGTTTCGGATGGGGAAACCTCACATACCGGAACAGTCAGCGATGCATAGAGGCCGATCACGATGCCGAAGCCGAGAACCGCGCTGTAAGATTGGCCACCTGACGGAACTTCTAGAAACGCCACCTTGCAGTCAGTGAGCGCGGTGCGCAATTCCGTTGCAATCGACTGAGCGCGTTCCAGATTATCAGACGATGCGCGCACCTTCTTGACTTGGGACTTCTCGGTCTTGAACAGATCCATGGCGACGACATCCAGTTCGAGCGTGTCGATATCGAGCCACACCTTGACTGCGCCGAAGTTTCTAAGTGATCCGTCTAATCCAGCGACAAGCACTTTTCGAGACATTTGTTACTCCTGATAATATTCAGTAAATATAAATATATGATTATTTTCGTGGGTTTACGGTCAGAACATTCCGTAAAGTTCGTTGTCTTTATATAGTTCTTGGTAGTCCTGTTCCTCTTCCTTCTCTTCTTCTGCTGACAGGTGAAAAGATCTGCCGAATCCAGCTTTATTGAGAATCATCTTGATGTCGTCTCCAGACTTGTAAAGCGCTGCCTCATCTACAGCTGCCGCGTTGTGGATCGATTTCAAGATCAGCTCGTAAAGCTCGTCACGAAGCGCATCATAGGCGTCGCCATTCTCACCTTCAGTCATCTGAAGCTGTTCTGCGGTCATGCCAGCGCGCGTAAGAATACCGGTCTCTTTCTTCTTGAACTCTCTCCATTCGCTGATGAAGGTCTTAGAAAGAACGATCAGGCGCTTGCCGTTGATTGAGATCACCGGATTGCCAAGGTCAGATGTTGAGGCGCAAAGGTGCGGTTTAAACATGGAGTAGCCGTCGCCGTTCTGAATATGAACCGCCGCCTGCACGACTTCATAATCGAGAACTTCACCCTCCAAGGCGTAAAAGGTAATATCGTCCAGAATGCACAGGGACATATGCGTTGTGACGAAATATTCCTGACAAGCGTTGGACGCCAGAACGTCATTGGCTTGCATAGCTTGCATGTTCGCTCGCATATGAGCTGCAACCTGCTTCGCCCATGATGTTCGAAGCTTGTCCTGACGATCATAAAGCTCGATTATCGGATAAAGAGGGTCGAGCGATGAAATTTTCGCAGTGGCGGACCCCCACCTTGGCCTAATTCCAGTAGCCATTTTATTCTCCAATCAAAATATGCCGAAGAGCGGATTATCCTGATACTCCTCGCGAACACGATCCGCGTCCTTCTGGTTCTCAAACTCTTCTAGGATCAGCTGTATCGCCTCAATGATCGTCGTGGACGCCGGCTCTTTGTTGACGCCATGTGCCTTCAGCATCTGTGCCGCCAATTCAGGGAAGAGCTGATCGGCCTGTGTGGCGCCAAGTTCGATGTAATCCCACTCACGCGTGTCCACCGGCTCAAACCGCATCACGAGTATGCCGGAGCGCATAAAAATTAGGTCGGTTGGGAAGTATTCCGCATCAGCTTCAACCACCTTGGCGCGGTAGCCGGAGCCATCCGTCATCTTCACAGTAACCTTGCGCGTCATGTCCGTGTTGACGGTCGTTTCCGCGTCGGTCAGCGGAGCCATAATCTTGTCGTTCAGGCGCTCAACATCATCCATCGGGACTTTGTGATAGGCGGCATAAAGCGCCTTACTCAGTGTTTCGAGCTTAGGTTCGGAGTTCGACATCATTGCGGGTGCATCAACTTTTGGTTCTTCACTCATGGCCATCTTTCTGTATGTAAATGTTTATCCATAAATATCAGCAAAGAAAGCGGAATGACAGCGGAGTTTCTGGAACCCCGCTGAAATTGTCACGCCGCCATTTCTGTTATGGTGCTTGTGCCGTCCGTGTTTTTCTCGACCAGAAGAACGTTTTTCACGTAATCCGAAATCTCATTGTGCGAGATAACGAAGACGGAACCGCGCTCCTTGGCCTTTTCTTCGAGAATGACGGTCAGACGCTCAAGTCCGGCATCATCGAGCGCGTCGTCAATTTCATCGCCAATGAACAGGTCGATCGGCTTGACGGCGCGCGTCGCTACCAGATCCTGCAAGGCGAGGGCGGTGGAGATACGAACCTTGCGCTTCTCGCCACCGGACAGAAGCTTGAAATTGCCGCCACCGGTTGCGTTCTCGACATCGATGGAGAATTTCTCGCGCAGCTCGCCCTTCGCCGTCTTTGTGAGCGTCGTCCATGTCGCGTTGATATTGCCGTCAGACATGACGCCAAGGTATTTCGCGGTCTGTGTGTTCAGGAACGGCGTGATGTCGTCCATCACGTGAGCGCGAACGCCAGACGGCGAATAGACCTTCACCACTTCCAGGTCGTAATTGTGCGAAGTCTGCGCCTCGACAAGCAGCGCCTTCTTGGCATCGATCTGCTTTTGCAAATCGCCAATATTTGTCGTCAGCTTCTCGACCATAGGTGCGTGAGGATTGGTTTCAGCCTCAAGCCGCTCACGTTCTGCAATCAGCCGCGCGAGTCCGTCCTTTAATGCACTAACGGCCTTTTCTTCCGTCTGATAGGACTGATGCTGTTTCTGCAATTCGTCACGAGTTGCGACCAGCTCGGATAGGTCCGGCAGGGATGCTTCGAAGGACTCTTTCTCAGCCGTCAGCGTTGAGATTGCCGTTGATGCCTTCGCCACATTTGCTTCAAGGTCTGTCAGTTCCTTTTCCGCCACTTCACGACGAGCTTCGAGAGCCTTCTTGGTATCGGCAATTTCGTTGACAGTGATTTCACGTCCACAAGCCTTACATGGGCAGCCGACCTGATGATCCGCGTCGGCTATTTCCTCGACAATATTGCCAAGGATGTTCTTTTTCAGCTGACGCGCGGACGAGAGCGACGCTTCCATCGTCCGAAGCTTGTTGATCTTGGTATTGTACTCCGCGATCTTCGCCTGGTTGGCTGGAATGCTGGAAAGTTTCGTGTTGCAGTCGTTGATGGAGTTGATGACGGACGCGGCATCGAAAGCCAGCAAGTCAGCCGAGCACTTCTGGTAAGTCTCGTCCTGGTTCTTGACGTTGAGCGCCGCTGCGTCGATCTTCGCCTTTTGCTGCGCGACCCAATCCGTTTCTGCGGTCTTTGCGTCTGCCAGCGTCGTACTGAAGCCATCAAGCTTCAACGTCAGACTATTGATATCGTTTTCCAGCAGCGTAACGGTAGCGCCAGAGAGCGCCGACTTCTCGCGCGCCAGTCTGTGCGCTTCTTCAAGCATCGTCACGCCAGCGGCTTCTTCGAGCAGCAGCTTGATTGCCTTGTCAGTCATCGCAGGAAGGTCCGGCATTTGTTCCTGACCGGCGTAGATCGCGCCCTTGAATACGTCATAGGAACAGCCGAGGATCTTTTCGGCCACTTCCTGCGTGAGCTTGTCGGTGCCCTTGGTTAGATCGGTCGTTGTGAAGCCGTCAGACGACGAGATACGGAACGAGTTCTTGTAGGTCTTGTGCTTGCGATATCGCGTCGCCGTATATGTCGTGCCGTCATCGTCAATGACAGTCGATTCCACGAAGCAGTCCTTGCCGGCGATCTTGTTGATTATGTCATCGCCAGACGCGCCGCGCGCGGTCGTTCCGAACCAACACCAGCAAAGCGCATCAGCGATGGAGGATTTGCCGGCGCCGTTGGAGTTGGCCGACGTGTCTGCGTGGTTCTTGCCGGAAATCAGAACAAGCCCCTTGTCGGCAAGTCCAATGTCTGCCTCGGTGAGAGCAAGGAAATTATGAATTTTAAGCGATGGAAATTTCATCGTGTGTTCCTCAATGTCTTTTCTGCCTCAACGGCATCGTATTCATGCTTTTGCAGATCGAGAGCCTTGGCTGCCATGTCCACGAAGTATCCAGCGCTCGGACCCATGCCGATATCAGGATTTGCGCGGTCATAGTCCCGGTAAGCCTCTGCGAGCTTCGTGACAGCTTTTGTAGCGAACTGCTTCATGGGTGCACCTGTTCGAAGCGGCCATCCATGAATTCCTCGATTGGACGTATCCACATTTTGCCGTCATCGCAGCTCTGATAGATAACGAGGACACCGACCCTACCAGGATCGCTCGTCTGGACAGTCACTTCGATTTGCAGGTCGATCCAGAAATCGCTCGACGGATAATCAGGATAAGGCGGGAATGGTGAGATATCGACGTATGATTGACCATTGTCGGTCCAACGCCAGTAAAATGTCTTTTCACCATCCTTATGACCGTTCTCTTCGAGAGAGCCGTAATAGTAGCCTGCAATCCTGTATGCTGACTGGCGTCTCTTATGACGCCAAATTGTTCCAACTGGCGGCTTATCCATCGTCAAACCTCCGCGTTGATCGCAGCCGACATGTCGCCAGTCATTGCTGCATTCTTGATTGCACTTGAAGCTTTCGCCTTCGACTTGGCAGCAAACGATACAGAGCCGCTATTGGTAGCCTTGCGTGCACCGTTATGCGCCTTGTAGCTGACTTTTTCATCGCCAATCACGTACTTCACGCGGCGATAGTTGTCACAATCCTTGTATTGAAGAGCGGTGGAGAGTGGGAGTGCGTGAATAGTACGTGGAATATCCTCCACGTACTCGCGAATTTTCTTACCCTTGTCGCGTCCGGAAGATCCATAGACATCGATAATCTTCTTCTCGGTGAAGTGAACCGTAAACAGTTCCATCGTTACCTCGTTTTTGTGCTTTGTTATTTCTTATTTTTATCGTGATTTGTGACGGGTAACGTCAGGAGGCGTCTGCATCGACGAGTCGGGCTTCGTCGAGAATGATCTGCGATCTGCGCTTGATTTCCTCTGCGTCGAGGCCAACCGGAATATCCTTGCGGCCATCAACGAACGCTGACACTGAATCATCCAGCGACATGACCTTGCCAGATGCTGAAGCAGCGGGACGCATGGACGGAGTTGAGCGCGCCACCTGAATGAGCGCACCTACCGCGCCGTAGTCGATAAGTTCCTCGCGCAGCTCGTTGATCTGATCCTGCGTCATATGCGGCCCACGAAACCGAACGTAATTACCTGGGCAGTCCATTGCGAGATCGTCTTCATCGAGATCCGACACGTCGAGAAACAACGGCGCGTGGGTTGCATTGTACTGGACTTCGTTCGTGTCAGTGTCGAGTAGCAGAAAGCCTGCCTTCGTTCCGATATCGCCCCAGGTTTGGTGCGTGAGCGAACCGATCGAATACACGTTGTGATCAAGCGCCTTGTGATTGTGGTAGTGACCGGAGAAGACGCCACGGAAACCGAATGCACCGAGCTTGGCAGCCGTCAGGCCATGGTCAGGCATGCCAGCCAGAACACCGTCGATGCCTGCGTGAATGAGAAGATAGGTCTGTGCCGGATCTACCTTGGATGTAGCCAGCAGGTCTTCGATATCCTTCAGCAGCCAGCCGGTATCTTCGCGCCACGGAACATAAGCGATAAATACGCCGCCAAGATCGCTGACGGTTGGCTGGTTGAAGAGCGTGACCGTCTGTGTAGCCATGTCGCCATCGATATCGCTCAGACCGTCCAGGTTCTGCACTGCACTCGACAAGGCTGACGTGTCACGCGACTTCAGATCGTGATTGCCGGGAATTCCAGCAATCGAGACGCCCATGCGAAGGATATTGCCGAACGTCTCACGAACCGGATTGAGCACTTCAGGGTCAATCGTGCCGCGCTTGTGGAACAGATCACCACCGAGCAACAAGAGATTGCCACCGGCAGCCTTTACAGTGGCTGCTGCGCGCTCAACCTCGGACAGAATAGTTGCGAGGCGAGAATTGATGCCTTCACTGTTCGTCGTGGCAAATGTGGACCAGATATGACAATGGAGGTCCGACACGATACCGATCTTCATGGCTATGCCCTTTTCTTGATAATATTCATAAAAAACTCGTCGTTGATCTCCTCGTCGGAGACTTCCAATTCGCTTTGCTCATTGACGAGATCATCCACCTTGAACAAGGTGCTCTGCGTAACCTTACGCGCCTCAGTGATGGGTTGAACTTTCGCGCGCCCCGGCGTCAATCGAACGATCTTATTGACCGCATCCGCTTCGTCGCCGATGGCTAGAGCGTTGAAAACTTCACGCATGATTGCTGCAGTTTCCTTCTCGAACCTACGGCGACCGCTTGCAGACTTGGCGATTGAGAAAGCAGAGATACGGCTCCAGGCGAGGAGCACAGCCTTGCGCTTATTGGCGTCCCGGTACATATCGGCCAGCTCCTGAAGGAACGGCTGGCGTATATAGAAGCCACGTGCCGCGTAGTACTCGTAGGAGCCATCTTCGCGGCGCTTGTTCGGCATGAAGTAAGGGTAGGTGAGACCCAAACTTTCAGCTTTATAGCAGGCATTCTCGTATCGCTCGCGGAACGACGACAAGAAAAAGTTCGTGAATTCCTTATTGTGAGATTCCGGAACATCCAGAATCTCACTGAAATCAATTTCGCTCATCGGGAAGAGCGGCTCGCCTGCATAGAACAGCGTCATATGCTTCTTCGCCCTGGCGAGCCTCGTCTGAATGGAGTTCGCTTTCATTGCGGACCTCACGCAGCCTGTTTGATCTTGCCGGCCGACTTGGTGGACGGCGGATTGATCATCGACTTGAAGACCGTTTCAGAAAGAGGAGGGACCGCGGTCACGGAGAACAAGCTGTTAGGCTTTGCCTCGGCCAAAAGCAGCAATGCCGCCAGGTAGCGCGTGTGGTAGTAAATGTCCGTGTTCTTCGCTGTCGCCACGCCAGAGACCAGATACTCATCGATCATCTGGAACGCATTGGACTTACCGCTCTTGGTGATACGGTTCGCGCCGGAATTATAGGCAGCAATCGCAGCCTTCATCTTCGTCGGATCGACGTGCAAAACGGCCAGAGCCGCAGCGATCATCGCCGAAGGGAACTTCTCTTTCACCGGCGCGATGTCGTCCAGCTCGCGGATCTGTGGCGCGAAGTGAAGCGCAGCAGAGCGAGGATTCTTGGCGTCAGCGGACGATGCAGTCGAATGGCGCGCAAGCATTTTGACTGCACCACTGAAAGCCCCGAAGCGCATAAAGCTTTTCATGGACGTTCCAATTGCTGTCTCAAGAGCGCCGGCAACAGAATGCTGCACCTTTCGCGCGGCTTTCTGGCTGTCGATTGTCTTGTAAATCTCGTTATAGATCGCCAGCGCATCCGCGTTTGGGTCCTCGACGTGATAAATAACGGCAGTTAGCTTGCCGGGGCGCAGCTTCTGGTTCTTTTTCCAGATCGACGCTCGCGCCATTCCGTCGAGGACGAAGCACTGACCGGGAATCTGCAGGATTTTCACGACCAGAGCGTCAGCAGTGGGTTCGATGTGCTTCAAGGAACGGTACGCTATGGTGCGCAACGGCGTCGTTGCCTGTGCGATCAGATCAAACTGGTCGTAAGAAACTGTAGCGGAAAAGGTCACAACACCGGTCTCCAGATCGGAGACGTTTTTGACCGGACGCTTAAACGTGAAAATTTGTTTCGGCATGATCAACCTTGTTTTTGTGTCAAATTGTTATTGCGCTTTGTGCGCTTATTATGTGTAAACATTTATCTACAGGGTTAACACTGGAATGCAAGTCAGATTTTTACGGTTCCGCTTTTCTTTGTGAAATATTGAAGAGGGAGATAGCGAATGACGGTGCCGCCGCTGCCGCTGTAGTTGCCGTATTTGGCTTTTTCTCTGTCCCGAAATGATTCAGCCGTCGTGACGAAAATATCCTTCGTTTCTTTGACGACAATGGCGATTAGCTCGACTTTTTCGGTACGCAGCCGAAGGAGAGTGTCCTCATCCATCGTCCAGCCTGACTTTTCCTGCTGTATCGCGCCTGAAATTGTGCGCTCGCCTGCGCGATACAGATCACCATGTTTGCGGAACGCCGCATAGATCAATTTGCCGCTAGACAACTCGAAGTAGGCGCCTAATGTCCTGCGGCCTTTCTTGTGTAAACGTTTCGCTAGGTTCAATTTCAGCTTCAAGAGGACCATTCCAATCGTAAATGCCCTGCTTGCCTCTGATCGGAACTGGACGCGCAAGCTCGATCGGATCGATCAAGGCCCACGCATAATGTCCAAGCTCATACCAGCCGTATTGATATTCCTCGGCTGATATTTCTTCCAGGAACTCCTCAGAAATAAACTCGACGCGATCCAGAATGGCTGTGCCGAGAAGATACCCATGAGGCAAATCCTGCAAAGAGGGCAGGCCAGTGCGTTGATAGAAGAATTTGAAATCGTCCCGCTCAATGTAGGCACGCTGCTCAGGACGCATGATTTTAGTGGATGCAATTCCAATGCGCTGACCGATCAGGCTCTTCGGAGGCATCCAAGAGCGAGTCTCGAATACTTTATAGCCCTTCGCCGCGAGTGTGGCGAAGGGCTGCCAGATGGAAATGCACTTCATGATTACCTCAGTATCTATTTTTATAGAATCATAGATATAAGGGAACCTAGAAACCTATAGCAAGGTTTATTACGCTGCCGAAGCGCTTTCGGCTTGCTCATCGGTGAGAAGGGCTGCTTCTGCGACGACTTCATAATCATGCTTTGCAGGAAGCAGAGCATGCAGCTCAGCCATCGCGTTGCGGCTTTCGATGTCGCGCGCCAGCTGCTCGAAGGTCATCTGTTTACCGTCCCAAACGACATAGCCAGGACGAGAAGCCTTTTCGAGCCAACCTTCACGCACCAGATAATCGACAGTGGAGCGCTCAAAATCGAAACGACCGGTGCCGTCCGCATTATACATGAAGCGCCACTGAGCCGAGCCGAACGGTCGCGACACCT